CCCCGAGCTGAGCAAACGCCAGCTCGACTACGCCGCGGAGGACGTTGGTTGGTTGCATGAGCTACGCGACGTGCTCAAGCAGAAGCTTGTTGAAGCGGGGCTCATTCGGGTCGCGCTCATCGAGTTTGGAGCCTGTCTCCCCGAAGCGGCCATCGAGAACACCGGTTTTTTCCTCAACCGTCACAAGTGGGTTGCCCTGTACGAGAATAACTTTCTCAAGCGCAAAGCATGTCGTGATGCGCTGTTGAAGATCCTTCCCCACCCCTCCGGTATGCTCAGCCTCCCCGGCCTGGTCGCACCGTGGAACGTGGATTCCACACAGCAGATGGGCAAGGCGCTACGTAGCCTAGGGGTGAGAGTCCCGTCTCCCAGCGGACAGATTCAGCTCATCGGTGACACCTATACCGATCGCAAAACAGGCAAGACCAAGACCATCGGAACCAACGAGCTGCTCCTCGCTCAGGTGGCGGACAAGTACGATTGTATACCGCCTATCCTGGAGTACAGAGGGTACAATCAGCGGGTTAAGTCGTTCGGACCAGCGTACCTTGAACACATCAACTCTATTACTGGTAGGGTTCACACCCACTTCTTTCCGTTTACTGCTACTGGTCGCTACGCAACAAGCGCGCCCCAACTACATAACGTTCCTCGGGATGCTGCATACCGGGACTGTTTTGAAGCTGAACCAGGGAACATTCTCGTAGCCGCTGACTATAGCGGAATCGAGATGTGCATCGCTGCGGAGATATCCGGCGATGAGACACTCATCCGCGTCTTCCAGGAAGCGAAAGACGCGCATAGGTTCACAGCGTCGATTGTTAGTGGTAAACCAGAGGACCAGATTACCAAGGAAGAAAGGCAACAGGCAAAGCCCATCAACTTTGGACTGGTATTCGGAATGATGCCTGAGAAACTTGTCATTTACGCCAAGGCTAACTATGGCGTGAACATGACGCTTGCCCAGGCAAAGACCTTCCACAAGCGTTACTTCGGCGCCTATTCGGGGATAGCCTCCTGGCACGATTTCCAGCTACGCGAGGGCGCTCGTCTCGGAGAAGTGCGTACCCTATCAGGACGTCGCAGGTTCGTAAGCGAACACCAGCATAATGAGCTGCTGAATACCCCGATCCAAGGGACGGCCGCCGACGCTTTGAAATCCTCCCTTCGCAACGTTCACCTTCTTCTAAAGAAGTACGGAGGTGACGTAAAAGGTATTGTGCACCACGTCCACGATGAGATCACCGTCGAGTGCAAAGACGATCCAGAGCTGGTGGATGCAGTCAAGCAAGACCTTCAGGCGGGGATGAAGGAATCGATGGAGCAGTTTCTGAAGCGGGTTCCGGTTGTCGTGGACCCGGCGAGTGGTAAGACGTGGGCATCCGTCCACTGAGGAGTCCGGCGTGTACGTTCGTTTTCACAACCCCATCTACAAGTTCGGCGACGACGTCGCTTTTCACCTTCGGGAGGAGGATAACGATCCCTTCAAGGCGCTGGCGCGCTATGCCAAGCAACTCGAAACCGGCGCTGAGATGATCCGAAGAGCAGCAGCCCTTTTCGAGAGCGCCAAGGAGATCGAGCTGCACGCCGATACCCACTTCGTCGGAGCCGAGGTACCTGACGAGCTGGGCCAACAACTCATCGACGCCAACGTGGCGGAGCAAGAACCTCTCGACGAGGATGAGGACGGTAACCTCTAACAGACGACTCACCCCGGATGCAGGAGAAGACCATGGCGACACACCCCAAGGCGTCGCTGGAACACCCAGACGGCGCAAAGCGCACCATCCTGAGGTGGTCTGAGATTCAAGGGTGGGTGGCTGCTCAGATGAAAGACCTCACACCAGGACAGCTCTTCGTGGTTATGGAGCCCGAAGGTTCTCTCGTTACGGGTCTTCGAGAGTCGCCGCTTCACCGGGCGAATGCCGACCCCTACCAAGTGGAGGAGGGTGTGTGGGGCGTCGACGCAGACGACCTGCCGGTACAGATCCCAAACCTTCTGGTAAGTCCGGGTGCCCTGGCGCAGGTTTCTTGTCCCAGGTGTGGTCTTTACTGGACCCTCCCCGGTCGAGAGCTGGAGGGGAAGGCCGTGATGGGTACCGTTACCGCGACCCACCTACCTGAAAAATACTACGCAGCTACGATGCTTCACTGGCTTGCAGTACATGAGATCCACACCAAGGTGACCTGATGCTCTCCGATCGCTCCATCCGTCGCGCTCTTGAAGAGGGGAAGATCACTATCACCCCCTTCCGCTTCGGTTGCCTCGGTTCTAACTCCTACGACGTGCATCTTGGCGATAGGTTCCTTACCTATTCGGATCGATACCGCGACGTGCCCTTGGACGCCAAGAAAGATCACGAGATCGACGAGTGCCTTATCCCCGAGGAAGGGTACGTCCTTCGGCCAGGGCGGCTCTACCTGGCCGTCACCGAGGAGCACACCAAGTGCTCCAGACAGATCGTGCCTTTTCTGGAAGGTAAGTCCTCTCTGGGTCGACTGGGCATCCGTATCCACGCTACGGCCGGCAAGGGAGACGCAGGTTTCGTAGGGCACTGGACGTTGGAGATCGACGTCGTTCAGCCGGTCAGGGTCTACGCGGGCATGCCGATAGGGCAGCTCATCTTTTGGCGAACAGAAGGGCTCGTCGACAAGCCCTACGACCAGAAGAACACCGCCAAGTACAACAACCATCGCGCTGTTCCGATGCGGTCGCTCATGTTCCGAAATTGGGATGAGAAGCGACAGAGCTGGCTCCCAGAGGAACCGGAGTCCCCCGCTTTGGGACCAGAGCGCCCCGCTTGACCATTGCGACATGCTAGAGTCAGCGTATGGACGAGCCTGGTTCGGATGTCATCCCGTTTCCGGTGAGGGGCACCCCGCCCAAAAGCCGGGCGCCGCGCTTTCAACGATTCAGGGCGCTGGATTGTTTTGAGGAGGCGCACCAGATGCTGCTGGACGGGTTGCCGCCGCAACACGTAGCCGATTTCATCCAGGAGGAGTGTCAGGAGTACACGGACGTTACTAGAGAGTCTTTGGGCGTTATTCTTTGCGGCTACCGAGGGGAACTTCCGTTGGAGGACAAAGTCCCGGTGCTGCCGCAGCATCTCCAGAGGAGCATCGCCAAAGCGCGCAAAGGGCTGCACGAGCTAAACGAGATGGAAGACCTCTACCGGCTCCAGCGCGCGCGGGTAGACATCGACGCCGAGTTGGAGCGGAACATCAACAAGCTCCTGCCCACCACCGCCCAGGAAGTGCGTGTGGCGTTGGACATCCTCGACAAGAGCGCGCGCATCAAGCTCGATCTTGGCATCGCCAAGGCGGTCTATGGCGGCAAAGAAGAGTCCGACCCAATCGAGAATCTCACCGCCCGTGTAGAGGACGAAGGCGTACGCAAGGTGTTGGAGAACCCGGAGAGTCGCCTCCGGCTCATGGGTTTGGCCGACAAACTGGTGTCTTTAGCCGGCGAGAAGAAGATCGACGGTATCATCGACGCCGAGTACAGCGACGCGAAGGGTCCTCCGTCGCCAGAAGAGGTTGATCCGCTGTCCGAAGATGTTGACGGGTAAACCCCCATGATCCGCGAAGAGAACGGCCGGACCTTCTCTGTTCGGACACCGGACGAGCTGGAAGCCCTACTCCGCAAGGACATCGACGCACTATCCCCAGACGAGAAGAAGGCGCTGCTCCTTCTCATCCAAGAGCTGCGCTCAGGCACCGCTCCCGGACCAGGGTCCCTCTTCCAGACGCTCAGAGAAGCAGACTACAAGCACAAGCCCGTGGACATGGAGACCTTCGTAAAAGACCCGTACTTCCTCGGCAACACGTGCGAGAATATCTACCCAAAGCTGCTCGAAGACCTTAAGGAAATGTTCCAAGGGGACTACGAAGAGGTAGTCTTGACGGGCAGCATCGGATATGGTAAAACCTACCTGGGGTCGATAGGTCTGTGCAGGATCCTCTACGAAATCTCTTGCATGAAGGACCCCCAGAAGTCCTTCGGGCTGTCCCCTGGTTCCATCATCGGTCTGGTGGTTCTGTCCATCACCGAGAAACTCGCCATGAAGGCGGCGTTCGAGAACGTCACCTCTAAGATTCAGGCAAGCCAGTATTTCGTCAAGTATTTCCCCTTCTCGCCTACCAAGCAAGAGATACGATTTCCTCACAAGGTGTGGGTAGCCCCAAGAGCTACAAATGACACGTCGGCTCTTGGCTTGAATGTTATTGCATTTATGCTCGATGAGAGCAATTTTTTACCGAAGAACCGGAAGAACTCCGCGCATGAGGTGTACTCTGACATGGCGGAATCGATCTATGCGACCCTCAAGCGTCGCATCAAGTCCCGCTTTGACCGCCGCGGAAGGGTGCCTGGGATCATGTTCGTGATCTCATCAAAGCAGACCAGCGAGGACTTCACGGCCAAGCGCGTCGCCGCATCCCTAGACGACCCAAAGGTCTTTGTGCGCGACTACGCGATCTGGGACGTCAAGCCGGACGAATACTTCGGGGTGAGGAAGTTCCCGGTGCTGGTCGGGAATGAGAAGATCCCTTCCAAGCTCCTCATCGAAGAAGACGCGCAGCAGCTCCGCCACAACCTTCCTGAAGGGGCTGTACTGATCGATGTTCCGGAGGAGTTCCGGCGGGACTTCGAGACGGACCTTGAGGGCAGCATAAGGGACGTCGCCGGGCTCGCGACCGTTTCGATCCGTCCGTTCATTGGGCAACGAGACAAGATTTTCGAGGCGGTCGCTGAGGACCAACGCCGGTTCAAGGGACGTAAGCACCCCTTCACCGTCACAGAGTGGTGCCCAGGAGAGGGGCCGAGCGGTAAGCTCATCCCCGAGCGCCTCGTTCACAACGTCCAAGAGCGGTTACCCGATGGTCAGGTGGTCACAACCACCCGGCCAATCCTTTCCCCTACCGCGTTGCGTCATGCGCGGTTCGACGTGTCCTTGCGGCAGGACGCCACTGGCTTCTGTTTGGCTCACGTGGCGGGGTTCAAGGACGTCCAGCGCCGAGATGCTGCTGGTAATCTCTACCGGGAGCGCGCCCCTGTTGTCGTGGTCGACTTTCTGCTCCGCGTTGTTCCTCCGTCGGGCGGGGAGTTGATGCTCGCAGACAACCGCCGGCTGTTGTACGAGCTGAGCCAGATGGGTTTTAGCGTATCGAAGGTGACCCTAGATCAGTTTCAGTCCGTGGATACAATTCAGACCCTCAAGCGCAACGGTTTCAACGCCGAGCTGCTTTCGGTGGACATGACCACCGAGCCCTACGACGAGCTGCGCAACGCGCTCTATGAAGGGCGCCTCCTCTTCTACGAGTACCAACCACTGATCGACGAACTGAAGAAGCTCCAACGGAACATCGTGGGGTCGATCCGAAAGAAAGCTAAGATCGACCACCCGTCCGGCAAAGGGCACAGCAAGGACGTCTCGGATGCGCTTGCAGGGGTTGTCCACACGCTGACGGAAGCCAGCGCTATGCAGGCGATGCCTATATTCCAAGACGGGGTACAACCAGAAGACCCCTGGATGGATGAGCAGAGACGTGCCATGGTGCCCGGAGCTGGGCAGAATTTGCCGTTGTCGGATTACCGCCCAGCGTCAGGAGGGGTAGGACTGCCCATCCTGACGAACTGGGGCGGCGATGGTTGGGACCCAACAGGCGGAGACGGTTGGGAAAACTGGTAGGCTCTGACCCGCCCGTACGGGCGGATTGAGCCTATGCGTCGTGGGCGGAGAACGTGGCAGGACTTTTTGAAGGTTTCGTAAACGGAGTGGCAAATCGTGTCCGCCGGTCGTGGCGGAACGATCCTGAGCAAGCTCCGGTCGAAATTGCCAAGGGGGACGTCTTCCCCCGAGGTCGTCCTGCGGACCTTTTCTCTATCCACGGCTACGACACTGTTTCACAGTATCTTAAGCTCGATCAAGACCTCGTTTCACGATACATTGATTACGAAGAGATGGACGACTACGGCGAAATAGCTTGTCTATGCGGAACTTCTAGAGTCTACACGGTGCTGCCAGAAGGCACTGGTTATCGCACCATCGAGGAGTTGCTTCGATGGCGGTCTGAGAATCCAGATCAGAAGTTCTACGTGTTAGCGGCTGATCTGAGGCGCCAGAGAGTAGTCCCAGCCGAAGCTGTAGGTCCGACGAAAACCGGCAGTCGCGTACCGGTTTTCAAGGTCACGTTCGAGGAGTACCGGGCGCAGCCCGGAAAGGAAAAGAGGCGCTGGTCGATCAGATGCACGGCTAACCATCTCTTCATGCTTAGGGATGGCAGTTACAAGACCGCAGGGGCGCTTGAGCCTAAGGAACGGTTGATGCCGCTCTCGGCTCGCGTAGAGAAGAACGGCTACCTGATGGTCACGGATCCTTGGGGGAAGGGTCGACTCCGCAGAGAGTACCTGCATCGGCGGATGGCTGAGGAGGTTCTACTGGGCGGACCGATTCCGGAAGGTTTTGTTGTCCATCACAGAGACGGAGACAAGACAAACCCTCATCCTGGTAACCTCTCCGTTGAGACGCGAGCAGAGCATTCCCGCATACACGAGATAACCAAGCGCCCGGAAGTCCGCGCTAAGATCCGAGAAGCTGCCAAAAAACGCTGGAACAACCCTCGTGAGAAATTGAAGTGGGTTCGCGCACAGCAGCGGTCTACGAGCCTTCCAGACGTTTCCTGCAACAACCCGCCACCGACAGGATGTCTGTCCGAAGCGCACCGTCAGGCGATTGCGCAAAGCCATACTATTCCGCTGGCACGAGACTCAGTGGAAGCGGCTGTCAGGGCGTCATCCTCGCTTTCGGAAGCGGCGCGTAACCTGAATGTAAGTTGGAATACTCTTGTTCGACGTATGCAGCAGTACGGCTTAGGTCGCTATATGCTTGGATCGTCGCTTACCGGTCCGAAAGAAGGGGAAGACGACTACAACAACCACATGGTGGTACGTGTAGAGCCCGACGGTGTCGAGGATGTGTACGATATCGAGGTACCGGTCTACCAGAATTTCGCCTGTGAGGGGGTGTTTGTACACAACTCCGCGATCGATATTTACGCCGATGATGTAACACAACCCGACACACAGCTCAAGCGATCGCTCTGGATAACCTCTCCTGATCGAACAGTCCAAGAGATTGTTGACGACCTCTACTTCAAGACTTTGAGGTACGAAGACGAGATATGGTCCATCGCTCGTACAGCTTGCAAGTACGGATCGAACTTTGAGGAGATACTTGTTACCCAGAATGGGGTAGAAGGTATCAACTACCTCCCACCTGCGACCATGCGGCGAATCGAAGGCCCTAAAGGGCAGCTTCTAGGATTCATCCAAGACTTCAAGGGGCGGTTTGACTTCACGCCCGAGGATTACCGCAAGCTCCTCGTCAACCGATACGGCCAGAACGCGACCTCCCTCCCCGGCGGCGGCCAAGATGGTTTTTCTGACACCTCGAATCTTGCATCGCAGGACACGGGTCCAAACCCGGTGTTCGAGGATTGGGAGATCGCTCACTTCCGACTGCACAGCAAGTTCAGGCGCTCTGTTTACGGGCACTGTCTCGCGGGGGGTTCGCAAGTTTGGACGACGGAAGGGCCGAGGCCGATATCCGACATCCAACCAGGCCAGCGCGTTCTTTTGCGGCACGCAGGAAAGCTCCGAACGACGAGGGTGCTTGACCATGTCTGCTCTGGGACGAAGACCGTCTATCGGGTTCGTACGAAGCACCGAGAGCTTTGCCTTACAGCGGAGCACCCTCTTTTAGCAGTAGGGAAGGGTAGGGGGGGACGAAACGCTTGGAAACCGCTGTGCGAGCTACAGGAGGGGGATCGGATCGTTATCACCACCCGAATGCCGGATACGAACCCGCCGCCGCCGCTTGGGTTACACCTACGTGAGATAGAGGAGGAGGGTCCTGTACGACTCACGGAGCGCGGCGCTAGCGCGCTTAGGGCGGCGTCCCGTATAGGGCGGTATACGCCCAAGGATGAGGGTCTCCGGCCCCTAGCCGCTAAGTTGGGTATCGCTCGCGGAACTTTGGAAAGTTTGCTTAAAGGACAGTCATCGGTTCCGTTGCCCGTACTGCGTGATCTCTTTTGTGAGGTGAAAGTGCCGTTTTTCTACGGTGCTTTTGAACCCAAGATAGAGGATGAGAGGATCACTCTCCCTGATTTTGTTACGCCTGATTTTGCTCGGTTGTGGGGGTTTCTCCTAGGAGACGGGTGGATTACAGACGGGCAAGTGTACTTCGCTCGCGGGGAATACCCCGATCGTAACTCTTTTTACGAGGGACTCCTCGCAAGCACTGGACTACCTGTTAGCACCTTGCCGGATGAGACCCAGAGCTACGTCTCAAGCCAAGCGCTTGCGGCACTTTTCCGCAAACTCGGTTGGGTAGACGGCGGGGCACACGCGAAGCGTCTTCCGTATTGGGTTTTTGGGGCTCCCGAAGAAATCCGGCTCGCGCTCCTGCACGGTTTCATGGATGCGGATGGTTGGGACACACGCAGCCATAAAGACCACCACATCGAGCTTTGTAACAGAGACTTGGTGCGAGATATAAAGACGCTGGTCGACGGGTTGGGCTGGAAATCCGGGCGCATCCGGGAGCGAGAGCCGCGAGATAACCCCATCGCTACCCATCCAACGACGGACGTCATTCATTCCGGTCGTCAGTACCTCCTCACCTTCAATGAGACGCCTATCGCCGAGGGAGCTGATTTTGCTGAGGAGAAGATACTCTCAATTGAAATGCAAGGGGAGGAACCGGTCTACGACATCGAAGTAGCCGATCCGGAACACAACTTTGTGGCTGACGGTGTTGTGGTTCACAACTCGGTCCTGGAGTCCGCTCGCTGGCTCTACAAACGCCTGATTTTGTTAGAAGACTCCATGCTTGTGTACCGTCTACGACGGTCGCCGGAGCGACGGGTCTTCTATGTGGACGTTGGGGACCTCCCTCCAAGGGAGGCTATGGCTCACGTCAATAACGTACGCCAGCAGCACCGCAAGAAGAAGTTCTTCAACGCAGGCACCGGAAAGCTGGATGTTAGATACAACGCTTTTGGCCAAGACGAAGATTTCTACGTGCCTGTTAGAAAGGGTCAGGAAGGCTCTAGAATAGAGGTACTTCAAGGACCGCAGTGGCAAGCGATTGATGATGTTGACTACTTTAAGAATAAGCTATGGGCATCAATCAAGATCCCCAAGGCGTACCTTGGTCAGGAAGAGGGTGTAGTCCGGAACATCCTATCCAGCCAGGATGTGCGCTTCGCGCGCACGGTTCTCAGGGTGCAGCGGCAGATCATCAACGGTACGCACAAGATCGGTCGCGTACACCTGGCGGCGTTGGGCATCGACCCTGCGCAGGCACCCTTCACTACTCACATGACCGTCCCGTCAGCTATTTTCGAGCTGGCGCAGGTGGAGGTGATGAACGCGCGGGCCGACCTGGCGGGGCGGATGAGGGAGTTTGTGTCCGCCTACTGGATACTGTCCACGATTTTTGGGATGAACGACGACGCCATTCAAACCATCATGAAGCAGCGGGAACAAGAGGCCGAATCCCAAGCACGGCAAGAGGCTAAGGCAGCGCAGATTCAAGCCCAGGCGACAGAACCTGCACCGGAAGGGGTTCCGGAGTCTACTCGTGCGTCCCGTGGGAAGTACGTTTCAGACAGAGTTTCTGGTAGCTTGCCCCCTTCTAAGGGTAGTGGTATATCGGAACGACAGCTATTTGCGGGCGACCGTGAAGCGGAGAAGAGGGCTAGCGAAAAGCTCGATCGCTTGTTGAAAAACGACAAGGACTTGGCCCGCCGTCTTGAAGAACTACGGCACCTGACGCAGGAGATAAGCGTAAGGAGAGGCACCTGACGCAGGAGAAAAGGATGCTCGGACCCTTGAAATTCCGAGACTCGCCCAAACACCTATGACCAGCTTACTCGCCACCGAAGACATCAGGAAGCTCAGCAACGGGAGTTTTGAGCACCTCATTGCGCGGCTTGTGGAGGCTGTGCAGGAATCCTCGCCCCGGTTGTTTGGTGAGCGGGTAGAAACACGGGTGGTGGCAACCTTCCCTGGTCACGCCATCGTTCTCTCGGCTTCGTCGAAGGCTGTCAGGGTGCGCTTTGATGAGGACAGCAATGGTGATTTGCGGATCACAGGGCACGAGCAGGTACCGCTGAAGGTTTACTCCGAGGAGAACCTTGAGGCGTTTGTACAGGAGGAAGCTGAGCAGGTTGTGAAGGGCTTGCTCAGCGGTGACCCAGATGCTGCTCTTCGGCTCGCTTCCCTGGTAGAGTCTGTTCGACCAGCAAAACAGGATGTGGCCGCAGTGGTTCTCAAGGCGAAGGCCGAGATCCTCCAGCGGTCGGACTTCCGCTCCCTGTGGGTTGAGCACGAAAACACGCTGAAGCGGGCCTGTTGGCATAAAGGGCTCAAAGAGATCGAGGAGCGTCAGCTCCAAAAGCTAGACGAGAACATCGTCGGCGATGATGACCGAATGCAGGTCGTTACCGATCTTGAAGACCTGGTGCGCATGCTTAGGGATGAGCGCAACAAGCTCAACAGCTTCGACTTTGGGGATGCGAGGCCGCTCGGTTCTTTGGAATTCCGAGATGGCGCTGATAGCCTCGCGGACAGGGTCCAAGTGGAGTTGTCCGAGCACCTAGAGACGGTCAGTACCGCTGCGGAGAAGGTGCTCACAATCCAACAGGACGCGAGCGTCAACACACTTGCCGATTTTCGCAACGTTCTGTCGGAAGTTCTCTTTCCAATCTCTGTGGCGCGGTGTTTTGTAGAAGCTGCTGCCCAAGCCGACGTGAGTCCGGAGGATTCGCCGTGACCCAGCCCAAGCTCTCTTCTCTTGCCGAAGACTTCGCCCTCATCGGGTTGGTACGCGATGATGAAAGGGTGCAGCGAATCGTCAACCCCCCGCCGTCTGCTCCTATCGTGGAGGACTCCACTCGTCAGGAAGACCCTCACCCAGCAGAAGTGGTCGATCTGGACGTGGCGCGCGTCGCGGCGGAGATCTCCCGGCTTCTCGACCAAGCAGATCTGGACGACGACCAGTTGGCGGACTTGTCTGAGCAAGCCGCACGTATTATGCGACAGGAGCGCGGCGCTGAGATTCGTCGTGAACGACGTCTCGCCCGTCGCAAGTACCGCCGTGTCAAGGCCGTCAAGAAGCGCATGGTCAAGAAGTGGCGCCGATCGGCCGCGGGCCGACGCTTCAAGCGCCTCTACAAGCGAGCGCAGTCCCGCCTCGGCCACCTGCGCAAGTCAGGTGTCAAGCGCATCACGTTGCGCCGTCCGTCGCCTGCACAGGAAGGGGTGGAGGCGGATGCGCTGACGGCGTTGATCGCCGATCTCAACGATCTGATGGAGGCAGCCGGTAAGGTCTCGCTCGCGCCCAAGGTGTTGGAGAACACGCAGGCGTTCGCGTCGCTCTCGCTGGCTGCCAACGATCTTGCCCATCAACTCGTCCCGGTCGAGGAGACCCTCGCCGAGATGGTCGAGGCAGACCTCTTCGATGAGGAGGGGGATGACGAGATCCGCGAAGGCGTCATCGAGTTCTGCCAGGCCGTCAACGCCCTGGCCGAGACCGCTGCTGACTATGCAGAGACGTTGCATGAGTACGAGTTGGGCGACACCGACGCGGCGGAATTTGAAGAGGACTTCAAGCTCTTCTTCAGCACGTTTCTGGAGATGTTGGAGATTTACGACGACCTCATCGAAGACGTGAGCCTCTTCGCCGACTCGGAGGAGGAGGACCAGGTTGAGGGTTCAGACCTGGCTGTCATCGCGCTTGCCGCAAGCGCGCTCGAAGGACTGTCGGACGATGACGCTTTGGCCCTCATGAAGGGCGTCGCCGTCAAGCTGGAGTCGCTCTCCGATGACGACATCCCGGCATACGTGAGGGGTCTTAAGAACAAGCTCGTCGGCATGGCGACCATGTCCGAGGATGACACCCTGGACGCTGTGCAAGGTATGGTTGAGATGGGTGTGAAGCTCGCCAACATGCCCGGCGATGAGGCGATGAAGGTCGTCAAGGGGATGAAGGCCGCAAAGAAGAACGGCTACAAGAAGGAATCCATCGACGACAACGACATCACCTTTCTCGCAGCCTGCTACGAGCACCTTCTCCCCGAGGAGGCCGTCATGGAAGCTGAGAAGGCCCCTTTTGGGTTGAAAGGACGCTCGGATCCTTGGAATTCCGAGACGGGAAAGGGGGGTCGCTTCGCCGCCCTGGCGAAGGAGTTGGAGAAGCGCCCCGACATCCAAGATCCCAAAGCGGTGGCGGCGGCCATCGGACAGAAGAAGTACGGCGCCAAGAAGATGGCCCAGTGGGCTGCGAAAGAGAAGGGCAAGCCAGGACCGCAGTGATCCACGAGGGTTATGGTGGTCATCGAAAGCGACGGACCGCCTACCGTAGTACCTGGCGGGAGATTCTTGGAGTCAGCGACCTGATGACGGGGCTCAAACCGAAGAAGCGCGAAGTCAAGAAGAAGCCCAGCATCCTCGATCGAGGTCCCTTCAAAGCCAAGTTCTGGAAACGAGAACGATGAGTACACCCCCTACCCCAGCCAAAAAAATCGGTCGCGCCCTCTTGGAGGACACGCAGGGACAGGTGGGTCTCATCGAAGGGGTCTACTACCCGTCGACACCTCTGGTCGTTGAAGAGCGTGAAGTCGTAGAGGGTGCGCCGAAGAAGTGGATCCTTAAGGGTGAGTTCGGTCGCGCTGATCGGGCCACCGAAAACAAGCGCCTATACCCGCGCAATCTCGTAGCGGAGGAGCTGAAGCGCCTCCAACCTCTGATTGAACAGCGTCGTGTATTCGGGGAAGCCGACCATCCGTTGGATGGTCGTACAAGCCTCAACCGTATTTCTCACGTTATCACAAAGTTGGACCTTCAACCTGATGGTGTGATGTACGGTGAAGCAGAGATTCTCAACACCGCGCGCGGACAGAACCTCAAAGCCATCGTCGAAGCAGGTTGTCAGGTCGGTGTTTCTTCCAGAGGCTTCGGCGCAACACGGACCAACGCGCAAGGTGAATCTGTAGTCCAACCCGGCTTCCGGTTGGTCACCTTCGACGCCGTCGCCGATCCAGCAGACCGCGATGCGTGGCCAGAATCCTTCCAAGAGAACAAGGGGAACCTGAGTATGGAGATCCAAGACCTCACCGAGGAGCAGCTCAAGGAACAGCATCCCGAGCTGTTTGAAGCCATCTCGGCCCAGGCGACCCGAGAGATGCAAGAGCAGCTCGCCGAAAAAGATGCCCTACTCGCCAAGCTCACCGAGGATGCCGAGAAGCGCGTCCTCCAAGCCGAAGAGGCCGGGCGCGAAAAGGGCAAGGACGAGGCGGTCAAACAGGTCACCGAGAAGGTGACCCAGCAGATCGTCGACGCCAAAGAGCAGATTGCCGAGCAGGTTCGTGGTGACATGCTCTCCGATCCGAAGTTGGCTGGCGCGATGAAGGCGGTCGAACAGATCAAGACCGTCATCCGACCCTACGTCCTCTCCGAGGATGAGGAATCGGTCGTCGCCAAGCTCGAAGACCGCATCGACAAGCTGGAAGGCCAGCTCGCGACCGAGCGCAGCTCCTTTTCCAAGGAGAAGGTCCAGCTCGAAGACCAGGTCAACAAGCTCGCAGCGATGGCCAAGAAGGCAGGCTACCGCTTCTATCTGGAGCAACAGCTTCAAGGGAGCGCCGACGCCGATCTGATCCGCAGCATCGTCGGTGACGTGGCGAGCTACGGATCTGTTGAAGAGATCGCCACCAAGGTCTCCGCTGTCCAAGAAGAGCTGGATCGCCGCGCGGCCGAGAAGAAGGCACAAGAGGACGCGCGGCAGAAGGAGATGAACAAGGTCAAGTCTGAGTCCGATCGGCGAGTTCAGGCCCTCGAAACGCAGATGACCCAGCTCAAAGAGGCGTTGGAGAAGTCGGTAACTCTCAACAAGGCCCAAGCGATCGACGCCTACATCGCCGAGCGACTTCGTCACCACCCCCGCCGTGCGGAGATGGTCAGCCACTTCGAGGAGAACCCGCCGACCAACCGAGCGGAAGTGGATCAGGTGTTGGACCAGTTCCGCCGCCCGATGTCCGAATCGGACCAGGTCGATGCCATCCGTGCCCGTGTGCGCGCTTTGGCAGGCTCCAACTCCGTCAGCCATGTCGAGCCGGCGCCCCAACTGCCCCAATCCGCCCGTACGGGCGGATTGGACTACGACATTTCCAACCCGAACGAACCGGTGATGGAAGCTCACGCAAGCAGCGACGCTCGATCCGGGGCGAGTTACAACGGCACCGGCCTTTCTCTCGATGAAATCAAGCGACTGTCGGCCTCGTAGCAGGCCACCCCCGGGAGATCCCCTCCCACAAAAACCCCTCTGAGGAGTAGAAACAATGGAAGCGCGACAGATGGTCGAAGGCGTCCCGGGGGAGGATCGTCAGGGTACGGTCCTCGCACGGGGCTACGTGAATCAGTGCATCAACAAGTGGGGAGCGCTGCTGGAGGGCATCCCGGATCGCAGCGAGCAGCAGCGGTACGTGCTCGGCCTCACCGCGATGCTCATGGAGAACCAGTCCCAGCACCTCCGCGGCGTCGATGCACAGACCATGCGCCTGATCGACGAGGAGACGCGCGGTGGCAACGTCGGCCCGTTCACCAAGTACATCTTCCCGATCTTGCGGAGGGTGTTTCCCAACCTCATCGCGCACGAGCTGGTGTCTGTCCAACCAATGACTGCGCCGATCGGCGCCGTCTTCTTCCTGGACTACATCTACGGCACGACCAAGGGGTCGACGACCGCAGGTAACGTCTTCCCACGCGACTTCAACCGCGACTACTCGTCCGAGTTCATCGACGGTGAAATCGCCGCGGTGGGGGACGGCGCAGCCTTCGGTGGTGTGGGCACCGGTCTGGACGTCAACCTCGGCTTCACGCCGGTCCGTCCGCTCAACGCAGAGCGCGGCTTCTCGGTCACCGTCCGCGAGCTGGATTCGGCGGGCGCGACTGTGCAGGAAGCAGTGGACAACGGCGCGGGTGGGTTCACGGGCGACGTGACCGCCGGTTCGCTCAACTACGCCAACGGCTCGCTCACCGGGTTCCTGTTCACGGTTGCGCCGGTAGCGGGCAACTCGATCAAGGTGTTCTACTTCTACGACGGCGAGCTGAACACCAAGATCCCGCAGGTGAACCTGGACGTCCGCAAGGCGCCCGTCGAAGCGGTCCCGCGCCGCCTCAAGGCGTTGTGGAGCAGTGAGGCTGCGGAAGACCTCCGGGCCTTCCACGGCATCGATGCGGAGACCGAGTTGGTCTCGGCGGTGGCGCAAGAGATCTCCTTGGAGATTGACCGCGAGATCATCCAGGAGCTGTTCCAGAACAGCACCGGGACCACCGGCGTCTTCGACCGCGCCGTACCCGCTGGCATCACTGAGCACGACCACCTGCGATCCATGATCACGGTCATCTCGACCGTGGCCAACACCATCCACAAGAAGACCCTGCGGCAGCCGGCGAACTTCATCGTGACCTCGCCCGAGGTCTCGGCCCTGTTCGCCCAACTCACCACGCACGGCGACTTCAAGCCCCTGTACTCAGCAGGCATGGCCATCGACGCTCCGGTCGATCTGCCGCGCCCCATGGGTACCCACGGTCAGTTCGGCATCTACCGGACCGGCACCATGATGAACAAGTGGCGCGTCTACGAGGACCCGTTCTTCAGCACCGACCAGATGCTGGTGGGGCTCAAGGGCATGCACTTCCTGGAAGCCGGCTTCGTGTGGGCGCCCTACATCCCGCTCCAGGTCACCCCAACATTCCTGGATCCGAGTGACTTCAGCTTCAGGAAGGGTCTGCGGACCCGGTACGCGAAGAAGCTCCTCCGCCCTGACTACTACGGTCAGATCAGGGTGCAAAATCTCTAGCCGCGCTAGAGATAGCTTGAGAAAAGGGCGGCCTAAGGTCGCCCTTTTCTTTACGTTCTTCTTCTGATGTACTACTATGCCCGACTATGGGAAGGCCAAAAGGACGTAAAGACCTCAAACCACGAGGTCGTATCCACTCGGCCCAGGCCGTGGTTGACCGCTATACGCAGGCCCTTGCTGAAGGAAAAAACCTGACCCAGGCGCAACTTGCGGCCGAGTTTGGGGTAAGCCAAGGGCGTGTGAGTCAGATATTACGGGAGCGAGGCGTCCGAACGCGTTCTCATCGCGAAGCGAGTCCGCCAACTTTTGACACAGACGCCGCGGTCGAGATGTACTTCGCAAACGAGAAAATGACCATGGCGGAGGTGGGGGCGATCTTTGGGGTCTCGTTCGGCCGGATCCAAGAAGCCGTCCGACGCAGCGGACGAGAAGCGAAACCCGATCGGGTGTACGCAAAGTATACCGAGTGCGATCGGGACTTCTTTCGCACCCCTACCCCAGTTTCTGCGTACTTCGCCGGCTTCGTGGCAGCCGATGGGTGTGTCCCGCAAAATCGTAGATCTGTAGCCTTTGGAGTACACCCAAAGGACCGCTGCATTCTCGAAAGTCTCAAGCTGTTCGCTACCCTAGACCAGCCCATAAGGGACAAACCCAACAACACAGGTCGTGTGTATAGCTGGTTGGATGTGTGTAGTGTCGATTGGGTAGAGGCCCTGGAAAGGTACTACAGCATAACCCCGGCAAAATCTCTAACACTGAAGCCGCCAAAGATTCGAGACGATACTCTGTTATGGCACTTTCTCCGGGGTTGCTTTGATGGGGACGGTCACGCTAACAAACGTGGTAACTCATTGGCGTTTACATCTGGGTCTCCTTTCTTCTTAGACTGGCTGCTTGACTTCATCGGCGAGAAACCAGGGCATATTCAGGAAGTCGAGTGGGAGACCGACGACAGAGAACGTTATATCAGTGCCCGCACCGTGTGGTTCAATGGTGACGCTCGTGACCTTGTTGCTCGTAGGCTCTATACGGGCACCGCTCCCGGATTGCGGCTAGAGCGTAAATTCTTGCGCCTCAAGCGCCGAAAGGGTTCTGTCCTCGCCAATGTGGTTTGAAGTAGTAGGCGGTTGGTTCTTCGTTCTCCCCGCGCTACTCTGTTTCCCAGCCCCAGGATGTCGGACCAAGGAGCCTCCTCATGCCCACCCCCGAAGAGATCGAGCGCGAGCTGAACGCCATCGGCGCCCTGAACGCGCCCTCCCTGGGCGAGGCCGCGAAGATGCGTAGCAAGACGCCGCCCGCTCCTCTCCCCGATGAAGACCGCCAACTCGTCCGACAAGTGGCGCTTCGCATCCAGCAGAAGGTACTCTTCATCGAGGGCCAACTCGCAGAACTGAAGGCCCTCGCCCAGGGCTTGGAAGACCTGGCCGCTGTTCCCCACGAGAAACAGGAGACATCGTCAAATGGAACATCAGTACACCAAGAATCCTGACGTCCAGCAGGCGTTTGTCCCCGGCTACGGTCGCGTCCGAGACGGCGCCGTGCTCATTGGCGAGCAGTGGGCGAAGTTCGCGACTCCGGCCGGTGGAAAGCTCCTCGTGCCGTTCACACCGCCCGCTCCGTCCATCGTGCGTGTGATCCCTGCGCTGTCACCTCCTGCGAAGAAGACCGAGCCCGACCTGGCTGCGTCATCTACCCCCTCCGCGACCCCTGTGCCGCCCCAAGAAGACCCGGTCACGCAGACGCGCGAGGAAGAGAAGGCAGCGGGTGACGCAGAGGCTCAGGGGGCGAAAGAGCAGCAAGTCGAGAAGCAGGAAGAGCAGCAAGAAGAACAGCAGGCTGAGGAATCTGCGCTCACGGCGGACAGCCTGATGGGGATGACGGGCAAAGACCTGAAGGCGGTGGCGGACGCCGCCAAGATCGAGATCCCTGCCGAAGTCCGACTCGTCGGTGAGCTGCGGGCGTACCTGCTGAAGGTGATGTTCGACGTCGAGGAGAGTTGATCCCGTCGTCCCAGCGATGAAAGGATGCACAGAAGAGCGTTCGGATCTTTGAAATTCCGAGACAGGAGAGCTTGTGGCCCAGCGGCTGATGACCCGAGCAGAGCTGGAACAGTGGCTTCTTCGCAAGCTCGGAGGGCCACTGATCTGTGTCGAGTTGTCACAGGAGCAGCTCGACGACGCCATCGATGACGCCATCGAGTGGTTCATCGCCAAGAAGGGTATCGAAAGGGTCTTAGAGAAAGACTTGATCCCGAACGAAACGCGCGTCGAGCTACCCGATGACGTTGACACTGTCTTCGAGGTGGTGTTCGCCGAGCGGGAATTGGACTTCGCGACAATTTTCAGTCCGTTCGCGTTCGTGGATAAGATCCCGTACGACGTCTTCGCCAACCCACGCGGAGGAGGGCTCTACAGTTCGTTCGTGCAGTCTCTTCAGTACATTGAGATGGCCAAGCGCATCATCTCGGTAGAGCCTGAATGGGAGGTGGTACGAGGCGAGCGCAGCTACTTTCTCGTCTATAGGATCAGCTCTGATGCGTTGGGTTCCAACCCGTTAAAGGCGGTCATCTTCTACAAACCCAACTGCGTCACCCTGGAGCACCTGAAGTTCCGAGACCACGATCTGATCAGACGCAAAGCACTGGCCGAAGCCAAGGGAACGTTGTCCCTGGTGCGCGGCAAGTACGATGCATACCCCTCCGCGCAAGGTACGCTCACGCTCAACGCAGACCGGCTGTACGAGCAAGCCCAAGAGGAGCGAGATCGGTTGGAAGAGGAGATTTTTGACAGCGGCTTCCCGCTTGGTTTCCTGACAGGTTAAGGGGTGATGGGTAGGCCGCATGACCAAGGGTAAACTGGAGCCGTTCCCTACCACCAGCTTTTGCGAGCCCTGCAAAGGCTCGTTCGACTTGTCCTTGGCTGCTCAGGTCGAGCGTCTTTTGTTTGACACCTACGCCACCGAGCACAGCGCGACCATCTCGGGGACGGAGATACTGTACTTCGTGCGCGACATGGAGCGGTCCAAGCGCGATCCGCTCTATGATGAGCCGGTCCACATTGTCTGGATAGGTCCCTACAAGCTCAAGGGTTCCTTCGACAAACCTGAGCCTATCCGCGAAACCATCGAACAAGGTCAGCGCGCCGAATGGGATGCCATCATCACCATTCCCCGCTCCATTGTGGAGGCCGCCGGCATGCGCGTCCCTCTCGTAGGGGATGTGGTTCAGGTTTGGGACATACCCTTCTTCAATGAGGAAGGTGTCGATCATGCACCGGTACCCGGTCGAAAGTTCGCCTTCGACGTCGAAAACGTCGACAGCGATGGGCACGTCAACAACGAAGCTGCCTTTGTCAATTTCCGGCTCACGGTCAAGAGGCGGACCGAGTTCACGCCGGAGCGTAGGATCGCGCCGTGACCCATCTCCCAAAGCCGAGCTGGTTGGACGTTGACAGGATGAAAGCGGCTCAAGAGGCCGGGCTCTCCGCGGTTTGCTCGTCCTGTATCTACTACTGGCGAGCCAGGGATGCAGGACTTCCCGGACACCTCTGCCTAGCGAGCAAGCCGTGTGGCTCCCCCATGGCCGGGCACGCCTTCCCCGAGTATGAGGGCATCATGCCGAGCCTCGATCGGTGGTGTTTTGTCTGTGGGCAGCCGAAGGAATTCGCCATCCGGGTCAAAGGATCTGAAACCCGTATCGTAGGGATCTGCCGGCAGCACCTGCGGTACCTGGCGGAATACCGCCCGGATACCGATCAGGCAGAGCCCAGCTTCGAGGTCTCTGATGGAGAAACCTGGGGCAACCTCGACAAGCACCTCCCCAAAGCTCTGTTACTCTTCACCCAGATTGTCAGGGAGGTGACCTCGCGCCTCAACAGCGGCGGAAAGCTCTAATGCTGTCCATCTGTCCGACTCAGCGGACGCGGAGCTATTTTGCCGTCGTCAGAGAGTGGCCCGAGCGTACGGAGGCGTTTCAAGCCCAGCTCGTGTACTACGCCGCTAAGCGATTACACGAAGAGCTTCTCCAGCGCATTCCTTCTGCTCCCGAGTGGGAGGAATACAGGAAAGCGCTCGAAGTCGCTCAAGTAAACGCAGTCGTTCCTGCATTCGCGGTGCGCCTTAACTCGCGGCGTTCGGGTGTACGTGAAGTTGACGGCTCCGTGAGCGTTTTGTACATTGAGCCCCGAAGACGGATGGCTAAAACGCATCCCGGTGTTGCTGTACTAGAGAAGTATTCACCCTGGACAGCAGAAGCGCTACCTTTCACTCCTAAGCGCAACGAAGCGCGGTTGGTGGTACGAAAGGTCACCCCGAAAGAGGTGGAACAGGTTAGGAAAGACAGACGCCGCGACAAGTCGAAGTGGCAAAGAGAGTTAGCCCGAGCTGGAGTACGTCTCAAGCTGAGCGATAAGCGAAATCGCCAACAGACGGCTGTTCCGGACATCGCGTTTGAGGGGTTGCGGTTGGAGTTTGGAATGGGTGGACAGAATGCGAAACCCCACTGGCGCCCGGCCCTCAGGCAGATTGCTGGTGGGATGCAGGGTATTCTCAAAGCGCATTCCACTTTGACCTTTGCGTTCACGCGCGCTTCGTATCAGGGTTGGAGAAGTTGGCCCGCTAGGGTCCAACGACACATCACACCGGCAGAGGCGGCCAAGTACATACCCTTCGCCGAGAGACTGGGTAGTTTCTGAGCCGGGCTCAAATCAGGGAGAGACGACGATGAGCATCTACACCGAAGCGACCCAGATTTTGGGTCAGATCCGGCAGCGCCTTCAAGAGGCCGCCAACATGCCGATGCCCCCAGCCGAGACCGGGGGCCTCAGCCTCGCCGGCACGTCCCCAGAGCCCCAGGAGGCAGGGTCCGGGCAGGACACGCCTGCTTACACGGTTGGGGCTGTGAACGTCCCAGACGTCTCGGACACCTTCGAGAAGTACGTCGCATCTCTGATCGCTGGACTGATGGAGAAGCACGGCATCAGCATCGAAGACGCCGAAGGGCTCGTGTTCGGCACCATCGAGGACTACGAGGAGCAAGGGTTGCTTCCCGCCTGGCCGGGTGAGGATGCTGCCGATGCCAACTACCTGGCCGCGTTCCTCGGTCGTGCGAAGAGCGTGATGCTCCACAACGAGATCTTGCGGCGTGCCGAGCAAGAGTACCCCGGGGACTGACACCCGATCGCATCAGAGGAGAGGACTGCACATGGCGTTGGTAGGTCTCGAAGAACTGCGCGAACGAGCAGAGGGCCGCCGTCAGAACGGCACGGTCACTTTGCGCGACTTCGATCGCGGGATCGTTGAGACCCTGGGGGGAGAAGTATGGTACTCCCCCACCTCCAAAGACCCCGACGTCGAGTGCGATCCGGCGTTGAAAAAGCTCGGCATCTTTCCCAACTACTTCGTCCAGGTCGAAGGGGTTTCACCTCCCGCCGGGCTCCCGGGCGTTCCCGTCACGTGGAGCTTCCCGGAAGACTTGTTCGAGCGCTACCAGATGCCTGTTTTTTGGGTGTCCAGGGAATCCCTCGATCCGGCGATGAACCGCTGGCACCCCGGGTCCAGGCAGTACCGCGCCCCCTCCAAAGGTGCCCTTCCTGTCGTTTCTGGGGACCTGTCCGGGTGGAGCAGCTTCGATGACCGCCAACAGGCGGTGCCTTACGATCTGGCGTATGTGCTGAACATCGAAAATCGGCAAGAAGCCGCCACCCGCAACAACGCCAACGTGATGTTCATGTACGCCATCCGGCGCTTTCAACCGTATGCCAAGATCGGCCTGTTCGACTCCATCGGGGACATCCGCACGTACGACTGCTTCTTCGAGTCCAGCTCCAACCTGGATGAGACGCAGGACGTCACCAAGCGCAAGATCGGGTTTACCCTCAATCTCCGGGTGGAGGGTGAGCTAGATCTGACGGATGACGAGACCAAGACCGCCGTCACCGATGCACCGGTCTTCAACCTTTCCCAGACGTAGGACGGTTTCAATGGCCTTCCGGCTCTACAACCCCAAGCGCGTGCCCTGTCCAGTCTCTTTACGGGATGGGACATCTACGTCTGTCCCGGGAAAAGGTACGCTCGTCCTGGACGCGCGTCAGGTAGGCTCAGCCGATATCATCCGCAAGCGAAAGAAGGGGCTTCTCATCCTCAAGCAGGTCTCGGAGGTTGCCAAGCCCGAGGTCGCTACCAAGCCGGATGCTGGGGCGAAGGGCAAAGAAGGTGCTCCAGAGGTCAAGGAAGCGAAGAAGCCGGTGCCCAAGCCGGTCGCTTCCAAGCCGGAGGTGAGCGTGAGCGCAACAGCCGCAGTCGCGCTGTCGACAGCGCCCAAGCCAGCCGACCCTCCCAAGGAAGAGACGCCCTCTGCCGAAGTGGTCGGCGAGTCCGATTCATCCAGTTCCTCCTCATCGCGGCGCCGTAGTCGCTCCTGAACCCTTTCATCGATCTGTGGAGTGAACCGTGGCAGAGCTGTTGTCCGCCGGGATTTTCATCGAGGAAGTCCCATCCCAGGTCCAAACGATTCAGGCTGTCTCCACCAGCAACGTCGGTGGTGTCGGCTTTACCGAGAAGGGGCCGACCAACGAAGCGACGCTGGTCACCTCTTTCCCGCAGTTCTTCTCGCGTTTCGGAGGCATCAGCTCCAACGGTCTGCTGCCGATCTCGATGGCCGCCTTCTTCGCCAACGGCGGACGGCGGGCGTTCATCAATCGCGTCGTTCCGTCCGACGCGGTTTTGAGCGAAGCCAAGGTTCAGAGCCAGACGAACAAGCAACAGATCGAGACAGGTGACGGCGCTACCCTCAACTTCGCCAAGACCTCCGCCACCACCGTCGTCAAGGCGAACGACGGGGATTCACCGGTCATCCCTGGCACGTTCAATCTTCGCTGGCGCACAGCCGGCACGTTGGTCGCGACCGAAGACCTGCGCAACCGCGCCGACGGCGCCGACGTGGCACTCGTCAGCGGAACCGACGACTACGAAGCGCGCATTGCTCCCGGCAGCCTACCCGCCTTCGACGAGGCACTGGATTCGGTGGTGAGAGGCACGGCGTCGCTCATCTTCGACCCCGACGGCAACGGTGACCGAACCATCGCCATCCCTGCTGGCACCGGCTCGATCGTGACGGTCACGACGGTCGAGGGGTCTGTGATCCGCTTCGACCATCGCTCTGGCTTCCTCAGCGTGAAGTTCGCCGGTTCAGAGTCGCCCGGAGTGGGAGCGGCTGGAGACTTGCGCCTGGGCTACACCCCTACGTCAGAAACCCTGACCGCTGTAGATGACGGGGCCACGGGGAAGTTGTTAGGCGCAGGGCTCAGCACAGCTACGGGTTCCATCACTACGGTTGCGTTTGCTGCTTTGATCGATGGTGAGACCTTCACCCTCGATGACGGCGTCAACCCGGCGGTGGTGTTTGAGTTCGACACCGTTCCGGACGGGGTCATTCCTGGAAACAGAACGGTGGACGTCTCCGCGGACGTTACTGCGGATGATGTGCGAGACCGCATCATCTTAGCTGTGAACGCTGCGAACACCGCAGGGATCCTCAACATCACAGCAGCCAACGGCGGTGTTGGTTTGGTGTCCCTGACGAACACTGTGGAAGGGGCGGTTGGAAACGTAGCCATCCTGGAGACAGTAGCTGACGGTGGTTTCAGCGTCACCGGCATGGTGGGCGGTGTCGACTCGACCATCGACTATGGCGACGGGTCGTACGACATCACCTTCGAGACGGCACCGCATGACGAAGCGGGTATCCTGGTCGACTACCAGATCGATGCCTGGGACCTCGACCCGATCTCAGCGGGTGTGTGGGGCGATGACCTTCAGATCCAGATCAACGGCAACGCCGACTTCCTCACCGTCGCCACCGGCCAGTTCAGCCGGTTCGACGTCAACGTGGCCCTCCGGAACAGCTCCTCGCCCACCGTGTTCGACGTCCAGGAGACCTTCGAGGAGTTGGTCTTCAACGATCCGACCTCGACCAGTTTCTGGGCCGACGTCATCAACGAGTTGAGCGACCTCATCTCGGTCACCGATCCGGGCGGCAACGAGGCCCCCGGTCAGCTCCAGGCCGTCGGACGCGGCCAAGTCGTCGCGGGCGGTGATGAGACCGCAGGTGGCTCCACCATTGTCACCTCTCTCGCATCCGGTGGTCTCCCTGTTCGGCCGCGGACCTTCATGCTCACCTACGAAGGCACGACCACCGGCGCAGGAACAACGCTGACCGTCACCGATGACGGCAACGGGAATCTCACCGGAGACGTCGATCCGACCGGTAACAACACCATCAACTACACCACCGGTGCTCTCGATGTAACGCTCCTGGAGCCCATCGTAGGCGGTATCTTGGTGCAGACCACATGGTGGACGGCTCCGACCGAGACCCAGCACCTGGAGACCTTCGGAGACACGACCAAGGTCACCTACGACACGGTTGCTGCTGTTGTACAGTCCTGGGACGCAGGGTCTGACGGAACCTTCACCCCCTCCACCTACGGGCGCAACCAGTTCACCAACCCATCTTTGGAAGCCGGTCGGGAGGGGGTGTTCGCGCTCAACCGTGTCGAAGAGCTGATGCAAGTCATCGTTCCCGACTTCGTGGGCGATGTGACCATCACCGGCGACCTCATCGACTACGCCGAGGGGCGCGCGTTCCAGCCTTCGGGCGGTGATCGCTTCCTTATCCTTCAACCACCTGTTGGTTCGGATGCGCAAGAGGCGGTGGATTGGCTTCGCAACGACCTGGGGCGCAACACGAAGTGGGGCGCGATCTACTGGCCGCACGTGCGCGTAGCCGATCCGCTCTCCCCAACCGGTCAACCCATCACCGTTCCCGCTCTCGGGCACGTCGCCGGCATTTACGCCAGGACCGACAACAACCGTAACGTGGGTAAGGCGCCCGCGGGTACGGTCGACGGCAAGTTGAATTTCCTGCTCGGGCTGGAGTTCAACCCCGATCAGGGCGAGCGCGATCTGGTCTACCCGGCGAACATCAACCCCCTCATCAACACGCCACAGACCGGCTTGGTGGTATGGGGAGCCCGTACCTTCGCGTCCACCAGCGAAGCGGAATGGCGCTTTATCCAAGCGCGACGCACGTTCATGTTCGTCGAAAAGTCGGTATTCAATGCGACCCACTGGATCGCGTTCGAGAACAACGGACCGGCTCTATGGGCCAAGATCAAAGCCCAGCTAGGTGGTTTCCTCACGCCTCTACACAACGATGGGCTCTTTGCTGGCAACACGCCGACCGAGAGCTTCTTCGTCATCGTCGACGAGACGAACAACAATGCGGAGTCCAGCCAGGTAGTCATCGATGTGGGGCTCGCGCCCAACCGGCCGGCGGAATTTATCCGCTTCAAATTTAGTCAGAAGACTCTGAGTTGACGGTTTCTGCTATCTGTTCACCCTCGTACACCTTGAGCCGCGAAGGCTGTCGGTAGTACAAGAACCAAGGCCCTCGGAGCCTCTAAACCCGAGACGGAGAGAAGACACATGGCCGACTTGACCATCACGCATCTCGGGCTCAGCGGCGACGAGTCGCCCATCCGCCTGGGGGATTTCTACATCGATCTCTTCTTCGGGACGCCGCGGGTCGTCGAAGACTACCCAGCAGGGGCCATCCCAGACCTGAGCGCGCTTCAGGCGGAGATGGCAGCAGGTCGGGTGTCGCTCTCGGTGACGTACAGCGCCGACGAGATCGCCTCGGGACTCCAGTCCCCGCCCAACAGCGTGGACCAGGATGACATCGTGCCAGTTGCTGCGGCGACGCTGCTTGCTGGCGCCATCCTTCTCCGGGTACCGCTGGTGGCGGGGGCCGGCGGGGCGCCGGACGACATTCCCGTCATCCCGGCGGGGTCGCTCACCAAGCGCTACCGCGTCTTGGACATCTGGGCGGAGATTACGGCCAACGTGGCCGGTGAAGCGGTTCAGATCCGCGACCAGGCCGCTGGTGTCGGCAACCTGCTCGCCGACGTCGACGCCAACGCCGCAGCACTCCGCGTCGGTCCCAACACGGTCTACGGCGGGGTGACCGACGCGCCGGGCGCGACCATTGGCCTCATCGTACGGCGGACCGACGACGCCATCGCCGGCACGCTCTACGCGCTGTTGCGACCCGAGTCCTGATCTGACACGGGTCTGGTAGAGTGACAGGACTTCTCGCCCGTACGTAAGTACGGGTGCTAGGCACATAGGAGACGCCCTTGGCTCGTGCACAATCAACGGATTTCCTCCATTCCTTCCGCTGGCAGGTCGTCGCCACCTCTCCCGACGGCACGCCGCGGTTGCAGCCGGCAGGACGTCCGCAGGCGGGCTTTTCGACCACGACGCTCCCCGAGGTCACCATCGAGGGTGCGGAGTACAGGGAAGGTACGTTCGTCTACACGCGCAAACAGCCTGGGGTGCCCACCGTTTCAGACTGCTCGCTTCAGCGAGGTACAGCTCGTCTGGACACGAGCTTCTGGGATTGGGCGCGCGTCGCCGTTGAAGGTTCGGGGGAGGTGCGCGCTGACGTGGACATCAACCACTTCCACCGCGACACGGCGCTCAATCGGGATTTCCCGACCGACGGCACGCAGCCCAACCTGACCAACATCAACGTCGACGCGCCTGCATTCGCGTACCACCTGCGCGAGTGCTTGCCGATCCGCTGCAAGCCGGCAGGGGATCTGGATGCGACCAGCTCTGAGATCAACCTCATGGAGTTTGACTTCTCAGTCGAAAACTTTGAGGTGGAGGCGCTCGCCGCGCCGTAATCTTCGTTACATGAGGTAGTGTAAAGGATCTATGGCACGATCCGTCTTCCACGACCTCATGCAGCAATACGCCTTCTGGCTGTTCGACGCCTTCAGCGTTGTCCAAGGCGGACTGCCGGTGCTGAACCCCTTGGCCGGGTTCACGACCATGACGTCGCCCGAGATCACTGCGCAGACACGTGAGATCGAAGAGGGTAACTGGCACTACCCTCGAACGGTCATCAAGAACGCCCGCATCAGCCCCATCACGCTGACACGCGGGGTTCGCTTCACCGACCACGACTTCTACCGTTGGATCGTGACAGCGATCGAAGGTAACACGGCGCACTTCAATGCGTTGACCGGGGGTTTTCCAATCGGCGGACCGACCCCCAGACGGTCGCTGGTAATGGTTCACTTCCTGTCCCGGCTGCCCATCTCCCCTACCCTCGACAACGCAGCGCGAGCAAGAGGTCGTGTTGTAGCGGAGGGCATCCAAGACATAGCGCAGAGCGCTGTCGATCCGGGTGTGCTTAACGCGCTCAAGGCGGGCGCGGGTGTGCTCGGTACGTTCCTTGGCCCGTTCGACATCGCAGGTAGGCTGCCGGGGCGTGCTTGGCTGCTCTCCGGCTGCCTGCCGCTACGGTACAAGAGCGGGACGGACTTCGATGCGTCGTCCAGCGGAATCTCCATTGCTGAGTTGGACATCCAGCCTGAGGGACTGGATGAAGTCTCGCTCGTGGGCTAAGCTGCGTACATGGACGATTGGGAGACCCTGGACCTGCTGTCCCTCTGGGATGTGATGGGTGAGCAGACCACCGCTGCTCACGCAGGTGGTTTTGTCGTGCCTCTTCCAGGACCCCTGCGCCCGCCAGACCTGGTAGGTCGGCCTCTCGGAACGGGAGCGGGTGCTGGCCCGCAACTTGATGGTTACGAGGATGCGTTCGACTGGATTGAGCGTAGGCGCAGAAGCTAGTTCCTGGCGGAAAATGACTGCGCGCTACCACTACCTCACCGAATGGTCCGACGAAGACGGCATCTTTGTCGGTTACTGTTACGAGTTTCCCTCACTTGTCGCCTACGGCGACAACCATAACAGCGCCAAGGCTGCGATCATGCGCGTCGTCGCTAAAGTGGTCACCGGCCTTAAGGAGAACGGCTTGTCGGTACCGGAACAAACGATAGAGCCGGGAGATACCTGCCCCGCATGCAACGGTCCGGTGCGCGGTCGACATGTGCGGTGGATCTCACACGAGTCCGGGTGCGACTTGGACAGCGACCCAAGTTTCACTGCACGAGCCCGCGCAGAATGGGATGCGCTTCAGGCTGTGCTCAAGCCTACGCTGTGCGGCGACGAGTCGTGATAGCGACGCAAGCCTAGACATCCGTTGTCTCACGAGAAGGTTCCGCTTGCGTGTGCTGCCTGATAGCAGTATCTCTGACGAGTAATGAGCGACGACGAAGCTGAGCGGCCGACCGCCTCTCCAGTGATAGACCTGTCTACGCTCGAAGAGCCTGCCGAGGTCATAGAGGTCGACCTCTCCGAGGAGCAACGCAAGCGGGCGCTGTTCATAGAGACGGTCTGGGAGCGCTGTCAAAACCGCTGCGGCAACTGTGGTTACGATGAACCAGCCAAGCTCAAGCTGCACCTCATCGTGCCCGAACAGGCAGGAGGTAAGCAAGCGGTCGAAAACGCCACCCTGCTCTGTAGAGCCTGCGAGATGGCCGCAGAGGCGTTCGATCGGAATCCCAAGGTCTCGAAGGCGACCCCAGGTCGTCGCCTGGTCAACTTCTACCTATCACGTAGCCTTTACGAGCGCATCGAACAGGGTTTGTCCAAGCGCAACGGCTTCAACTCCAAGGGGTCGCTTTGTCGTTACCTCATGGGCAAGTACGTCGAGGCGCCCGACAAGTTCACCGACCTTGACATGTGGCAGGACCAAGGCGCTGACAAGGTGAAGATGTCGATCTGGGTAGCCTCCTCGGAATACAAGAGATTTCAATCCCTTGCAGCCAAGAACGGGAACACCGTCACGAGCACCATCATCAGCCTCGTCATGCTCTTTGAGGAGGAGGCTGAGTACAGGTTAGAGGAGCGATAGTGCGCTTCTCAAGGAGACTTTATGACCGCCCACCAAGAGGCTCGTCTTCAGCAACAGATGGAGGAACCGCATTCGGGGTTGGGTCTCTTCGACCTGCCGATGGGGGTCATCGATGCGGAGGGGGAGTTGCATCGTCAGATCCAGCTTCGCGAGATCACTGGCGTCGAAGAGGACATCCTCCTCTCCAAGACCGGATCTATCGTCACCAAGTTCAACGATGTGCTGACCAACTGTGTACTCAAGATCGGCCACATCTCCGATCGGCAAAAGATCAGCAAGCTCGTTCTCGACATGCGCACGGGGGACAGGACGTTCATCCTGCTCGCCCTGCGTCGCGTTTCCTTAGGGGACACGTACCCCTTCGAGTTCAAGTGCCCCGACGCCACGTGTAAGGCCAAGCACACCCTCGAAGTAGACCTGTCCGAGCTGGAGATCGCCCTTCCCGACGGCTTCGACCCCGATGAGCCCGAGGCCGTACTCAAACGGGAATTGTGGGAAGTTCAGCTTCCATCCGGCATCAAAGCCGTAATCAAGGTCATGACCGGTCGCCTGGAGTTCGAGATCGATCAAAAGGCCAAGCGAAACGCCGAAGACCGTCTCTCACGCATGATGCGTGTTCGCATCGCCTCGTTGGACGACAAAGAACCAACCGTCCGTCACATCCAAGCCCTGACCATGCGCGATCGGGACTTCCTTCGGGGGTTCTTCGATCAGATCGACGGCGGCGTGAACACCACCGTCGAGGTGGAGTGCCCCTCGTGCATGGAAGAGTCAGAAGTGGAGGTGAATCCCGGTCAGGAGGGTTTTTTCTTCCCATCCGTTCTCACGAAGCGTTCGAGACGGAGGTCCGCTACGTGATGGTAGCGATGGAGCAACACTACGAGGCGGTGATGGCCATGCCCACGTCGAGGCGGTATCGTTTTGCCTTGAAGCACAGCGATGAGCTGAAAGAGGCGCGAGCCAAGAGTAAGACACGGTAGTCTCTTAATCCTAGCCTGGAAAAGATGCAGTAAATGGCGCTCAACTTTTTAGGCATGGGATTCAGTTTTGGCGCCAAAGATGCCGGCCTGCGCAAGATGCAGCAGGCTGTGTCTGAGGGCTTCAAAGGTATTGAGGGCTCTGTCGACCACATCAACCTGGGCGGAGTCGAAGCGAACCTGGCTTCGATCGTGTCCGAGCTGCGCGGGTTCTCGGATCAGTTCAAGCAAGTGACCAACAAGGTTGTGCAGGATGAGCGCCGGGTGGGGTCCGGGTTCGATGCGATATCCCAGGCGTTGGACAAGGTGAAGGAAGGAATACGGCAGCTCAAGATCAGCAACATCGCAGCCGCATTCCAGCTCAATCAGCTACGAGACGTCGACAAGAACCTGGAGCAGTTAGCCGGCACCAACCAAAACCTGACAACCTCCTACGAAGCCCAACTCGTCGCGCACGACAAGGTCACCAAGGCGACCGGTGCGAACATGGGCTTTCTCGGAGAGAAGCTCACCAAGTTCCGGCGCCAAGCGACCAGCATAGCTGTCGGTCTTAACATCTCCGCCGACAGTGCTGCCATGGCTGTCCGTGGGTGGACGGAGGCACAAGAAGCGCTCAGTGCTACGGGTCTGAAGAACGCCAGCGACTTGGCCAAGCTCTCAGAGGTGACCGGCGTCAGCGCAAACGTCTTTCGCAACAGCTCGCTTCAGATGCGGAAGGAATTTAAGCTCTCTACCAAGCAGATCGATTCCGTCTTCAAGTCCATGCTCGACATGGGGCGAGCCACAGGGGACGTAGGAGGAGCCCTCAACGAGCTGCCCCAGACCATGGAGAGATTGCGTCAGAAGGCAGCACTCATGGGGGAAGAGCTGGACCCGGCTCAGCTTGCTGACTTTGCCAAACAACAGGCTGCTCTCTCCACCGGCTTCTTCCAGATGGGGCAGAACAGCGATCAGGCACGCGCAAGCGCAGGGCGACTAACCGATGCCATCCTGGAAGGCCAGAAGAACCTTCAGAACATGATGGCCGGCACCGATGACGACATCGGCGCACTTGCCCAGGAGCTAGGGATCGGCACCGGCGACATCGCCAAGTCGTTTGAGTTGATGCAGCAGGGGCCAGCAGGCTTCACCCAGGGTCTCTTCGACATGGTTCAGCAGTCGAAGGCCATGGGGAAATTCACTCCCCAGGCGCTCGACTTCCTCCGCGCCCGTCTGGAAAAGGCCATGGGGCCGGAGATGGCGGCACAGCTCACGACCTTCTTCACTTCCGCGAACGAGAAAACGTTCGCGATGATGAAGAGAACACAGACCGCTACGACCAGCTTGAAAACACTGGCTGACCAAGGCTTCTCGACCGGCCGCACGCTGTCAGACCAGATGGAGCTTGCGCACGATCAAATGGTGACGTCTTTCCGAGGGATCAGCCGCGAGAGCGCGCGTACGTTCGTTCGGGACACCAGGAAGCAGTTCAAGACCTTCTCGAAGGGCCTTCAGAGCATCGCCGAAGAGAAGGGTCCGCTAGGGGCGATCGTTCGGAAGATGTCCGAGATCCACCAGCTCGGCCCCATCGCCTTCGCCCCCGAACCTCTCCGACCTTTCGTTGGAGGGCTTGGTGACCTGATGAAGGCCCTCGCGCCCATCGCCATCGTAATCAGTGCGGTAGGTGCGTCCGTACTCGCCTGGGCCGCCGTCATCGCCATCCCCCTCACAGCTATCGCCGCCCTCGTAGGCTGGTTCGTAAAGCTCAGAGGAGAGGGCAAGACCACCGAGGAGGCCCTTCAGACGATCGCTGACGGAGTCGTAGGCTTCTTTGAGAAGCTACCGGAGAAGATCGGAGAATTTTTGGGGAAGGCTGGTGAGTTTGGAGAGGAGATCCTGAGCGCGTTGGAGAAAATTGATTGGGTGGGTATTATCACCAAGCTAGCGGGCGCAGTTAGCGAAGGTTTTGACAAGCTGGGTACTTCGATTGACTGGGCTGGTGTGTTTACCAAGCTCGCTAGTTCGGTAAGCGAAGGGCTTGATACGCTGGGCGCCGCTATTGACTGGGCTGGTTTGGGCGAGACTCTCGGTAAGGCTGGAGGTACTGCTTTCCTTTGGTTAACCCTCGATCTTCCTCCAATGATCCGAGACGCCCTCTCCAAGGTGTTTCCTATTCTCGGAGAAGTGCTCGCGAAAGCGGTGGGGATACTCAAGGAGTTCGTCCTGGGTATGATAACAGGTATAGGCCAGTCTTTGGCTGAGAAGTTCCCCGAGCACGCCGAGACGATCATGAAAGTGTTTCAATCGCTTCGTGATGCAGTAGGCACTGTTTTCGACATCATCGGTTTCGCCATAGAAGAAGGGCTTAAGGGTTGGGGCATGCTGATGACTGCCGTCAACGAGAGTGGAGGAATCTTCAGCTTTATCGGCGATTTTGTAATGTTCATATGGGACGGGCTAAAGCAGCTTGCGGGGTTCATACTGGGAGGTCTTTGGGCGGCGATAAAAGGGCTCGGGGGTCTCTGGTACGACTTTGTTACCGCCCCCATAACCGCTTTCTTCGACTTTGTGCTGGGTATCGGTACTAAAGTCATCGACGCTTTCAAGAAGGTCGGCTCAGCCATCGCGGACGCCTTCAAGAACCCCCTGGAGTTCTTTGAAAAGATCAAGTCTCTCGCAGACTCCCTATTCGGTAACTCCATCGACGACGACGTCCGCGCCACCATGAAATCTGCCGAGGGCTTCTTCAGCTCTTCGACCGACAAGATGGCGCAGGACATGGCGCGCATCGCCGACATGACCCCCACAGCCGGCGGAGGGCTTCGCACCCCAGGCCGCGCCGAGACTTCCCCTGCCCAGATGGCACCGGCTATCGGTCGAGCGGAGCTATCTCTCCTCATCGAAGCTGTGCACACCCCCAGGTGGTACTACGAGGACTTCAAGCCGATGTTCCAGGGAGCTATGCAGGCGGCGGAGAATCGTGCTCGAACCGGTGCTCAGGTAGGCCGTCGCGGTGCGCTTCAGAGAGCGGCGTCCACAGCGCTTCAGAGCCTAGGCTACGAGCAGAGGCTGGCCACAGCGGCCAACGGTGTACCCACGACTGACTTGTTTTGAGGTCTGAGAGGAGCCTGTGGCCCGGAAGGTCGTCCAGAACAGCCGCCTACGCTTCGCTGACTTCGTGTTGGTGGACGGGACGGAGTTCTTTGACGTGCTCGACCTTCCTGAGATCCCTGAGCAGCCCGATGACATCACCTACCGGGTGAAAGACGGCGAGCGCTTCGACCTGCTGGCCCAGCGCTTCTACGGCGACCCTGTGCTCTGGTGGGTTATCGCAGCGGCCAACAACATCGAGCTGCCGCCGTTCGGCTTCCACATCGGCGCCACTTTGCGCATCCCCTCCCCCATCTTTGTGACGCAGCGCCTCTTCAAGGGGGCGCCTCGGTGACGATCTCGTACGACTTCCATTCGCCGTTCATGGCAGCGGCCATCATCACTGCCGATGGCGATCGGGTCCCACTATGGTCGAACAACGGACCAGGTGGGCAACTCCAAGGAAGCCCAGCCACCGTGCTGGCGTCGGGACTTGAGTCTCTTCCATGGCTTCAACAGCTCGACGTCACCCTTCAGCTCGCCTACCTGCCTGTCATCCGCGCCACGCTCACCCCTCCGTACACGGAGGGTATCAAGTTCCTCAACTCCGAACTGATCGAATGGGGCGTTTCTCGGCTCGAAGTCCAGATGGGGTACGCCGCAGGCGCGATCCCGTCCGGCATTATGACCCCTGTCTTCACAGGGCTGCTGCTCAAACCCGATGTGACTATCGGGCAGGACATCCAGATTGTGCTCAACGCTCAGGGAGTGGGAGGGTTCAGCGCTACAAGGCAGGAGGGCCGCCAGCAGTTCAACGACCAGCCGCGTGCCAACATCATCTCTTTTTTAGCGGAGGGGTCTGACCCAGCAAACCGTCGCAACTTGGATGTCGATTTTAGTGAAGTCCGGGCACTTCCACCAGGATCGGAGGAACAACGTCTTCTTTTCGATACCAGTGTGACGATAAGCCAAGGCAGCTTGACGGACTACCAGCTTATCTACAACTTGGTGAATGAGAGCCAGTGTTTTATGACTCAAACAGACGTTAGGCGACGCACAGCGCAAGGGGAAGTGACCGTCCCTACGCTCAAGGTCATGCCCAAAAGTGCTCGCTTTCAGGCCGAGCCCACCAAGACCTTCCAGCTTTACCCCGGGCGGTTCCAAGGCCGCATCGGTCCAGCGTCCGGGATATGGCCCATCATCACCGCCTCCAGCCCGACCACGGCTGTCTACATGCCAGGAGCCCTACGAGGCTTCGTTATCCAGGGGGTCGACTCCAAGACACGTGAGGTGACGTCTAAAGTCGTAGGCGACGCCGAAGCGCTACCCGCCCGAGCAAACGACGGTGCAGCCGCGCCAGGTGAATCTGAGGACTTCCCAGGTACGAACGACAGCCAGGACGGCGCGACGCAGCATTTCGGCGCTCCAGATGACCCGCGTGTCGAGGAGGCCGCCAAGGCGGAGTTTTCGAACCTGACATCGAACATGGGTGTAAAGATGATCATACGCGCGCCGGGCGTACCAGAGCTGGTCCCCGGGGAGATGGTCATGGTCCGCGGACTCGGTGACCGCATCTCAGAGGACAAGAACGGCCGCTACATGGTCCACAAGGTGACTCATTCTTTCGGGGCGGGCGGTGGTTACGAAACCGAGTGGGAAGGGGTGAGCAACAGCGGAGCCATCCTTGCCGGGGTTCCTGCGCAAGGCCCAAAGAACGCGGGTGTGCCGGCTGAACAGTCGGACCGCTCTGCTCGGGATCTAGGGGTCCCGGTAGACCAGGGATTCGCATGAGCGAGGGCTTTCGCGTCTTCCTAGAGAAGCTCTCTCAGTTCGGCCTGGAGTATTTCCGGGTCTACCCCGGCGTGTACCGCGCGCTCGTGACCCGAAACGACGACCCCGAGCAGCGGGGGCGCATCCAGATCGTATCCCCAGAAGTGGGGCACAAGCAGAGCGATCCTCCCAACGTGTGGGTCGACCCCTCCTTCCCGAACGCAGGGACCGGTCACGGCATGTTCTGGCCGCCGGAGGTAGGGGATTCTGTCCGGGTGGCCTTTGAAGCAGGCCGCCCCTCCAAGCCCGTCATCTATTGGGGCGGGTGGTACGGCGAGGACGAGGTTCCCAGCGAGCTAGGACATCGCGCTCAAGACCTTCCAACGGTGCGCGGTTTCAAGACCCCCGGCGGGCATGTTCTTGCCTTCTCCGATGAGCCCGGAGAGGAATTCATCCACCTCATCCGACAGGAAGATGGCGCGTCCTTCAAGCTGTTCCCGGACGACACGTTTGAGATTACCAACCCCAACGGCGCTAAGGTCACGGGCAACGCGGACGGGTCTTTGGTGGTGGAGAACGGATCGGGGAACAAGCTCACTTTCGACAATACAGGCATCCGAGCGGAGGACGCAGCAGGAAACAAGGTCACCATGCAAGCGGGCTCGGTCGTGATCGACTCTAAAGCTGCTGTCAAGCTGGGCGAGGGGGCGACCAGCCCCGCGATGAAGTTCGCTGATTGGCTCCCGATGTTCGCCGCACACTCTCACCAGGTACCCGGACTTGTCGTGGCCGTCCCCGTTACGTCTCCACCCGGCACGCCTTCCGCTGGTACCGCGGCGGGGGTTACAGGGCCGCCCATACCCACCACTGAAGGGACCGTAGCCTCGCGCAAGGTCTTTTTGGAGTAGGCTCCGACCATGGTGCTGTTTCGTGGCCTCAACTTCCCGTTCAAGAAGAGCCAGACGGAGTTTCCGGCGCCCGTCACGGACGACGAATTGGTCCGCCAGAGCATCATCCAGCTCATGCTTGTGGCCAAAGGCGAGCGCGTTATGCGCCCGGGCGTGGGCTCGAACGTCTTTTCGTTTGTTTTCGAGAACAACGATGACGTGTTAGCAGAGATGATTCGCTCCGAGGTCATCGCCGTTATCGGCAAGCACGAGCCCCGCGCTATCATTCAGGACGTCAACGTCCTGAACCTTCGCGACTCTCAGGAAGTTCAGGTGGACGTGCTCTACGTGGTAGCGTCGAGCGGCCGGCAAGACACGATCACTACGATGATCCCGACCAACGGAGCTATCTGATGGGTCGAGAGATCAACAGAGCCAGGTACACTGGTCTGGATTTCGATACAATAGAGGACGACCTTCGGGCGAGATTGCAAATACAGTTTGCCGCTGATTTCAACGATTTCGCGGTCAGTTCTCTCGGCATTTTGCTGATGGATATGGTCTCGTTCGGGCTTGACGGATTCAGCTTTTTCCTCGATCGACGCGCCAGTGATAGCTACTTGGTCACAGCCAGGACGCGGAAGAGCGTTTCTAAGCTCACCCGACAGATCGGGTACAAGATGGGGGCCGCAGTCGCAAGCTCAGTGGACCTCCAGGTCTCCCTTGCGGAGGTGAAGGGTTTTGCTGTTCCTGTTCCGTCCGGTTTTCAGTTCGCCGGCCCGAACGGTCTAATTTTCGAGGCGGCTGAATCGGTCACGTTCGCTCCGGGAGACGGGCCTAGTGACTTTCAGATTGTGCCGTGCTTCGAGGGCGAGACCATCACCGAGACCTTCGTCTCGGACGGCACGGCGCTCCAAGAGTTCGAGCTAGCCAGAGTACCGGACGACAAGTTCATCGTCCAAGGCTCAGCGACGGTCACGGTTGACGGGGCTGAGTGGGAGGAGGCGGAATTCATAGCCTTCGATGAGACCGACCAATACGAGATCAACTTCAACGGCGAGCCCCCAACGATCACCTTTGGGGACGGTGTAGCGGGTAACGTTCCCACGACCGGCGCGACCATCAACGTCACCTACGTGGCTTCTCGTGGTAAGGCTGGGTTGGTCAACCAGAACACTATCCAGGGGGTGGTGACTCCCTTGGTAGTAGCGTTTCAGGAGATAGGGCTGGTTATCGACAACCCATTGGGTTCGGTAGCGGGGGACGATCCTGAGACGATTTCTTCAGCCAAAATCAACGGCCCCAAGGTCTTCAAGACCCGAGGCGCGGCTGTCACCCGCGAGGACTACGAGAGCCTTGCCAACGCCTTCTCAGACCCGCTCTTTGGTCGGGTAGCGGTGGCTCATGCGTTTACTGCGCGTTCGGCGGCTGCGGATCTGGTGGTGCAGAGCGCCACCATCGCCATTGAAGGCGCATCCATCCAGCCCCTAGCTGTAGTGGACACAGAAGCTCCTGCCATCGAAGCGGACATGGACGCGATCGACGCGGCCGTCGCCGAGATCGACCAGAACAGGACAGACATCGCGGCTCTGACCGCTGCTGCGGACGCTGACCTGGTGACCGCTATCGACGCGGCGCGGGATGCCAAGAACCGAGCAGATGAGATCGGCGCTGACACAGGTGGCATCTCGACCAAGGTCACGGACGGTAAAGCGTTCGTGGACGGTATCACCACAGGGGGAAGCTCAACGCTTACAACCGCCGACAAGGACTCCATCAAGACGTTCTTTGATCGGATCAACACAGAGAACGGGTCTATTTCGGGCGCTGCGTCATCGTTGAAGGGGAGCGTGGAGTCTCAGATCACAGGTATGGGGAGCGCCCGCGACGCTCTGGCCGACATCGGCCTTACGGATACGGAAGAGGAGTTGGGGCAAATTCAGGCACAGACCCAGAGCATCTCGGCCGAGGTACTCACCACCCGAGCGTCCGTAGACAGCATCGAAGCGACTATCCAGGACACCCGGACCGAGGTGTCCAACCAGACCACCGTCATCAACGAGCACTTCGACAAGATTTTGTCCGACGACTGCAAGTCCAATGTGGTCATCGTGCCCATCCTCGCGCGTGACGCCTCCGGGTTCTTCGCCGCGCCCAGCCTGGGGCTCATCAACGCGCTGGAGCAGTTTCTCGAAGCGCGCAAGGAGGTTACCCAGACGGTTGAGGTAGTCTCTGGTGAGGACTTCCTCATTCGCGCTGTTGTTACCGTTCGTATCGGCGTGATTCCTGGAAACGCCGAGAGCACGGTCCTCGCTGCGGTCGCGACCGCAGTTGACAATCTTCTCCGAGATCGCCGGTTCGGGAGGTCTCTTTTCCGCTCGAACATCATAGACGTCGCGACCCTTGTTGAGGGAGTCAGCTTCATCGACGCTACCGTCAATGGGTCTCTAGATCGCGACGACAACCTCGTGACCGACAAGCTGGACACCTTGGGAAACCTCCTTGTGGAGGATACGGAGGTCATCACCAAGGGGACGGTCACGCTTTCGACGGTCTTGGATGAGGAAGCCTCATGATCCCTGTCCCGAACGAGAAGCAGGTTTGGCTGGTTCTCTCAGGTAGTGGGATGAAGCTTTACGCATTCCTGGGCGCTCTCAAGGCCCTGGTAGAGCACGGGTACCGTTTCACTGGTGCTACAGGGACGTCTGGGGGTGCTGTGGTCGCCGCCATGCTGGGAAAGGTGTGGGACCCGACCAAGCCGACGGAATCCGTGAATGAGCTGATTCGGCTTGCCGGGAAGTTTCGTCTCCTCAGCTATCTCACGGTTCGTTGGCAATTTTGGGAGTGGACGCTCACCAAGGTCTTTCGTCGCGGACCGAAGGGAGTCTTCAAGACCACCAAGATGCTCAAGTTGTTTCGCGAGCTGATGCCCCCCACCATAGGCGATGCCCAGCTCCCTCTTCGCATCACGGCGACGCAGGTGAATCTTCAGACAACGCATCCGGTGCTGTTCACGGCTTCCGATATCGACCTACCTCTTGCTGTCCTCGCTTCGATGACTCTTCCGGCACCCATCTTCGATCCGACGATGTGGGGCAAGGCCATGCTTCAGGACGGCGGGTGGTTGGCGAACCTCAGCATCCCCAAGGACCAGAAGAGGGTCGTAGCTCTCTACTTCGGGGAGATTAGCCTCGTAGCTTTGGCTGCCCCTATCGAGGGCGCAGAGCTGGTACCGGTGAAAGACAACATCGATCTGCTCTTGCGCAACGTCCTCGGTACGATTGACGGTAATATGCGCCGCTCCATAGAAGACGCTGAAGAGGAGGGGGTAGAGCTTCTACGGCTGGCGCTCAAGACGGATTTGGAGGGAGGTGACTTCTTCGCTTCTTCGGAGGCGATCCAGGGCGCTATACAAGACGGGTACGACAGCGCTACGCGGTCTTTGAACAACGGGACCTCTTGGTAGCGCTGTGGCAGTAGACCTGACCTTCCTGATGCGAGCACTCAAGGTCACGGACCCTATTAGGTTCGTGTACTGGCCGTCCATCAACACCCCAGACTCCGCAGGCGCGCAGGCGCCTGTGCCAGCAGGGGAGCTGGCTGACATAATCGATCTGGGCACCTATGGAGGTGGGGTAGAAAACTTCATCAACCGCGCGTTCAAGTTCACCTTGCCTCAAAGGCACGTGTACTGGATTACGGAAAACGCGCCAGACCCGATAGGAGTACAAGCTCCCGTACCGGCGTCGGAATTAACTGATTTTGTGGCCCTAGCAGTATTCGTTGAACCCATAGCCGCCTATGTAGAAGACTTCGAGCAAGACGGCCTGTGGGGGCAGGGCCTCGGGACGGATGTCCAAGACCCGGGCGTTCCCACACACTACTGGGCGTTCGCTACGGCAGACGTCAGCGGCGCGGTTGTCGCAGATCGAGGTTCCGGCGGAATAGACGGCGGCCTACAAGACGGGGCATCTGTCATTACGACAGGCTTAATCCGATCAGTTGACGGCGCACTGTTCATACCCACGTCGCCGGGTGGTGATGGCTTGGGGCCGTCGCTGTCTGTAGGCGCATCCTGTGACTTCGACAACGAAGATTTCACCGTCGCCGGCTGGGTCCAGATAGAATCCGGCTCCGTCAATCGTGGGCGCATCATCGGCAACACCACAGCCGCTGGCGGTACGGGTTGGGCCATAGACAGCACAGCCGGCTATGAAATCAGGCTTGAGTCTGGCGCGAACGTGATCGTGTTTGATGCAATCTGGCATCCCGCTTACGTAGGCGTGGGCGCTGCCCTCTTGGTAAAAGCGGCAGCGTTCTTCTTCATCGCCCTTACCTGGGAAACCGCTCTCGGTAGAGCCAGATTCTACAGCAGCTCGTTTAGAGCTGACGGGCCACAGATTCGGAATGAAGTCGTCGACACGAATCTCATCGGCGCTAGTTTCGCCAACGCAAACGCGACAATCGCGGGTAGCAGGGCCACAGGCAATCCAGATCCTAACGACTGGGATCAAACGCTAAACAACGGGCGCATAGATGACCTAATCGTGTACAGGGGCACGGCCCTCACGCAGGGCGAACTAGCCTTCCTGGCGAACACGACGCTCGACGGCGGTTTGGTGGTGTAGTGGCAAATCAAGACTGGTTCATCTCAAACGCATTTAGCTGCTCTGGCGGTGGCGACGTAACCAACCAGTTTCTAGGTCTGCGAGGGCAGGCTGTCGCCCGACGCAACGATGAGCTAGCCATCGGCTTTCACGTAGGCGAGTACGGAAGAATGTACGCGCTGCCGGCGCACTTTTTCTGTGACGAGATGATTCAAACAGTCCTAGAACCCACGGTTCAGGACGCGAAATTCGTATTCCCGCCGTTCGGATCCAGAGTCGATATCCGGTATGTCATGAAGATGATTAAGACGGCTGGATCGGATCAGATATCTATCCATTCGGAGTTGGCGTCTAAGATGGCACGCAGTGCCATAACCCCTGTAGGCGTGCCACCACAAGGCTACAGCCTAGTTTACAGGCGAGACACCGCGGGTCTATACGACTTACGTTTGATCCTTCGCGGGTCTGGCACGTCGATCGTGAACGTCCCGGGGGCGACAATAGGGCACGATCTAGTCGTCAGCTTCCGCTTGGTGGTTACTGACGAGTCGTTTCAGGACCGTATTGATGTCTACCAAGAAGACACCGTCGGAGGCGGTGCATGGAACCTGCTGCACACGGAGTTGGTGTCCAACACGGCCTCGCACTACCAACCGTGGGATAGTAACGGGTTTACAGGATACCGATTTTCGGAATTCGGTAACGTCAATGCCAGTTTTGCCTTGGTCGAAGTACCGATCTATAGGTACCAGGCCCAGGTAGACGATACGGGCGCGTACCCCTCGTTTCCAGCCCCTCCGCATCTGTGGTCCATGAACGACGCAGACACTGCCGGCGGAGTCCTTACCGATATTGGGAGCGTTGGCGGTTCCGACGCTACAATCGTTGGAGGGGTAGAGACAGGCGACATCGGCGTCGCCAACGAGGGCTATGACTTCGATGGTTCTACCGGGTATCTGCGGCTGCCTGATGGTAGCCTGGACGTCAACGCTCAGGACTTCTCAGTCGCGGCTTGGGTGAACTGGGACGGCGGGGCTGGTGGAGCCTCCAAGCGAATCATACAGAACCGAGGCACCGGTTTTTTGGGAACCGTTCCCGGCTGGAATCTCATGATTCTCGACTCGGAAGTTCCATCTCTGCATGTAGACGACGGTGCTGGAAACTTCATCGATATCATGCTCGTCGCGGCTGTCGTACAGAACGTGTGGACCCATATCGGCGTCACGTGGGAGAATGCGACCGGTACAGCGAAGGTATACGTCAACGGTAAGCAAGCTGGTACGGCTACCAACGCGGCACTGATCGGCGCCAACTTGACCAGTGGACGCGCATCGACAATCGGTGTAGCCGCTGACGGTCTGCCCGGCGCCCTGTCTCAGTGGTGGTCTGGATTACTCGACGAGGTGGTGGTTTACCCAAGCGCATTGCTGACGGCTGGAGAAATGTTCGATGTCTACCGTGAGGGCACGCGGTCACGGTCGCTGGTCAGTCCAGCCGCCGAAGGATTTCCTGCTCCGTTGCATCTCTGGCGCATGGACGATGTCGACACGGGAGGAGGTGTACTTACCGATGGCGGCGTTACTGGCGGATTTGACGCCACAATCGTTGGGGGGATTACGACAGGTGTCGTCGGGCAGGTGAAAGAAGCGTACGACTTTGACGGAACGACTGGGTATCTCCGTCTTCCCGATGGAAGTTTAGATATAAATGCCCAGGACTTTTCAGTCGCAGCCTGGGTCTTATGGGACATCGGAAACGATGCGTCCGCGAAACAGATTATCCAGAATCGCGGGCCTGGACTGCCTGGGTCGTTCCCTGGGTGGTTTCTGCGCCTTGAGGCCGCAGAAAACGTCAACTTTTTCCTCGATGACGGTGCAGGTAACGTGGTTCAAGCTGGTTCACCAGTATCGATACCTGTGACCGGGAACGTGTGGACCCACATCGCTGTCACGTGGGAGAATGCGACTGGTACAGCCAAGCTGTACGTGGACGGCGTCAGTCGTCACGCAGCTTCTGACCCGGCCCTCATTGGCGCAGATTTCACCAGCGGTGTCGCGTCAACCATCGGCGTCGACGCCGATGGGTTACCAGGGACGGTAGCTAGGTGGTGGTCCGGCTTGATGGACGAGGTCGCGTTCTGGCCCGGCGTGCTATTGACGACGAGCCAGATATTCGACATCTATCGGCAGGGTAGGAAAATGCTTTCTTTGGTGTAGGGGTAAGGTTGACCGCATGATCGAGACAAAAGTAGGCTCAATCGTTCTGGTTGGAGTGGTCAGTCCGGGCGGGTCTGTTGGGTTGTTCCCTCGTTCCGCAGTGAGGGACGCATCGGGTGTACCTATCGGTGTGAGTCCAGTTGATCTTTCTGTAGACCTAGGGGACGGGGGTTACCTTGGGACCTTTGTCGCTCCGTTGGTCTCTGGGTACTACTCGATTATTACAACCTTCTATACGGATGCTGGGCACACCGTCGTAGCGGGCGGAGAGCCTGTACTCCATGAGACTTTGCGAGTAGTTACTCCACCATCTGTAGCCCATGTCAACTTTGCCTATGATGAAGCAGGAGAGCAACTTTTTGTGGAAGTGTGGTTGGAACGAGAGGGGCAGGTGGTGCTATCTCCTACCTCTTGTACGGTGGCACTCCGAGACAAAGACGAGGCCATCATCGCCAGTTTGGCCAGCGCAGCTCCGCAGGCATCCAACGGAGTGTTCAACATCGAGCAGGCGGGGGTGCTCTTGTCCGACAACCGCCCCTACAACGCCTTGGTGATCGTTACCGATGCGTTTGGTACGGTCTCCTCTGTGCACTCTGTTTCCACGGTAGCGTGAGCCGTACATGACAGCGATCGTCACCAAGAACCCCCGCGCCCAGCTTCTCTTCCATCGGGTGCCCCCAGCTCGGCGGAAGGTGGAGGTTTTCACTGAACTCGTGGGGATGCTCAGCGCCGCTGGTACAGCGCTCATCGAAGACGCGCCCTTTCTCATCACCACGTTCGACGGTCCCGCTCCGCAAGAGATCGGCGCCGAGCTGATCACTCCTGCTTTCACAGCAGCGTACTCGCTCACCCCTACCTCCGCGGTCCTGACCGACGCAGAAGGCTCTCCGTCAAAGTCTGTCATCGCCGCCCCAACGGCTTTCCAGTCAGACGAGACCTTCTCAAAGACCCTACCGCTGGAAGAAGTGGGCTTTGTTCTTACAGCCAAGGCAGAGGACAAAGGGCCGGTGCAGGCGACCTTCTCGGTTCCGTTCTGGCCGCGGGTGTACGCTGGGGTATCTGCGCCACTACTGGTTGGAGGGGGGGATGAGGCGTTCGTCGAGGCGTTGGTTATTTCCGCAATTCAAGGCACGGTAGAGACCATTTTCGCCGTCAGTATAGGTGTGGGGGAGCGGTTCTTTTGGGCGGCGCCCCTCTTACTCGGTCCGCCGAAGTTCGAGGTTGTGAACCAGCCCCTTGTAGGAGCGATTCTCATCAACGACGCTATTGCGGTTACACCTGGCACGCCGAACGGGGTACCCGTTACATACCAGCTTTGGATGGGAGACACAGACGACCTTGGACAGGTTACTGTCCAGGTGTCGGAGGTTTAAGCGTGGCGTGCGTTTCTCCCACCTCTACGCTCTTAGCGCCATCAGGTGCCCTGCTGCTTTGTATCGGTCAGGCTGCTACGCTCAAGTTGCGGATAGAAGACGCATGCGAGACACCGGTACCGCTGGCCAATACCAAGATACTCTTGTGCGCAAAGAGATGTAGTGACGATGAGTTTCCGACTCTCTTTCTTTCGACCGATGACCCTACACAGATACTAGTGGTGGAGGACGGTCTAGCCTATGTGTTCTTCAAACAGGCAGACACTGTAGGTTTAGATCCGGGAAACTACATATTCGACGTGTGGTTGATCTTTCCGGTAGACCAGCCTTTTCCGCTCATCAAGCGTGCTCAGCTTACCCTCTCCAAGTCTACTTGTATTCCTCGGTTGTAACGGAGGTTCCGTGCCTGGAGTAGTCGTCGATGGTATCGAGAAGGAAATCCCCGGGCTGGTTTGTCGGCACTGGAAAGAAGTGCCGAGCTATGCGCTCAAGGCCGTTGAGGACTACCGAGCCCGTCGCACCAAGTGGGTCCGAGCGATCGTGCTCCACACCACGTTGGGGAAGCCAGACGTCAAACAGATCGAACCCGGACAAGGTCCGCACACCCGCGCAGCACAGCGTATCGGTAAGTGGTGGAGCAAAGACGGCCGGCGCGCCGGGTGTCACTTGATGTGTGATCTGGATGGGTCGTGGGCAAACATGGCTGACCTCGCCACCGCGACCACGTTCCATGCTGGAGCGGTCAACGACAACACTATCGGCATCGAAATCTATCAAGACGGAGAAGACGGCGTCCTCTTCGACCAGCAGCTTCAATCAGTTGTCCTGATGTGTGACTACCTCACGCGGGTCTTCGGGATTCAGCGTCAAGTGCACTTTCCTTTCGTCGGTCCAATCCAACGGCTTCGCAACGGTGGTGATGACTGTGTAGGCATCTATGGGCACCGGGATGTCACATCCACCAGGAGTCGGGGAGACCCTGGCGACGCTGTCTTTGAGCGGCTCGTTGAAGGCGGCTACGAACCGTGGGACTACGATGCGGAGGAAGACCTCAGCGCGTGGAAGCTGCGGCAGCACCACCTGAACGAGATGTTCGATGCGAAGTTGGTTGTAGATGGAGTTGCTGGGCCTGGTACCGTCAGCGCATTGAGGGTTCTGACCGGCCGGCCCTACGGGCTGCACGTTACACGACCGGGCGACTGACGACCTTATCCGTCAGGAGGTTTGAAGCATGGCGAACACGCCGCGCATGGGTTGGCCGCTGGTTTCGGAGTTTCGTGATCCGTGGATCCGAGACTTCAACCAACTCGTCACGGCCCAGGAAAACTCCGCCTTTGCGGCCCGGGAAGACCGTCATCTCATCATGCGCGGTGGTGGTACGTTTACCTTCAGCGCCATCGCCAACACGATCGAGTGGGAGGATGTCTGGGAGATGCTGGCCGCCATCTCTGGCTTCCTCTGGCGCATCCAACCTCCTACCAGTCCTATCGATCTGGAAGACGGGGAGACCCTATACGCCGAGCTTGTCCGCCGACCCACCAACAACGTCAACGTCCCTGTCGCGGCAGCCTCCCAGGTACCGTCCAGCGACGCTCACATCGCGCTGGCATTTCGCAAGGGTGACAAGGTCTACTTCCGTAACGGCGCCGTGCTCGACGATGGGGTTCCGGCCAATGTCATCGAAAACCCCAGCGGCGCCGGGGACTTCGACAATCTTCCTCTTGCGACGAATGAATCTACAGATCAGGCCACCTTCCAGGTCATCGGCTCCTTTGAGCTGGACGCGACCGAACACGACTCGGTCCAGTTTTCCACCGTAGCCAACGTGACCGACGGCGCGCTCACCGGGGAAATTCAGCTCTTCAACCTGACCGATGCGGGGGCTGTCATCACCCACACCTATCCAGGGACGCTGACACCCGCCTCTACCGTGTCGGCTGTTCTGTCCCTGCCGGCTGGCCCGCGCCTGTACGAGGTGCGTCACCGAGTAACAGGAGGGACGCCCCCCAACGATCGCATCGTGACGTCCTGGGCTGGATTCAAGATCGACTAAACCGCCCGTACGGGCGGATTGGTGGGAGGTACATGAGCTTCGGTTGGGGTTACGGACCGTTCGGACACGAGCCTTTTGGAGAATGGCCGTGGTCGAAGTACGTGCTCTTCGACCTGCTCCCCGAGCTGCATAAAGGACAGGACGCAGATCCGAACCAAGGAAACGGGCAGCTTGAAGCCTGGACCAAAGGCTTGCGCCCGTCCTTCGACAGGTTCAAGCGGCGCATCGCAGACTTTGGCGACTTGCGAGACCCTCTGCGGGTACGCAGCGCATTCGACGATGTCACCACGCTTCGCCTCGGGCCGCAAATCCTCCTCCAAGGACAGATCGAACAGAGGGGCCTCGAAGGGCAGGTACTCGGAACGGGTAACTTCTTCTCCAAGAGGGGGCGGTTCAGAGATCGAGATATCGGCAAAGAGCTGACACTAAAAAATTCCCGGGTATCAGCAAACAACCGTACCGTCGTCATCTCTCAAGTAATTGGACTACAAGAGATCGTAACCCTCCCGTCTTTGGTGTTCGATGCAGGTGACAACCTCCTTCGTTGGGAGCTGCGCGCTGCTGTCGACCGGCCGGCGAACGAGATCGCAGTCGAAGTGCAAGCCGGAGACGTATCCGAGATCGCACCCGGTTGGGTTCTGACCGACGGTCTGGGTTTCTTCAAGGTGTTGGCTCGTCGACAGTTTCAAGATCCGAACGACGAGCGCAAGGTGCTCACCGAGCAGGAAGGAAAGAACGGCTCCATCGATACGTTTGGGCGGTTCACTTCTCCCACGCTGCGGGTAGACCAGTTCGATGTAGGGAAGGTGCTCACAATCTCGGGGTCAACCACCCCAGAGACCAACGCTCCGTATGTTGTAGAGGCTGTCGTAGATGACGGTTCGGGCACCCTTATTCTGGAGCTAGACCCTGTACCCGATCCAGACGTCGGTCCTCTCGTTTGGGCTATCCGCCCGCGACCTGAACTGGTGCTTCAAGCATCTGGAACGCCGCGAGGGGTGGTCGAGCAGAGCGGTTTTGATGGGGAGTTAGATCCTGATGGTACACTCGCTACGGACATCTTCCGTGCATCCTCCGGGGCTTTTTCCGCCGGAGACGTTGGCAAGACGGTCTTCCTACGTGGCTCAGATGGGCAGGTAAACGATGGCCCAACGAGGGTACTAGGTGTACTCAGCCCCCGTCGTCTTCAGCTCGATGCGACCTTTACCGTACCCGAGACGAACACCGGAAGCCTCTTTTGGGAGCTGCGGACGGCTACCGTTCTTGGAGACCTGTCGCAGGTAGAGGCGGGACCTCAGAGTCTTTTAGAGCTACTCGCACAAGACTTCGGCATAAAGCTGGACCGTCAAGAGAGTGAGGCTCGTCAGCGGAGCTGGGTCCGTAACATCGGCCAATGGATCAGTATCAAGGGGCAGGCCCGGGCGTACGAGGTTCTCGCGAAAATTTCCGGCTTCGAGGCAGAGGTCAGCCAGCTTTGGCACATTGGGCCTGGGTTTCTCGATACCGTTCCAGCCGCCAACGTTATTGAGATTGGCGAGGCAGGTGAAGGTCGGTCGGGCGCAGACGGCAGCCTTACCCTCGGCGCAGGACGAATCCGCCTCAACTCTTTGACGGCTGTGTTCACTGCGGCGGACATTTCGCGTCAGATCAGGATCCGCGATTCAGACTTGGGGACGAACGATAAGCTCTACACGATTGATCGGTTCCTTGACGCCAACACAGTCGAGTTTTCTCTTTCCGATACCGCGACGTTGCCGGAGGCTAACAACGGAAGCCTCTCCTGGGTGGTCTTGCGGCTCTACACAGACCTGCCTCCGCTCATCCCAAGGTTCGATGAGATCCTGGTAGAGGAGCTGGAAGAGCGCGTCGCCGAGACTTTTCTCCCCTACGATGCGCTTACAGCGTCTTTCACGGTAGGCGAGCTGGTCACTGGCGGGACTTCAGGAGCTACAGCCGCACTGGTTTCCTTCACCGAAGACGGCCCCGCAGGGGAGCTGCGCCTGGCAGATGTACGAGGAACCTTTCTCGACAACGAGTTGCTCACAGGCTCCGTCACAGGGTCCGCAGACGCCGAGCTGTCGGGCGGGCAGGTGAAGTTCTTCGGAGTCGATCGCTTTTGTTGGGAAGCGGATTTCCTTGCTGAGGTAGGTGTCAAAGTAGTCCTGGTAGAGCCCCTGTTCCCCGATCCGGACATTTTTGCGGTGGAGGTTGAAGGCCCGGGGAATGTCGTGATTGACATTGGTCGCTGGACCTTCGTCGATCGCACCGGGCAGCAGTTTTTTGTCGACACCGTCCCCGAAGGGCGGCTCGATTACGACGCCCAGACGCAGGTATTTCTAGCCGGTCAAACGCTTTACGGCCCACAGGAGCTGGACTACGACTCCTTTGCGGGGCCTGGTTTTATCACTAGCCAAACCATAACAGGAGGTACCTCTGGCGCTACGGCAGTCATCGCCGATGACGACAACGTAGGTGCAACCGGAACCCTCAAGCTGGTCCAGGTAGACGGAATCTTCATCGATGGTGAGACCCTCACCTCCGGAGCGAATACCGCAGATGTGGACGGAGACATCCGCATCATCGACCAAGCGCTCATCACGGCTGTGGAAGAGAGCGGTCTTACAGGTACCCTTATCCTCGCGGATGTGCGCGGAACGTTCGATGACGACGTCCTGATCTGGTCCATCCTCGACACCAATGGTGACGGTCAGCCAGATACAGGAACGAGCATTGGTGCCGCCCGCGCTGATGGAAATCTGCGCTACCGGTTCACGACCAAGGTCGCCGCAGCGCCCAAGCTCTCCTCCCCGGAGGGCGTCTATGACCTGGCCTACGAAGGGCTCGTCAACTCTTTCACGGTTGGCGACACTGTCACCGGCGGCACTTCCGGGGCTACAGGGGTCATCCTTGAGATCGTGGAGAACCCCGACGACACCGGGGTCCTGACCATCGACACGGTCACGGGCGGTCCTGGGCCGTTCGAGGAAGGTGAAACCATCACCGACACAGGAGGTGGGGAAGCAACCGTAAGCGCTGTGCTCACAGGATCTGCTTCCGAGACGGTAGGGGGAGCGCCCGGCTTCTGGGACAGCTTGCTCAAGTACGAGTGCGAGCCGGAGAACACCTGCGACTACTGCCCGAGCTACGTGGCGTTCGCCAACGTCACGGAGGGGGACATCGCGGCAGAGGTAGGGGTCGCCATTGAGAACGCCTTCCAGCGCGTTTTCCGGCGCTTCGAGGAGGTGACCCCAGCCCACGTACAGCTCGCGACCCGTTTCACCCGTGAGATCGACATCAGCCTGAACCTCCAGCTAGAGCTGGGGGAGTGGGTAGCGGCGTCCAACATCTTCTATTTGTTCCTGACAGGGCTCTTCGATCTTGGTATCCCTGTGGACCTTGTACCCCTGGACGTGGCGTTGAAGTTGGCCAAGATCGTACCTCTTCCTCATCCCACGGCAGACGTCTCCGGATCGGCGTTTGGTGAGCTGTTTGCCGACAGCACTGGCCTCGGGCCGTCGGGTAACGAGATCGTGTTTGAGGGCTCAGGCGACGGAACGGTGAGCTGACCCCATGCTACTTTCCACCTTTTTGGCCGACGCGATCTTGGAGCACTTCTTCCTTGCCAATGCCCAAGCCTCACCCGCCAACCTCTGGCTGGCTTTGAACATCGCCGATCCTGAGGCGGACGACTTCACGGCAGTGGGCAAACCCGTTCCCGGGCAAAGCGGCGCCGCAGCGAGCATCATAGCTGGAGCGCCAGCGGGACAGATGCGGGTCACCGGGCTCACAGGGATGGTCGCCGACTCGGTAGAACGGGAGCTGGAAATCTCTGGTGCTGCATCAGGAGGTAACAATGGGACCTTCGACATCGATGCGTTCGTCGACGTCCTGACGGTGGACGTGATCAATGGTGCGGCCGTCATTCCAGATGCCAACAACGGTGCTATCTCTTGGGTAGAGCGGCTTCCGCCGACCGAGTTGGGCTCGGGCATCGGCTACGCGCGCCAGCCAGTCACCTTCGCCGCCATCGTCGCTCTCGCCGCGGGCAGGCGCATCGACAACGACACCAACCTCACGTTCGGGCCGGCGACAGCGGATTGGCCCGCCATCACCTATTTTAGCGTCCACGACGCCGTCTCAGGTGGCAACATGCTCGGCCGCATCCAGATGGCGGGAGGCAAGATCGTTATCAACGGGCAATCCTTCGGGGTCGGCATCGGCCAGACAGAGATCACGGCGCGGACGGCCTAGCTAGGAGCCTGACATGGCGATCATTGCCGGTGTGGTGACAGACGATGCTCGGGTGTTCTGGCCGCAAGAAAAGAGCGGTCTGGTCACGTTCAACGTCATTGACGAGTTCAAGGTGGGGGAGGGGGGCTGGATCGATCCGGGTAGCGGCAAGGTCCGACGTATCCCCGACCCAGCTCTGCGCAATCCAGTGACCGGCCTACAAGACATCGACGCTGCCATCGACGCAGATCGACCAGTCGTCCAGCAGCGCTACCCCGCAGACTCCCGCGCCACGTTCACCAAATCGCTCACCGTCGCGGACATGCTATTTGAGACGCCGTCGATTCTTCGGGTTGCGATCCGTTTGGACTTCGGCGAGTTCAACGACGATGGGTTCGCCAACAGCCCGGAGCTTTGGGAGGTCGGCATCTTCCAAGACCACCCCCTGGCCGGCTCGGTCTACCCAGCAGGGACCAAGCTCATGGTCGGCTACGCAACCTTTCCCCAGGAGACCAAGAGCGCAGCCGTACAACTTGAGAACATCATCCGCCTCATCTACTGAGCTGTGTTTCTGACGTACTACTGAACCATGCCTACCACCCTCGTCTCCTTTGCCGATGCTGAGTTCGAGCTGCGGTTCAAGCGCCCGCTGCTTACGGAAGGCATCAACAAGAAGAAGGCGGTCAACACCCCGGCGGGTATCTACCGCGGTTTTCGGCTAGCCCCCAGCATCTCGAACCTCGCGGTCACGGTCATGGCAGACCCGACTACCCAGGACCATGCGCTCGTACACGTGAACGCTACTGGCGAGGCCATCTCCCTGCGTCGGATCGGCGGAGACTTCCAGCTCAACCTGACGCAGTTCGCCAGCAAGACGATCGTCATCACAGTCTTTGTTCGGTACCAGGTTGGCGCGAACACCACGGCTGATATCCGTGTCTTTGAACTAGGCCCGCTTGATGAGTTCACCGGAGCCAGCGATGAACTGATCGTGCTGGGCACCGTGACGGTCCCGGCCGCGGGGGTCATCCCAACAGCAGACATCACCCCTCTTCATCGGACAGAGGCGTGGGAGAACACATCCGACGCGGCCATCCAGTGGGCGCCGCTCACCAAGAACCCGAGCTTCGAAATCTCTCGCAACGGCGCCCAGGCGCCTCCGGATACCCGGCTCGCCGACTTCTGGGAGTTCTTGGCGTCCGATGGTTTCCTGTGGGAGGTGGAAGAGGCAGACCCGAACACCGGAAACCGGTCTGTTAAGCTGGTCGCACCAGCGGTGCTCTCCACGGTCACGACCGCGCGGATTGTACAGTACATCAACGCGCCCACCCTGACGGACCGGTACTACAAGCTTAGCGTCGCGCTGCGTCTCCTTGAGGCACCGACGGCCGGCTCTGCCTTCATCGAGCTGGTTTTCCGCAACAAGACGGGGGCCAAAACCACCGAGACGATTTCCATCGACCTGTCAGCTCCGGATGCGAACTACCGTACCCTCGAAGAGATACGAAGAGTGGGTCTGGTGGATGCTGCGATGCTCCAATCCATCGCCATTGACCTCCAAAACGTCGCTTGGACCCCAGCAGGGGACGTTTTCCGCTTCGACGACATCTCCTTGTGGCTGGAGACCGACGGCGTCCAAGACCCGTACACGTTCGATTCGGCTATCGCCCGCGAGCGCCACGCCAACCCCCTCATCCTCCGCCCCAAGGATGGTTCATCTTTCGGAGAGGACGGCGTCAAGATCGAGTTCGACCCCGCCGGAGATGAGGGCGCGCTCGACATCGATCGGCTCAACGACACGCTGGAGACGCATGCGTTCACCCCTGCGTTGCGGCATCGGGGGCGCTTGCTGGACCTGGGGTCGGACTTGCTGGGGACCGCAGATGCGGCGGCTCGGCCCCGTATCCTGGCGCCTTACCAAGACAACCCAGCAACGGCGACCTACACGACCCTGATCGAATCCCTCGGCGTAGGGCTGCTCGGCAAACCCGCCTCCCGCCTACTCGTAGAAGAGGATGGCAACCTGACGCTGACCTTCAACGCTGACTGGAACCCGTCCACGTCGCTGTGGAACCAGGATGATGCGGGCTCGACCTCCAAGCTCCTACAGCTCCTCGACGATGAGGTCCGGCTGGTGCACAAGGACAGCGCCGCCGCCCCGTGGGTAGACGCAGGCTGGGATGTCGAGCTGCTCTCCTTTCTGGACGCAGACAAGCTCAGGGTCCTGGACAGCCTGCTGACGCTAGATGCAACCCTCCAAGAGCTGAGTTTTGACGCTGGGACGCTTTTTGTAGGAGGCATCGCTCCTCGTCACGTTCGGTTCTTCGGCACCGGTGTGGAGTTCGACGAGACGGACGAAGTCATCCGAGCGTTCGGTAGCTTCGTGTGGGATGGGGTCAACGAGGAGTTCTTCCTAGGATCTCCGCTGGGAACGCTACTTGGGGTAGAGCCCACCCTTCTGAGCTTCGCCTCCGGGTTTTTCGAAGCCGACGTGTTCGACAACACGACCAACCTCAACTCCGGAGACGTGTTCTTTGATTCAAACGCCCAGGTGTTTGCAGCGTTTGCGGGGCGGTTCCGGTACGACGATACCGCTGACGTGTTCAGGTTGTTCGGTACGACGCTGGGAAACTCGGCGGTGTACTTGGACAACGCAGCGGAGGTGTTGTCGATCTTTGGTGGCGGGGATGTCGGGGACGGCCTCACTCTAGACAAGACTGACTTCTTCGAGGTGTTAGGTAACGGTAGCGCGAACCTTAGCTCGGGGCTCAGGGTAGACATCAGCGTTGACCAAATATCCTGGCTAGGGGCTTTTCAGTACGCCAAAGACGGTACTGCAATATCAGGGGATGCTGATCCTTTGATGCGCCCCTTCTTTGGCCTATCTGACGGAAGATTGGACCTAGGTAGCGGTCTGTCTCGCGCCATCGTTAACCGAGTCGAGGCTACTACGGTCCGTGCCAACTCCCTTCTAAAGAGCAACGGCACAGATCCGGTGGTGGTCAGATACCGCCCTGTGGAATTTCGGCCAGTGAAAGGAGGAGGAACCGACGGTAAACCCTCGGCTGCGGATATGCGGGAGCAGTGGTCCAAGGCGACCGGTTGGCAGGGGGGGACAGGGACCACCAACATATGGGGTGTTTTTGGTCTCGATTTGGGGCGTAAACCAACAGCGGTGCGGTTTCGAGGTCGTTTTCTACAGGAGGTTAGTCCGGCGACAAACGATACGTACAGAGTGCTTATGGGCACGCGAAACAACCCGGAAGCGTTCGACGAGTTTACATTCACCATGGACGGTGTGCTTCTTAGCAATGAGTTTGACTTTGCTATTGATGTCGAGTTCGACGAGCCGCCAGGGGGTACAGGTATCCTGGACGATGAGCGTAACTGGGTCATGTGTGTGGAGCTTTCGGATTCCGGACTTAACCCAATTCGTGTCGAAGAAATCGCCATCGACTTCGAGTACGCCAACTACAACGACGCCATCGGCGAAGCAGGGGCCAGGTACTGATGCCCGCTACGCTCCTCACCTTCGGCGCAGCAGAGGTCCAAGCCCGGACCAAGTCGGCTCTGCTCACCCAAGAGATCAACCGCAAGTTCGTCGCCAGCGAAGCTCCCGGCATTTACCGCGGCTTTCGCCTCACTCCCGGTGCAGCGCCCCGCACAGTAGAGGTCCAGGGCGACCCCGAACGCAGCGACCACGCTGCCGCTCTGCTCACTGCTTCTGGGGTCAATCTATCCGTACGCCGCATCGGAAACTTCACCGTCGACCTGACCGCTTTCGCCGGCAAGCGCGTCGTCTTGGCCCTCGCTGGCGAGTACGACGTCGGCTTCACGACCGTCTCTCGTCTCCAAGCCTTCGAGCTGTCGCCGACAGATGAGTTCACCGGGGCTGCCGGCCTGGAAGTGACCGCCCTGGGAACAGTGGACGTCCCGGCCACGGCCGTCCCGCTGGTAGCAACCGACATCTCCGCGTCTTTCCGCTCCGATGCCTGGCGGGCGAAGTCGTCCGGAGAAATCTTCTTCGCCCCCATCATTCTCAACAGCGGCTTCGAAAACGCTCGTACCGGCGCCGTTACCCCAGCCGAGAGCCGCTTGGCAGACGGCTGGTTCTTCTCTGCCACCGACAGCTACACCTGGACGATCACCGAAGCCGCTACCCACGCAGGAGTACGATCGGTCGAGCTGGCAGCCCCCGGACCCCTTACAACTACCGTCGACCTGGCCCTCCTTCGGCAGTTCGTGAACATCCCGGTCGACCACGCCCCCTCTGTTCGCCTGGAAGCGTTCATCCAGCAGCCGTCCCTCGCGACCGTAGGTGGCGCCATCCGTTTCGAGCTTGGTTGGGTAGACAAGGACGGCACTGACCTCACGACAACCTCCGTGGATTTCACGCCGCAGGGAGTCTCCGGTGCCTTTGTGCGCTTCACCGACACGGTCATTCCCCCAACAGGGGCGGCCCTGCTGCGACGCATCGAGCTTCAGGTAGACGACGTGCAGGTGGGTTCGGCGGGCGTGGTCTTCCGCGTCGATCAGGTACAAGTGTGGGTGCAGACGGTTGGGCCGGACAACCCGTACCTCTTCAAGGAGGCGTGGGCACGCGAGGTACAAGCCGGCCCGTTGACCCTTCGTGACCCTGATGCCGATCAGGATTCAGATGGTGTTCAGCTTGCGGTCGATGACTCAGATCCGACGGAGGCGTTCCTCGACCTCCAACGGATGCGGGACCTGCTCAACGACAAGAGCCGGGACCCCGCACTGCGTATGGCTGGGCGTCTTCTGCTCGGGTCAGGGCTTGGCGACACAGCCGCGAATGCGCAGACGGCTCGTGTCTCCGCGCCGGTGTTCTCCACCAGCTCCTACAATCTGCTGTGGGAGAGCGCGTCCTCCGGAGGGCGAGCTACAAGGATTTATGTCAGCAGCCTCGGTCTCCTCGCGATTACGACCAACGCTGTCTGGGACGAAGCGACCTCCATGTGGTCGCAGGACATCGCAGACAGCTCCATGCGCTTGCTGCTCACCAATGTAGCACTCACTTTGCAACACAAAACAGTGTCCGGTCCATGGGCCGAAGGTTCATGGGATAGTAACCCAGCAGTGTTTACCAACACAGCGACACTTTTACTTGACTCTAGTGTGCTGCTAACAAGCACTTTGTTTAGCTTGTTCTCTAGCAAGTTTTCGGTAAACGATGCAGCCGATCTGTTTACAACCTCATTGAGCAACTTTACTCTGACCTCCGCACAGCTCACTCTGCTCACATCTTTTGTGTTCACGCTGGCGACGAAGACGCTAGCCATCACGGACGGTCACGCCACCGTTCCAAGTCCGACAACAGGCGCAGGTGGATCCAATGGGCCGTTTACGGATGTGGTGAAGAATGAGCTGCGTGCGAAGAGTTTCCCAGCGATGTGGGGGCGCGTCCGTTGTGGGAACGCTGGTGCAGACGACCCGCCGTCCGTGCGCAATGGTTTCAGCATCGGTACCGGGAACGTGGCCTACACGGTATCTGTTCCCCGAGGCATCCGTGTTACGCTTGCAGGCGGCTTGGGTATTGGCAGCAGCGACGACTACCAAGTGCAGGCCCAGGTAGACCTGTCGATCTCACCCTCTTTGTTGATCGCGACCGTCGAATCGCAGTCCGGGGCAGACTTCGACATCGAGATATGGGATATCTCAGGAGCAGGCGCGCCCGTTCAAGTAGACGCCCGTGACTTCGCCTCCACCTTGTTTGTAAACTTCTCCGTCTTCGCCGAACAGAGTTAGCGGACCAGCAGTGCCTACCATCGTCCACACCTTTGCCGACATTGAGTTCAACATGCGCCTGAACCAGGTTCGGGCGACGGACGGGCTCAACCAAAAACAGGCAATCGAGGCGCCGGCCGGCGTCTACCGAGGCTTCACCCTCGCACCCAACGGGGCGTTCAATCAGACCGTTCAGCTCGATCCGGACCCGGACACCGGCGACAGCTACGCCATCGGCCTGACCGACACGGGATTTGCCGTAGCCGTGCGGGTGGTCGGTTCGTTCAACATCGACCTGGCAGCCCTCGCAGGTACGACAGTCTTCCTCGTTTTGGTACCTGACTACACGATCGTTACACCCACCACCTTCGAGGTGCAGTCTTTCACCGAGGCGGAGTTCAGCGCCCTCTCCGCAGCCGACCAGCGCCGGCTCGTGGTGGTGGGACAGGTAGATGTGCCAGCCGGCGCTGTGCCGGTTGTGACTGCGGATGTGCGCGCCTTGGAGCGTCGCGCTGCTTACCAGAACGAGGGGACCGATCGGGCGCTGTGGACGCCGCTCCTTCAGAACGGGGACTTTCAAAGTGCGGAGTCGAGCGCGGTGTACGAGCGCGCGGCGTTTTACTGGCGCCTGATTCCACCTCCTGGCGGAACGGGCGTTGGAAACTGGGAGATCCACGAATCCGCACCCGACGCTGACGTAGGGCTCAAAAGCCTGCGATGGGTCGTTACGTCGACCGGTAGCTTCAACGGCTCTAGCGCGCTGTACCCTCTTCAGGTCCCTGTCAGGAACATCTCTGGGCAGCGAGCACGTGTCCGTGTCCGGGTCCGTGTAGACCAGGCAGCCGCCGCTGGTGATTTGCAGTTCCGGTTGGTGATGGCGGGAGCAGACGGTACAGCGGACGTCGACGTTCGGATCATAGATCCAATGACGGCGTCAGTTGGCGCGTACCGGACCCTGGAAGACGTCTTCGACGTAAGTGGGTTTTCCCAGACCAGACTTCTTCATCTCGAAGTGTTCTTCAATAACATCACTTTCAACTCACTTGGCGATGCTTTCCATGTAGACAGCGTACAGGTTTGGTGGGAGGGCCGTCCTACTGATGCGCGGTTCCTAGGACTGGCTTCATCGTACCCGAGCGTGGAGGAGTTGCGTTTCGGCGGCGGTGAGGACTTCTCTGGCTACCCCGAAGCCTCGTACCTTCGAGATCCTGGGTCCGGCACGCTGAAGCACGCTCGCGTTGATGGCGATGACGTCAGCGCTAGCCAACCCACCTTCGACACCGCGCGCCTCTCTCTGACCCGTCTGGTTTCGTCTGACGCGCAGGCCGAGCTTACCCGGTTCCTGACTGCATCCCGACGGGCCGGAGCGGTGGTTGACCAGTGGACCCTGCTCTGGGAGAACGACGCCGACGGTGCGGCGGTGTGGCACACCCGGCTTTACGGGTTTTTCCCCGCCGGTTCTACGACCGGACTATCCCTGGCGGTTACCACCAACGCCCGGTACGACCACGCCGGAGCGCAGTGGGTCAAGGATGTCGGCGGTAACGAGTCCTCGCGCGTCATCTTGGGCGATTTCCACAATCTCGACGGGAGCTTCAAAAGCGTCGGGCCGAGCGTTGACTACCACACAGGGGCCAGCCCTTTTGTCGAGACGGCGTGGTTGCGTGAGATAGATCACGTGGGTGGGTTATTCGGGGTCGCGCTCACGGATTTTCTGGACGACGTGACAATCAATGGTGACTTCCGCGCTTTGGAGGTGAACCCCGACCAAACGACGGAGCTTGGGCGAGATCTGGTCGGATCCGCAGGCAACCACGAAACCCCTAGGATTCTCACCGACACGGCTCCCGCAGATGCCGTAGACCCCCGATACACGCTGCTCTGGGAAATGGACACCGGGACCGCAAAGGTGCGCCTGTACACCCGGACAGCCGTTTCCCCTACGGCGGACCCTGGCTTTGTCATCACCCAGAACGCCCGGTGGCGTGAAGCTACCGCAGATTGGGTGGCTGACCTGGCCCTTGGGGGTTTTGCTGTCTTCTGCGGCGGCGCTCCGCCACATCTTGCTGCTGATTTTGCGGTTGCAGTTAACCCAGCGGCAGCAGCCTCCTGGTTGGATACGGCTTGGGCACTCCTCTACGGCGTGAGAAACGTATTTTTTGCGGGAACGGCCCAAGTTACAAACGACCTCACAGTAGACGATCAGCTTAATGTGTCAGGAGATACCTTCCTCGACGGCGATCTGACATCAAACAACGCACAGGTAGAATTCGCCAAGCCACTAGACATGGGACCTCTACCCCTGTCCGCCGGACGCAAAATCTTCCTCCAAGAGGACGCAACGCTTAGCGAGCAACTCTTCGAGGAGTTTATAGATTTCACGGCGCTGGCAGCGGATGGCGCTACAGGAACTGTTCTCTACAACTTCTTTTTCTCCGATCTAGCCACCGATAACGCATCGGTAGACCTTGTTCTTGAGCTATCAGGTACCGCCAAAGGCTCTGCTACCCGGACACTCCATTACAGTATAGTTATCCGAGGATTCTTTGCAGCTAAAGGATCCGACGGCGGACCGAACGGCGGTGCGTTTGAATCGACGGTCGCAATCACGGAGCAAGGCCGCGAGCTTGGTGGGGCGCCAGCTTCGTTCACTGAGACGGTGTTCACCACGCTGGCCACCTACACGGCTTCGATCGGTTCGGACTGGATCGTGAGGCTTGTGGCGCTGTCGAATGCAGGCGTGCGTGTAGATACGCATTGGGTAGGCGTGGCGCGGTACACGGTTTCGAAGGACTCATAGGAGAAAGCCTGATGGCTCTTCAGAAGACGGTCACGACTGCTTCGGGTGTCCAGCTCACAGACGCCTATCACAAGATCACCCACCTTCGATGGGATGAAGCTCACCCGGATCGGGTTCGCTTTACACTTTGCTCCTACGTGGGACAGGCGCAGGCGGATGCTGGGGATCCTCCCGTCGAGAAGAAAGAATACGCATTGCTTTCCTTTGACAAGGCTCACGTGACTGACAACATCCACACCCAAGCGTACGACTGGCTCAAAGACCCGATCAGTCAGTCAGGCTTCGACGCTGACACCACGGATGTGTGATGGCTCTTCAGAAGACCATCGCCCTCAGCAGTGTGCAGGTGGCCAACGCCTACCACCAGGTGCTCCGTGTTGCCTCAGGGCGAGACGGTGCGCTCGCTATCAAGCTAGGGACTTTCAGGTCTCAGACCGAGGCGACCGCCTACAAGGTCGACCCCAAGACAGCCGATCCGCCGCTCAAGGTGTGGGCGTACACGCTCACTGCCTTTGACAAGGCTGGCGCGAACGCCCACACCCAAGCCTACACCTACCTCAAGACCCTCTCCGAGTGGTCTGACGCCACCGACGTTTAGCAGGAGCCCTCCATGTCCGTACGCGCCCGCTTCAAGGCCGAGGTAGGCATCTCATCCACCACAGCGGAGGAGAAAGACCTGGGCAACCTCTCCCACGAGGTTCAGACCGATGACCTAGGCGAAGGCGCTACCCAGAAGGTGGTCGTCCCGGCAGGCGCTGCCGGGCAGGTAATCCCCTGCCCCAGCATCGCCTCGGCGAAGTTCCTCTACGTGCGGACGAGCCCCAAGACGGAGACGGATACCCCGACGCAGCTCGACTTCGCGCTCAACGGCGGCGCCGAGGTTCTTCCCGTCACCCCGCTCGGCACCACCAAGGTGGGGTTTTTGGCGGTCACCCACCCGGGCATCACGTCCCTCACCGTGAACAACGGTGGGACGGTGGACATGGTGGTCATCGTGTCCATGGCAGGGGATTAGGGGTTGCTTGACCCTTGATCTGACGGAGAGTATTGTTGCGCCTACACCCTGTACAGGGGTACGGAGGATGACGTGATCGTTACGATCGAAAATACCACGGATCCGAACAAGACCCTCAACCGCCTGGGTCTGGGCGAGGACGGTCTCGCCACTGGCGGGCAGCGCGAGGATCCGCTCCCCTACCCCTTCAACGAGCCGGCGAACCTGCCCGATGCCAACGGCACGTTGGAGTTCGGCTCTTCTGTGGAGTTGCCGATGCACCCGCGGGACTTCCACCACAGCAAGTCCCAGTCGGCGATGGATGGCGATGGTCTCGAACCCGGTGAGGAGTGGAACATCCTCGTCAACCGTGGCGACGTGACCTTCGGCATCGGGGCGCAGGCCGACGTGCGTGACAACGAGGAGTTGTTCGTCGCGGCTGTTTAGCCGTTGAAAAGATGCTCGGATCTTTGAAATTCCGAGACCACGGCCAATCCGGTGGATATGGCCCGCACCAATGAACAGATGCTCGGATATTTGAAATTCCGAGACGCCGGAGCCTGCATGAGCAACCCGAACAGCCTCCTTGAAGAGATGCGCAGCGTCGCCTTAGGGGACGGCCCCTACGCAGGTTGGCGTCTGTCCAAGACCCCCGAGCAGCTCGGGGTGAACAAGAAAACCGCCTACGAGTCGATCTCGGTGCATCAGGCGACGCTCGGGCACGCGCTCCAGGCCATCCGCGGCGACCAGTTCGAGGAGGCCAAGCAGATTCTGCTGCACCTGCGTGAGAGCGTCGAAGCGTCGCTGCAAGCCCTCGGTGAGGGGAAGCCAATCACAGGCGCCCGCTGAATCCGCCCGTACGGGCGGACGAGAATTTCCCATGGTAGACCATGTGGTAGGTGTGCAAGCTGAAGGCGGGACAGACGTTGTCCTGACGGAGTGCCACGTTCGCGCCGATCGTTTCGTCGCTCGGAAAGGCGCCAAAGCTGTACGGTATGACTGGAAGCGCTTGTGTGGGGTACTTGCTCCGCACGGCTCCTCGGATGCGCACAAGCAGCTCCGACGTGCGACTCCCGGCGCTTTTCTCGGTCTGTCCAAGAACCGCCGAACCGGCAAACTGGGTACGTTTTTCATGTTCAACCCGGATCGAAGTGGAGATTTCCGCCATGTTCTGAGGGCAGATCCGGAGTTTGAGCTTCGCCTCGTTTCGGTATACCGTGTAGAAGAAGTGAATTGGGAAGCGAAGCTCAAAGAGTACCCAAACCCAGCCGCGGCGGCTGATGGGGTCGCAGCGTGAACGAAGACCTTCTTGAAGAACTGAGCGCAGTCTTCCTCGAATTCGATCGAAGCCTGGCGGAGAAGGAGCAAAACCCCTTCAACGCTACGGGACCGCGTGGCGGTTCGGACATCGGTGGTGCGAACCTTCCGGGCTACAAGAGCACACCGCGTGGCGAGACCGATGACTGGAGTTGCCGATGCGCCAACTACCAGTGCCAGTGCTCCGGTCCGAACGGTCAGACCAAGCGCTTCAGCGTGAACCCCGCCTACAAGGCAGGGTACAACGCGGCCTATCGTGAGAAGTACGGCGCCTGGCGTCGTGGAAAGAAGAAGAAGGCCAGCGGCAAGAAGAAAGCCGCGTAGCCCAGAAGGGAACGCATGGTCGCGCTGAGATCACTAGCCAGCGCGCTCAACCCCGTTCACAACGAAAAGCGGGCAGATGCGCTTCTTCTGACCCTGGACGATCAGGACGACACCCCGATAGGGGACTTCCTGCGCTTCCAGTATTTCCCCGACTCGCTGAACGACCAAAAACAGGTCAACTACAACCCCAAAGAGATTCCAGGGGCGACCCTCCCGCTGTACCAGTGGATGAGCACCGGTGAACGGCTCATTACCTTTACGGCCGTCTTCACGACAGACATAGACCTGACGATCACTGCTAGCGGTCAGCCCGGTCAGCAAGTGAACACGGCTAGATTGGCAGCACTAGCCAACATCGGAGCCATTGATCGAAACGTCGACATACGCGCGGCTATCGTCTGGCTCCGGCGACACATCCTTCCTCGGTACGGGCCGGAGGGGTCTGTAGGAACCACCACGGTCTTCGCTCCGCGCAAGGTCAAGCTCTACCTCCCCAACTCCGGAATAGGCTTGTACGGGGGGCAAGCTTCGTCTACCGCACGAGACTCTATTATTGCGTTCATGACGTTGTGTGACGTAACCTTTGAGGCGTTCTTTCCGAGCGGGTTACCGCGTATAGTTGCCGTGAACATGGCCTTTGCTCAGTCGGCGCAGTACCAAGGGCAGGTACACTTCCCGTCCGCAACCGACGCTCTAGACGGAGCTGTGCGGTTTGCGCCTACGCCGCGTTCCCAGCCACTCACGCCTGTCGACTTCGGCTTGGCGCCGTATTCTCTCGGTGCCAGGAGTAAGATCCTAGATCCCACGACCTGACGAGAACCTGAGATATGGTACGGGCACGACCTGCGATTCTACCAGAGCCAGGGCAGGAGGAACTTCAGCAAGGCGCCTCTGAGGCGTTTCTTGGGGACTTCTACTTCGTCGCCATCCCTCGGGTAACGTACGAAGCTCTCTCGAAGGCAGCTCTGAAGCGGGGGATGTCTGTTGCGCAACTACTGGAACAGGCTATAGAGAAGGTCCCCGTCGACGAGGAGTAGAGCATGCCGTTTCCCGCAGGCTGGCCCCCCACACCACCGTCCGGGGTTCGCTCGGTCCGTTTCTTTCAAGCGGGTACAGCGACAGCCGACTTCGCCGACAACGCCTGGCTCATCGGTGACACGGATGCTGAGGCTCAGGTCGACCCCACGCCCATCGTGCGACCAGGCGGAGACATCGGCACATCTGAACCCCGGCCGACAGAAATCGGTCGCCTGGCACGTCCAGCGCCTCCTCTGGGCGGAGGGAACGTCACCCCGACCGGAACCCCGCCGCAGGGTGCGATCGTTTCTCGGCGCGCTGCTGGGACCTTTCAGATCAGCAACGACGGCGCTACCAACAATCTGGAGATTTCGTTCGACGGTACAACCGTGCACGGTGTAGTTTTCCCCGAAGAGACCCGGACCTACCGCCAGCGGTATGAGTCCGGCATCGCTGTTCGTTCGGCCGCGGGTACAGACTTCCGCGTCGAGGCGTGGTGATGTGGAAGAAGCTCAAGGCGTTCTACCAGGCCCGGCGCTGGGAGTGCTGGGCTGCGCTCGCTGCAATTTCTGGCCTCGTCCTGCTCGCGCTGCGTCTGCTCGTGTTCCGCGGCGGGCCTGAGCACTCAGGCGACGAGACCTACCTCCCTGAGCCCCCAAAGTTCCTGGTCAGGAAGGTCAAGCAGGTCGAGAAAGAAGCTCTCGTCGCCCGCGTGGAGGCGCGAGTGAAGGCCGAAGAGGACAAGAAGGAGCTGGAAGTGGTCGCCTCTTTGGAAGATGAAGTAGAGCGGCGTAAGCGTCTCGCGGAGATGCTGCGGAGGCTCTAACTTGTGCGGGTCCGCATCACCAATCTCAGCGCTGAACGACAGCACCTGGCGGGCGTCTACCAGACGTTTCTTGAGCCAGGTGAAGTACTTCTTACGGAGCGGTTACCTGCGGACATCGAAGGCGCGCGGAACCTCAAGCAGTTCTTTGTCGATGGGGACATCGACATCGAGATCGTCCCGGACTTCCTTGACGAAGTTCTTACATTCACATCCGGGCAGCTTGATAATCGCACGACGAGCGATCCGCTCCCAACCAACGACAGCACCGAAGGCTACGGGGTCGGGTCGCACTGGTACAACACCGCGACCAGCTCGGTGTTCATCTGTCTGGACGCCACCCCAAGCGCTGCCCTTTGGATCGGGATCGCAGGAGGCGTAGGGGGTGTCGTCCTCGTTGCAGCCGAGGCTCTGTCTTTGGGTCACATCGTGGCCATCGACGCAGCAGGAGAGGTGCTCCGCGCCGCTGCCAGTTTTTCGGGAGGGAATTTTTATGCGGTGGGGAGTGCTCGCCAAGCCGTTTTGGCGGGTAGCTCCGTTCAGGTCGCCACGTCCGGCGACCTCGGGCCTGTGCGCTTCAGCGTCGCGCCGCTCGCCTCCGCGAACGGTCAGCGGGTCTTCTTGAGCACAACGGCCGGAATCGGTAGTCTGACCCCACCGCTGACAGCGGGTAACGTGGTCTTCACGGTCGGTGTGCTCCAAGGTGCGGACGGTATCACGATTGCTCCGAGTGTTCTGATTCAACCCCAGTACGTGTCAAGGCGTCCGTAGAGGTAAAAGTGGCCGGAAACCAAGTAGACAACATCCAGATCTTGGACGCCTCCGCGCCGTTTCTCCCTCGAACCATCGAGGCGGCTGACAATCTCCAGATCAGTGCTCGGATGGAGCTTCAAAACGATGTACTGATTACCGCGAACCTCACGGTTCGCGGTGCGATGGTTACGGAGCAGGCCGAGACTGTTTCCTTCGACGATAACCACCTCTACCTGAACAGCGGGTACGAAACGGTGGCCGCCCAAACGGGCGGCTTGGTTGTCAACTACCTTCCGACCTCTACGAACGATACCGTCGCTGCGGGAGGGTTCACGGCCGGAGTTCCGGCGACCTCCAACCCGACGGTGGTCACGACAGGAACGGCTACGTTCGCGGCTGGTGATCTGATTCAGATCACAGGCGCCGCCGATCCGCAGAACAACGGGCTGTTCGAGGTACTCAGCCACGTCGGCACCACCCTGACCATCCGCGGCATCGGCACAACCGCCACGGACGAGGACTTCACCCAGAACCAGTTCGATACGGACAACACAGCCCAGGGCACGATCCGCAAGGTCAACGTGTCCGTCATGCGGGCAGGCGCGGACGGCGCCTGGGAGACCGCTTTCGGTAGCTCTACACCGTTGTCGTTCTCCGACATCTCAGCTTCGGCGGTAACGCTCCAAACAGCGTACGAAAACGGCAACACGATCACGACGTCGGCGGCTGAGGGTGACGTTGTCATCTCCGGCACCGAGCAGCTCCTCATCACTGCGACCGGGGGTATCGACATCGATACCCAGCTCGACTTCGATGGGACGGTCTTCGACGTCCAGATGTCGGGCACCAACGGGTTTTCCATCGACGGCACAGCCGCATCGAACGTCTCCGTGGACGCCGGAAACCTGACGCTCAGCACAACTACGTCCGGGAACGTAGTCCTCAACGCCACAGGCGACATCGACGCAGACGCGGCGAACATCCTCTTCGACGCCACGGCATCCATCTCCCTGGACGCCATCACCTCCTCGAACTTCACGGTCACAGGCAACGACGCCGGGACCATCAACCTGACGCTGGCGGCTACCAACGCAGGCGCCGGTGCCGGGAACGTTCTCCTCTCCGCAGATGATGAGATCGACCTCACCGCAGGCGGCTTGGTTGACATCAACGCCGGAGCCAACCTGGATGTCGATGTCACAGGGACCGTAGACATCCTGGCGACAGGGGCGTTCAGCATCGACGGGACAGGGGCGTCCAACGTCACGGCGGCGTCCGGGAACCTGACGCTCAACACGACCACCTCTGGTGACGTGGTCATCGACGCCGCGGTCAACGTAGACGTAGACGGGACTGCGGTAACGGTCGACGCCACCACGAGCATCTCCCTCGACGCGGTGACCAGCTCCAACCTGACGGTCACCGGGAACAGCGCCGGTGCGGAGAACCTGACTCTCAGCGCCACGAACGCCGGGGCAGGTACGGGCAACGTGCTCGTCTCATCGGACGATGAGATCGACCTGACGGCCGGCGGATTGATCGACATCAACGCAGGCGCCAACCTCGACATCGACGTCACCGGCACGTTCGACATGCTTGCGACCGGTGCGTTTTCGATTGACGGCACCGGCGCCAGCAACGTGACGGCGGACGCCGGCAACCTCGCCCTGAGCACTACGACGAGCGGCAGCCTGTTGCTCAGCTCCGCAGATGACTCGACCTACACCATCCCCAACGCGAGCGCGACCGCGCTTACCGTCACGGACGGCGCGGACGACTTTCTCGTCTTGGACTCAACGGCGGGGTTGGAGAAGGTTGACCTTCCGCAGTTCAGCAACATCGCAGGCGGCGCCGGTCTCATCTTCACGACCAACGACACGCTGACGGCAGGAGACGTCGTACAGATCGAATCTGACGGAGACGTCGGCCTAGCAGATGCCGACACCGGAACACTATCCGATGGGCTGGTAACGGGCGTGACCCGAGCGGCAGCGACGGCAGGCAACCCGGCGCAGATTTACACCGCGCCAGGGTCTTTGGTTCCGATTCGCTTCGTGTCTGCCCCTGCGTCGGCTTTCAACGGCCTTCCCTGCTACCTGTCGACTACGGCGGGTCAGGTAGACACGTCCATCCCCGCAGGAGCGAACAACCGCGTTGTCTTCCAGGTCGGCATCGTTCAAGGCGCTGACGGCGTCGCCACAACAGTGGATGTGCTCTACATGCCGATGTTCATCAGCCGCGGACCGGGTGTGTCCTGATAGGAGCTTCGACCCCATGGCTGACAAGATCACCGTCACCCCAGACACTGCGTACGGCTACCTGGATGGAGTCGTAGCGAAGTACCAAGGTACGCGCGACGATCACCGGGTCCTGGACTTGTCGCTGAAGCTGATGGCGCAGGTCATCCACGAGTGGAAGATGTACAAGGATACCTACGGCCCTGTAGGCGTCGCCACAAAGCCCGAACCGACTTTGAACGGCGCGGCGCCCTCCTCGAATGGCGAAGTGCCCCCAAAGAACAAGAGCGCACGAACATCATCGCGGGCTCGATGAGCGACGATGGGTACCCGGCAGATCACTTATGTAGACCCAGTAACAGGGCTGCCGACAACGATCGACGCAGAGGACGCAGACCTATTCGGGTCAGGAGCCATCGGGGAACGTCCTGCCACAGGTGACGTTGTAGGAGACCTTTGGCTTCTGGACGATGGGGTAGGTCGTCGGCTTCTTCAGCGGTGGGACGGGTCGGTCTGGAAAACCGTTACGATTGCACCTCCACCAAGCGGTTCGGCCGACAACGGGGTTCCTAGGTTCGATGGCGTGGATGGTCAGATTCAGACCAGCAAGCTATCCATCGATGACAGCGGCGTGGCGAAACTGGACTCGGTAGGGGGAGCTACTCCGGACGTAGCTGGAGAATTTTCTTACGACCCAACAGCAGGGAATTGGAAGTTTTTCGACTCCACAGGGGAGTACGATCCGCGGTCGGGGTCAGGGCTGAGTGAAGCGCAACACCGTGCCCTTCTCCAGCTCATCCACTTCATCGATGAGGGGCCGGCGGAAGGGTTTGCTAGCGGGGCTACCAAGGTCATTACGTACTCAGGGGCGTTCCCGACCGAGGTGTTGTGGAAGCGTGCTGACACCTCGGCTCTTGTCCGTAAGTCCCTGACCTACACGGACGCTTTTCCCACGACCGTGGAGTGGAAGATTTACGACACCGACGGAACCACGGTTTTGGCCACGGTCACAGACACCGTCTCCTATTCCGGGGCCTTTGAGTCCGGTCGCACGAGAGCTATCGCATGACCGATGGCCCGGCCCGCCTGATAGTAGACGTAGACGGCAACATCGTCACGACCGCAGGTGATGGGAGTGATCGTAGGCTGCAAGTGGAGTCCCTGCTCGTACCTCGTGGTGTCGTCTCCGCCAACGAAACCGGCAACAGTTCCGTCACCACTCTTGCTGCCGATGCCGAATTTGTAGGCACAGCCGAACAAGTACGTGACTACGCCATGGCTGTGATCGTAGTCAAGGCCAGCCATGCCTCGGCGGTCGATGGGTTGGTACTGGAGACGAGCCCCGACGGCACGAACTGGGACAGCATTGATGAGTTTACGATCCCCGCAAACAAGGGGAAAATCTACACGTCTGTTGTCGGTAACTGGTTTCGCGTCCGCTACAAGAACGGATCGACAACGCAGACCTTCTTCCGGCTCCAGATTGTCTACAAACAATTCTACGGCAAACCTAGTTCGCACCGCATCTCCGATTCCATCGTCGACGATGACGACGCGGAGCTGGTGAAGGCCATCCTCACGGGTAAGAAACCGGACGGAATATTCGACAATATAGAGTTGGAGGCAGACTCTCGACTGCGCGTTAGCATCCCTCCACCCGCTTCACCGCCAGGAACTACACCCGTTAACCGGTTCGTTTCCGGGTCAATCGGTTCCGGTTCGACCTCCGAAGACATCTACACGATCACAGACGGGAAAACGCTGATACTACAACGGTTTTCTGCCGGGGCTGATGGTTCGATAGGCGGCGGGCGTGGTGTGCTCGTGGAAAGGACTACCGGGGGAGACAGCATCCTCGACCTCCTGTACCTGAACGCCAACAACTTCCAGAGGACTATAGGCCAGGAGTTTGTCGGTGACGGTGACCGTCGAATCGTTATCCAGCGGACGAACGGTACCGGCTCCCCGTTGCACATGACCGCTAGCTGGGTCGGGTACGAGGAGTAGCAAGCACATGCCCGCGCCCAATCAAGCACTATTCAACGACGAGCGCGTCATCCGTCGGCTCGGGAACAAGACCACCACGTCTGCCAGCGAGACGCTCCTGTCCCTACGATCGTACATCGAGCTGACGTCGGAACGACAATGCGCTGTCGACTCCACGAGCGCACAAGACGACAGCGGCGGCACAGGCGCCAAGAAGGTGCGCATCATTTTCCAGAACTCGGCGTACGAGCGGAAGGTCGAAGACGTAGTCCTCAACGGCACAGTAAACGTCAACACCGTCGCCACCGACATCCGCTTCATCGAGGACTTCTTTGTCATCGAAGGCGCAGCCGCAGCCGGTGCCATCCGCCTGCTGGACGGGACAACAGGTGGGGCGTCGGAGTTCTGTGGCATAGGCTCGGGAACGGAAAAGGCGTTCCTCTGCCACCACTACGTCCCGGCAGGCAAGGAAGCTTGGGCCATAGGATGGAACGGAGACGTCGAGGACGAGGTAGCCTTCAAGCTCAAAGGCCAGCTACGCGAAGACGGCACGAACCTGGTCGATCACAACCTCGACCTCATCAATCTCCGCGACGGCGGCGCCATCGTACCGTCACGCCTGTCCTTCGATAAGCCCTTGAACGCCGTGAAGCTGCCGGAGAAGTCCAGGGTCTGGGTGAACGTCGTGCCGTTTCAGGCAACGTCAACGGTCATACGCGGTGAGCTATACGTGTATGAACAGGATATTCCGTCATGACCGTAAATAGCGGGCGTATGATGATCAGCTCTCCCGTCCAAGAATTGGAATGGGAGGATTTCGTCAAGTTCATCGACGGCACCTACGCATCGCTGAACTACGTGTTCGAGGACCGCGACGACCATTACCGTGTGTACACGGAGGAGGATGGTGGAATCCATCGTCGGACGTCGCTACGGAAGGCCGATGCTGCGCACGCTGCGCTGGTCACAGACTTCGAGACAAATTGGGTCAGCAAGCCACCCCGTGTCACGAAGAAGACGACGACCAACACGCCGGTCGTGCAACCCGCGGTGCGAGAGGGCTCCAAGCTCCAGATCATCAGCCAGAACTTCTGCGACAAGCGCACCTGGTACACGAAGTCGGTTCGTGAGACCGGCGTGGCGATGACCGTGGACGTCGTCCTCCCGACGCTGTTTCATCTCCCGGCCCCCGAGACCGTCGTCGACGTCAGCCACGGACGCATCACCGGCGAGACCAAGCTCCGCGCAGAGCACCAACCCGTTGTCTACGTGGACGCCGTAGCCAAGACAGAAAAAGACCCGGACACCGACATCGGCGACTACAGCATCGACTACCTGACGGGAGACGTCGACTTCGACGACGTGCCGTCTGGCGTCGTCACCATCGACTACAGCCGCGTCACCACCAGCCAGTGGTACATCACGCCAGCAGCCGGTAAGCGCATCCGCCTGATCACAGCCGAGCTTCAGTTCAGCGACGATGCCCGCCTCAAGAACAGCTTCCTGTTTCAGGCCCGTGGCGATGTCGCCAAGCATCCGGCTCTAGCTGCGTATTGGGACGCTAACGGTGGGCCGTATCCCGCAGGCACCATGCTCCCGCTCGGTGACCCCGTTATCTACCAGACGGTCATGGACATCATCGCCGAAGCCAGCGGTGCCTTCCCCGTCATCCCCAAGACCCAGGGAGCAAACCTCGGATGGCGTGACCTGACCCGCGATGTCTACATCTACCGCTGGCCATACAGCCACCAGGCGACCATCGACATAGACGAGGCTCTGGGTATGGACATCGAAATCAGCCTCCAAAACCACATCCCTTGTGACGGCACTTGGTCTGTAGTGACCTTCTACGGACTCAGCGAGGACAGTGAATCATGAAGATATTTTTCCCCCTCTTCTTGCTGCTGGTAGCAGCAGGGACCGCGCAGGCGCAGACCTGCCCCACGTCATCGCAGCTCGACGCCGACATCACAGGCGCCAGCGTCTCCGACGTCATCTCTCTCGACGACATTGGCAGCGGGGTCATCAACTGCCCCGAAGTCGACATATCCCAGACGTGGGCGGGGGGAAGGCTCGTCTTCTCCGACTCCCCGGAATACCCGACAGCATCGGGTAAGCTCTACGAGGACACGGGGCTCGCAGCCACCGCGGGCACTGACTACAACCGCGTCTTCGTCTACCACGTGAACAACGCCAACGGGCCGTCACGACGGTTCTCAGTGATCGTGAAGAACACATCCGGCTCTTCAGCGACCTTGCAGGTGCAGAAGCACGGGACCGCCGGACCGTCCACATCGTTCCTGTACGCGGGTAAGAAAGCTTATGAGCGGTGGACAGATTCATCGGCGCTCGGTTCCGTGAACGTCGCGGCTGGAGCAACGGTGCGTCTAGATACGGCCTTCGACACTACGAACGTGGCCAAGGGCTACCTGCTGCACGGCATCTGGGACTACTCGATGTCGTCGACACACGCCGTCACCGTGTGCTTCCTCAAGCAGAGCGAGAGCCCGACAGGTGACTGCCCGGGCATGTCCGTGCTCGCCCGTGACAGCCATGATCGCGGCACCTTCGACTACGCGGACAAGGTCTACGACACAGCCGCGACAGAGACGATCTTGACGTCAGAAGGCGTCGTTCAATTTCCCATCGGCGGCAACGGTGATGAATACGTCACCGGCTATGACAACGCCGTCGACCCGCCAACAGAGGAAACCCTCCAAGGGAATTTCGGCGTCCTCTACCGCATGCACCTGTCTACCGAAGACGATGATGCAGCACACGACCACCTCGGCCTGTGCGTGAACCCTCGCGGCGGGACTTGGGGTGGCGCAGCGCGCATCATGGCCGGTGTTGTCCCGACCACGAACACGACAGCCTTGCTCCCCGCCGGAACCGGGTCACTCGGCGACAACACCAAGTGCGTTGTCGAAGCGCGCTACGAGCCGAGCGACAGTCTGTCCGTGTGGCAGCAGTTCATGCCCGTTGGTGGTGCTGCGCTGCCGGTTCGCATCGTGTTCGTGCCGCACTAGGATGGGCGGATGGAACCAAAGCGCGTAGCGCTGCTGGAGAGACTGGCCGCAGGCGAGCCCCTGCTGCTGGAGTATTACGGCACCGGCGTCTACCCGGCCGCAGCCAATGGCTACACATCGCAGCTCTCGTCCGGCGGGGTAGGGGACGGACACGAGTTCCGCGGGATCACCATCTTCGCGCGCTATCTGGGCTCCCCAAAAGACAGCGCTGGTATTCGTTTCATGGACGGCGCCAAGGCTCGCGCTACCGTTCAGAAGGCGTTGGCTGTAGCCATCGAACAGTACGGTAAGAGCGGCGAAGTCTATTCGGCTACCCAAAAGGTTCTGGATACGCTCGTTGCGCAGAAACTCAATCCGCAGAGTAATCTCAGGGATGGACAGAAGCTCACCTTTGAGCTGGATTTTCTGGACTCCACCGCAGGTAAGCGCACTATTCTCGTGACTATCAAGCCCAAAGGTGGTAGCGAAGATTGGACTCTGGTTGCGGACGTGAAGCTCCTACCGGCTCCCAACCCTCTTGTCGGTAGAAGAGCGTAGGCACGGACGGAGGAAGCGTGGCCAACCGAATCCTAGGCGCCCCACCTCGCGGCTCTGCGGAGATCATCGAAGGACACCCTCTGCGTGTCATCCCTCCGCGGATGCCCGATCCGATGACCCCAGACGAGTGCGAAGACCTGCTCATGCGCGTCTACGACGGGCGGCGAGTACAAGCCCTCGGCTGGCGCCTTCTTGTCCGGGTAGGCTCTCCGCCCGAGAAGTCAGCCGGCGGCATCTGGTATCCCGTCGGCACCACCGGTCCGCGTCTGTACGACGATCGCATGGGGTCCAAGGTCTACATCATCGGGGACGTGCTCTCGGCCGGACCCAACGCACACAAGCGCGCCAAGAGGTTGTCCCGACCCTTTCAGCCAGGCGACCGTATCTTCTTCAGTCGCCTCAACTTTGGCTGGCTCAAGCGTATCGAGGGAGAGGGAGAGGACCGTGGCGACTTCATCGGCTTCGTCGATCCGCAAATGATTGAGGCCCTCGTCGAGGCGTAGCCGAACCTCTTGACGAGACTGACCGTACATGAAAGGTAACAAGGATGGACATCACCGTCCGCGAAGACCTTCCGGGTCAGGTCTACCGTTGCGACTACCTGGAGTTTCTTCGCGCGCTGCCGGCGGAGAGCGTCGATCTGGTGCTGACAGACCCGCCCTTCCCGTCGCTTGAGATCCACCGCGAGAAGGGCACCACCACCCGCCTCAAAGAGTCCAAGGGTAGCTCGAACCCCTGGTTCTCGGTGCTCGCCTGGGAAGCGTTCGAGGTCTTGTTCGCCGAGGTCTTCCGCATCCTGAAGAAAGACCGCCACTTCTTCCTCTGGTGTGACGAGACAACGGCGGATGTGATCAAGGCCCAGCAGGAGATATCCGACCCCCGCATCTGTCGCCTCAAAGACGGGCGCCGGAAGACCAAGACCGGCTTCTACTTCTGGCGGGAGTGGATCTGGGTCAAGACCACCCAGGACGGTTCCAAACTCCACGGCGGCGCCGGCTACCATGGTCGAGGTGCCAACGAGCGCATCCTCTTCTTCGAGAAGGGTAAGCGCGCACTCAACCACGACATCCTGGACGTGATCCCGGCCCCTCGGGTTCTGTCGCCGCGCGGAGAACGCTTACCTGCACCCAAGCCGCCCAAGGTGACGCGAGAGGTCATCTCCGTCTCCACCCAACCCGGAGAGTTGGTCGTCGACCCGTTCTGTGGCACCGGGGTGGTAGGCATAGAGGCGATGAAGCTCGGGCGGAAGTTCCTCTTGGCTGATGTCACAAGCGACTTCCTCAACGAAGGTGTTCGGGGGCTAGTCATGAGGGAGGAGCGCTCGTGACCGAAAAGCTGTGGCTCTGCCGAGCGGACGTGAGCGTCACGTTCTACGTGCGCAGCCCTACACCTCCCTCCGAAATCGATACGGTGGGGTATGCAGAGCAAGAGCTTGGCAACTGCTCAATGAACACCTTCGATCAGATTTCGGCCGTCGAAGTGACCGATCCAGAGCACCGTCTTTGCAGAAACTGGGATCGCACTTGCCTCGTCTGGGGACCCGAAGGTGATATCTCTTTGGGGGAATGTCTGGATGAGCTGAAGAAGTAAAATCTCATGACCACCATCACCGCAGAGGTTGTCGCCGACTCCGTCTCCCAAGAGGGGGTGCGGCTGACGACCATGCAGCTCGTCTACCCCCGGTTCCTCCTGGCGCAACTCAATACGCACAGATCGTTCGCCCGCAGCACAGCCTCACATCGAGCGATTCCTTCTTCCAAGCTCATTGAGCGCATCAAAAAAGACCCGTACATTCCCATATATTGGGGCAAAAATCAGCGGGGTATGGTGGCGCCAGAAGAGCTACCGAAGGCCACGCAGTACCTCGCCCGAGAAGAATGGTTGGCCGCAATGACGGATGCCATTGCCCATGCGGAGCGCCTTCGAGAGTTGGGTGTCCACAAGCAGACGGCCAACCGAATCCTGGAGCCGTTTCTCCACGCCTCCACCGTCATCACCGGCACCGACTGGGAGAACTTCTTCGGACTGCGCACTCCGGAAGACGCCCAGCCCGAGATCCAAGCTCTCGCCTGGGTCATGGCGGAGGCCCTCTACGAACCCAAAGCCCCTCCCCAAGAGCTGCGGGAATGGCAGTGGCACCTCCCGTACGTACGTACGGGCGAGTTCTACATGTCTGACCCCGAGCAGCTTGTGCTCGCTCAGAAGTGCTCCGTGGCCCGATGTGCCCGCGTGTCGTACCTCAACCACGACAACACAAACTCTGACGTCACGAACGATGTGCGCCTGTACGACCAGCTCATCGCCAACGGTCACGTCTCCCCAGCAGAGCATCAGGCGCGACCCGCGTCACAACCCTTCTATCGGTCCGGCAACCTACGTGGCTGGATTCAGTACAGAAAAGAGTTGTCCAACGAGCTGCGGAAGTTCGACTACGCCAAGGCCAAGGAGGCCCGAAAGCGGATGTAGTAAGCTCGCTGTACGGAGGTTCCCGTGGCTGACAAGAACGACGACAACGCCCCTATCCCTGGCCTCAACACGTGGAAGGATTCGGGTGTGCGCCGCCTTGCCTCGAAGAATGGCAAGTTCTCCAAGACGAGCCTGATCCATTCCCTCACCTGGCTGTTCGCGCTCGCTCTCTACGCGCCGCTCACCCTGCTCTTCGCAGCCACCAAGATCGAGCTTTCCTGGCTCTCTTGGACGGTGCCGGCCTTCGACGTGGTCGCAATCTCAGCCCTTCTGGGCCTCGCGTCAGGTACGTACCTCAGCAACAATCACTTGAAGAATGTGAAGGCGCAGCACAAGAACGGCGCAAGCTGATGGACTTGTTCATCGCCGAGCTTCAGAAGCTCATCACGTTCTGGAACGTGCTCCTCGTGGTGGGCAACTGGACCATCATCCACGCGCTGCGGCAGTCCACCTGGCCCCTCTTCGAAAAGAAGAACGGCCTGCCAGGGTGGCGCTCACAAGCCTGGCGCGTGAAGTTTTGGCTCCCCATCACCGGATGTGTTTTCCCGTCCCTCTTCGTTCCCGGTCCCTGGACTGTCGAGTACCCGACCTGGGGAGAGAAGCTGACCCTCGGCTTGGTGCTCGGCTTCGGGACCATGGTGTTTCACCACGGGCTCGGGCATCTCGGTGCTGACGATCTGATCAAGCTGCTCACCGGCCGAAAGACCAAGCCCGGTGCCTGAGATTACGCCTCCTCCGCCTGGTCTTGAAGGCCCTCCCATGCCGACATGGGTCCTCTACCTGCTCATTACAGCAGTTCTAGGGCTCTTTGCGCTGTTCCCTGTGCTCATCTACTTGGCGAAGTCGGGTACCCTCTGGCGGCTCAGCAAGTTCGGCCTGCGGTACTTCCGACCCTCCTTGCAGATCATGGGCTCGCGGTGGCTCCTCGATCCGGAGCTGAAAGGCCGCGTCGATGTTCTGTTGCTGACCAACATCACCCGCACGGTTATCTCCGAGCTGTCCAAGCCTGGGATGCTCAACGCCGCCAAATCCGAACAGCTTCTCGCCCAAATGGTCGTCGTTATGCGCGCACGGCTTCTCACGTCTCCGTTGCGGAAGGCTGCTACCGGAGGAGACGAGAACAAGGACGGCAAGGAAGACCAGTACACCGGCCTGACGCACAGCCCGGTCTATCTGGAGATTGCGGCGCCGGAGGAGTTCTGGGACGACCGCGGGAAGGTTGACATCCTCCGTACCGCGTGGACCTATGAGCTGCTCAATGCCCTTCTGTGGGCGCAGAAGGGCGAGGAGCTGGCGGCGGCTGAGTCCTTCATCGACCCGAACAACCGGGCCTATCTGCGGCTCGTTAAGGATGCGGACGGGGACGGGGATGTAGATGCGCAGGATGTGCAGCTCTTGAAAGACGAGCGCGCCAGGTACGACCAGGCGCTCTCTGAGGCCCACAAGCGTGTCCGTTCCTCTCTTCTGCGGTAGGTGTTCACTTTTTGGTTGACGGTTGGAGCGGAATCCGTAGGATGCGCCCCGGTTCGGAGATTGGGTTCGCCCTGCCTCCGAGAGCTAGCGGGTCCTCGGACAGCGCGGCTCCCCTGCTCGGGGCCAACCCTCCTCTTCCAGGAATGGGAGCCGGCGGGAGAGTGGGTAACCCTGACGAACCTTGTCCGGCAACGGCAGGGGGAGGCTGAAGGGGAGCCCAAGGCCAGGCGGGCCAGAACGGTCCGGATTGGCTGTGCGAGCGGCAGGAGGCAAGCTCCTGCTGGCTACGGCCGCGAGCCCTGGTCGTTTCTTTCGGGAGACTTACCTTAAGCTCGCCCCCAAGGGGGCACCGTTGAGCCAACCAGGGCATGCCTGGGGACGTGTTGAGGCGGGTGATCTTGGACAGCATGAGTCATCCCCCAGTTGGACACGACTGGGGGTTTTCTCTTTTTCCGGAAAGGATGCTCGGATCCTTGAAATTCCGAGACACCTAAGACGGCTCGGGTTGGTGTTGCTGACAGCGCGTCGGTCTTGGAATTCCAAGGATCTGAGCACCCTCTCTTCAACCCCGATCCGCCCGTACGGGCGGATTGAGGGTACGTCTCGGAAATGAAAGAGCCGGGCACCTACGAGATAGGCGAATACCGAATACGAACCGCGCAGACTTCCTGTACACACACGTCTTGCCCATCGATGTATAACGGTCCCCGCTCGGCCAAGAGGCGCACACGAGCCAGTAGTCTTTGCTCCACGTACGCGAGGGTGGTCGTGTCCGTGATATAGAGCGCGCCGTCACCGACGCGCCCACCCGAACCCTGCACATGGCACCACGTTACGCCCTCGGTGGTGCGTATCTCGAATTCGAAGGCGACGGGCCGGCTAGGCATCACGCGAAGGACCGCGCGTAGGGTGACATCGAGGCGCAGCGCGAGCAGCATCCTGCGACGAGTCCGCTACTGTCTGAGCAGTCCTCCAAAGATGCAAACCGCCCACACTCTGCGCACGCGCCGCGTCCGCTATCGCTGCGCCCGTCATCGGAGCGTGCGGCCCCCACCGCGTGCAGGCGGCGACCTCGGGGGCCTGCCCCTCGCGGGGCACCGGCGCTGCGCAGTCGGAGTCCCTCGGCGCCGGGCGAGGGAGACGGTGTCAGTCGTCGTCGTCGTCGACCACGACATCCGCGCCCCACTCGACGCCGTGCTCGGCGTCGGGCAGTCGGTGCCCGATCTCTGCGCGCCACCCGACGTCGTCGGGCTCGGGGATGGGGCGCCCGTCCAGCGCCCACGGCGTCCCCGCGAGAGTCGCGGGGTGATGGACGCCCGCCGCGTCGATATAGTAGGTGTAGGTCAGCGACGAGCCGCACACAGTCACCTCGACCACCTCGATGCCCCGCGGGGACGATCTTCTCGGTGAGGAGGGCCGTTCGGTCGGTGACGTCATCATCATCTCCTCTGCCCCCGCGGGGGCGTTGGGTGGCGGCGGCTCTCAGCCGCTAGGGTACTCTGAATGAGCGTCGTAAACAATAGACGCGGCGCCGAGCGCCTTGATCCTATCCTTCGCGGCGAAGGGCGCTCCCTCGAAGTACAGGCGGCGTCCCTCGGCTTTCAGCATCATCATCGTGGAACCTCCTTCAGGGAACCGTCCCTGACATGAGATCACTCTACGCGCAGCTATACGGATTGTCAAGAGGGCGGAAGCGAAATCAGGCTGGCACAACGTGAACCCGAGCACCACTTGATCATTCTTCGGTTATGTGTAGGTTAGGTGTGTGGCCCACCCTAAGATCGCCTGCGCTGGTTGGAGAGGTACCTCCCGGGAAGTTCTCCAGCTCTGTGAAGAGGTGGGCGCCTACATAGTCGCCAAGGGCTTCATCCTGACCCACGGGAACGCGGCTGGACCTGACCAGGCGTTTGCTCGCGGCGCCAATCGGGTCGACCCGACCTTGGTGCACGTCTACCTGCCCTGGCCTGATTACAACACGAAATCTCTGCATCCTGACAACCATCTGATCTGTCACTTCGATGACGACCAGCTACCGGGCGGGAGCTGGGAACAGCCTGGCAACCAGGAGTTTCTCCAGTGGGCGGAGCTGGCGCGCTCGTGTCACCCCCATCCCGAAAAATGCTCAGATGGTGCTCGGCTTCTCCTCATCCGCAATGTCGGAGTAGTGCAGGGGGCGAACCAGCTCTTGGCTGCGCGCAACCTGATAGACCATCAAAGGGGCGGGACCAATCACGCCTGGCGGGTAGCAGACAAGCTCAAAGTCCCCTCGATTGACCTCTCCACGCCCGAGGGCCAGGCTCGCATTCGCAGCAAGATGCGGTGAGAATGCAGCACGAATCGTACTTCTTCGGCGTTCTACGCGAGGGCAACCGCCACCAGCTTTGGAAGCTAGGTGAAAACCGCCAGCTCACGCCGTGCGGTCCATCAGATCAGCGGCGCTTTCCGCCATCGCATCTGGTGAAGCTGCTGCCACCCAAGCCAGAGTATCGGAACGTGGCGTACCCAGAGCGCCAAGCCCTGGTGGGTGAAATCTCCGGTCTCCATACGCTGGCCTTTTGGGACTGGACCGTCGAGCTACCCAAGCCGATAGCTACGGTTTTTATGTCGGATCTTGAGGGTTTGCAGTCGGAGAACTTGCGCCTCCCCATCCTGGTGCAGCGGCTTTGTACGCACCTACCTCGGTTTGGGTTTCCTGCGATCGTTCCCTTCACGGGCCTACCACCGCCCGAGCGGGAAGTGGTCCAATACCGAAAAAAGAACCAGGCAAAGGTCTTGTCCCTTGACAAGGCAAAAGCTAGGTCTTACGGTAGGCGAAACAGATCAGCGAAGGATCGCTGAAGGAGTGCAAGATGGCCAAGCGCAAGCAGCCGAAAGACCGTAACCCGGTGGTCGTCGCCATGATGCGACGGTCGGCCAAGGCCGGGCGCCATCGCGACCGCAAGAAGGAGGCGAGCTGTAGGGCTTGCCGGGAGCGCGTGTCATGGTGATCGTTGTCGCCTGGACCGAGACGGTTAGCGTCTGGGACGGCGAGGCTTTCGCCGCCGACCTCGGTCGCCATCCCCGCCTGGTGGAGCAGGTCCAGCCCAAAGCCTGCATCTGGCTGAACTGCGGCACGGAGGAAGACGTCCAGAAGGCCAAGAGCTACGCGGCCGGAAGGATCACCAGTCAAGGGTACCCGGGCGCCGTGTTCACCTACTCGGAGACGGAACCGGACCCGTTGGGCCGCGCCAAGGTAGACATCCTGGCGGTGGGAGCAGTGAATGATCACACGTGCCTGTGACGTCTGCGGGGACAATACTCTTGTCGAAGCGGGTAAAGAGGGGGAAGTTATCCTCTGCAATGAGTGTGTTAACCCCGACCAAATGGTCGTGCTGCTGAGCGATCTGGCAGAGGTGCGAGCACGCGCCGAGCGCGCAGAAGCCACGCTGGGGCATGTGCGTTACATGATCTTGCTGCTGCGAGTTCGGCTCGGTGACGACCGCGAAGACATCGATACCGATTTCGCCAAGATTCAGAAGCTCATCCTTGCGAACGAGCGCAGCACTTCTGCGCCCGACACCCCCGATCCGAAAGACCTAACCACGGAAGTCCATGCGCTTCGGCACCTGCTCCAACAGATCGACAAGGCTCACGAAGTCGAGGACAGCTACTACACCCCGGATGACGTGTTGGTGCGCCGTTGGCATGAGGCGGACGCAGTGATTGACACCGACGTGGCGCAGAAGCTGATCTGGCCGGAGCCGGTCTGGCCGGAGACGTCCTGATGCCCCTCATCGCGCCACAGCTATGCAGAGGAACACCCGAAGGCCGGCTCGTTCTCCCAACAGCCGGTCCCATGGACACCACGCCGACCGTGGCCGTTGTAGCCAACGAGCTGCACCAGCTTGTTTCGATTGCTCTCGACGAACGCGCCCCTGTCACGCTTCACGCCGACCTCCTCAACATCGCGTGCGGATGGAAGGGAGATGTGTTCGACCACAGCAGCGGGGGGCCTCACAAACACAACGCCATGTTGATGGAACGACTCAACGAATTGGTCAACTGTCGTTACCTTACACGCAACCCAGTAAACGGCGCTTGGGAGTACACACCACCGCCTGGAACGTTTCTGCCCGATAGCCTCCTCCAGTGGATCCTTGACATGCACCAGGCATCTAGGGGTCGCGACGATCCATCCATCGCCATCAAATGGGGAGAGATGTTCCGACGACCAGAGGATAAGTGATGATCACCAAAGAAGACCGCGAACGCATCAGGGCGCAGCGGATCCGAGAAGGTTTCGCCAGCTCTCTCGGCCCTCCCGAGCCTATGCGCTTACGCCTTCCCTCCGGCTGTGAGTCCCACAACCATCCCGTCCCAGACTACTGCTGGGGTTACCTCCGGGTCTGTCCTGGCTGCGGCAAGCAGGTCTGCTACGAAGACGGCTGCGCCGACGGCGTCGATGACGCCATCCCCGGGATCTGTGACACCTGCTACTGCGCCGTTGAGCGGGGAAACCCAGGAGAGGTGGAACTCTACTCCATCCCGGTCTTGACCTATGGTAGCGCGCGGATCCGAGGCTCCTACGTCATCCTGGACGGGGGGCCGGACACCACCACCTGGCCGCGCCCGGACGACCCAGACGGTGTGCAGTGGCGACTGCGCTATGCGCCCGACCAGCTCAGCGAGCAAGACCGCATGTACGCCGCATCAGTGATGGCGGCATACGGATCGCTCTGCCTTCATCCTTGTAGAACGCAGAAGGGTAGCGGGCAGATCACTGGACGGTTGAGACGAGCGCTCGATGATCACAGCAAGAACGACGGCCCGTGTCCCAAGTGTGGCCACCTGACGTGTGTGGCACCTGACGCGGGGAAGGTGTTTCTTTTGCACGATCCTGGAAAAAGCCTCGACGGCTACCACGTCGAGGTCGCTCCTTGTGACCATCCGCGTCGCGTCGACCCTATCGCCGAGACGAAAGAGATCGTCATCGCACCCGGATACGGCTTTCGCGTTGTCCAGCGCACCATGCTGTTTAACATGTGAGAGGGTGCGCTTATTCTACCTACTTTATTAGGTAGGGAAACAGAGAGATCATGACAGTCCGTATTTACGAGTACCGCGCTAAAACAGCGACTGACATGGCTGACCTGGTCAGTGATCAGATGCACTTGGCGCATCGTTATCACAACGCGCTTGTCGAGATCGAGCGAGCGCGGCGCCAGAAGGTGCGCGAAGTGCTCGAAGGTCACCCCGACACCGAAAAGCTCGCAGGCGAGGTCAAAACACTGGCCGATGAACTGCACAACGTGCGCGCGGAGATCAACCTCCTACGTCGCCAAACCCGCTCGGCTGCCAAGCTGGCGACGCAGATGTTGCGAGACCGCGCCTGCGAGCTGAAGCCTCGCCTGAAGGCGGCTCGCGCCGACCTTCGCGTTGCTAAAGCACTCATTGCGGACGACGCCGTTGTTCAGACGGCGCTAGCGGACGTCAACAAGACGGCCGCCGACCAGGTGAAAAGCGCCCGCGCTGCGTCCGGTCTGTACTGGGGCACGTACCTCATCGTGGAGCAGGCGGTCGAACAGGCCAGCAAAGCAATCGCGGACCCGCACTTCAAGCGCTGGACCGGTAACGGACATCTCGCGGTCCAGCTTCAGGGCGGGCTGGATGCTGCGCTCATCCACGAGCCCGACACGCGCTGCTGGATCGAACGACCGACCGCCCAATCCGATTCGCGCAAGGGGCGCCGGCGGCTACAGAAGACCGTGATGCGCTTTCGCGTCGGCAGCGAAGGCCGCGATCCGATCTTCGCCGTCATCCCCATCGACTACCATCAGCCGTTGCCCGCGGGACGGATCAAGTGGGTCCACTTGCTACGCCAAAAGCGCGCGACCCGATACGTGTGGAAGGTGCAGTTCGTCGTCGACGCCGAGCCTGAAAAGGTCGCATGCGGCCACGGCACCGTAGCGATCGACGTCGGCTGGCGGCTACTTGACGACGGCAGTCTGCGCGTCGCCTACTGGGTCGACGAATTCGGCCGCGAGGGCGAGCTGCGGCTCCCCGCCATGATGCTGCGCAAGGACCAGCATGCAGACAGCATCCGAGCTGTGCGGGATAAGATATTCGACGAGGTCAAGCCCCGCATCCACGCATGGCTCCAGACAGTCGACCACGAGGCGATGGGCGCAGACCCCGCGCACGTCCATCTCTGGCGCAACCCACGACGGGTCCTGCGGCTCTACGACGAGCATCGTGACCAGATGCCTGCCGACCTGGTGGAGCGACTGGAGGCGTGGCGCCGCAACGACTTGCACCTTGGGCAGTGGGAGGTTGAGGAGTCGCGCCGGGTTCTGCGCCAGCGACGAGAGGTGTACCGGCAGTTCGCCAACACGCTCAGCACCGCCTATTCGCGAGTGGTGCTGGAGAAGTTTGACCTGCGTGACGCGACTAAGCGGGGCGATGCCGAAGAAGGCACCCGCGACCAGCGCAAGCAGAACTACGGGCGATTTGTCGCCTGCGTATCAGACCTGCGCCAGCGCATCCACAACGCATGCGGCCGGCGAGGTGCCGATATTGCCGAGGTACCAGCCGAGTGGACGACAACGGATTGTCACTGCTGTCAGCACCGCAACACCTGGGACCAGGCAGCCAAACTCCGCTACACGTGTGAACAGTGTGGCGCGGAGTGGGATCAGGACGAGAACGCCGCGCACAACCTGCTCGCGAGAGCCCCGGCGGTGACGCCTGTCGAGGAAGGCGCTCGCGAGGGTCAAGACAGTGGAAAGAAGGTGCTTTCCCGAAGGCAGCAACGATTTCGCGGGATGCTCGAAGAGCAGCAAGCGCGGCGCTTGCAAAGCGCTGATGGAGGTGAGTAAATACGGTAGGTTAGGTGGATCCTGTTGAAAGGATGCTCGGATCCTTGAAATTCCGAGACAAGAGCGACGCGACCGTCGCCGTGCGGTAGCTCGACTGGTTGAAAGGATGCTCGGATCCTTGAAATTCCGAGACACGAGTGGGCAGCTACGGGCGTTCGAGGCGTGCGTGGGGATGAAAAGATGCTCGGATATATGGAATTCCGATACAGGGGTATATTTTGACGATCGAGGAACGAGTCGAAGCCGCGCTGACCAAGGCTGAATCTACCTCCAAAACCCTTCGCGCCCGCATGCGCGACTGTGTCTTCGATGAGGTGGTCGAGCTGTTTACTCAGATCCAACAGGACGCCGACACCCTGGTTCGACGCGCCAATGAGAACGTCGAACGTGCTGTAAACAACGCCTACGAAGACGCCAAAGCTGTCTGCATGGGATTGCATCCACCTGCTCATGATGCTGTCGAAGCCATCGGTAAACGCCAGCAAACGGTTCTGGGCATCAAGCCAGACAAAACCCAGGGGGACGACGCCCCGATCGATCCGTCGTTGTGGGGGTCCGAATGAGTCGAGCTACCTACCTGCCGTCCGTTCGTGAGGATGCCCGGAAGCTAGCGATGAGGGTGTTCGCTGAGCACGAGGTCAAGCAAGAGAACGAGAACCAGTGGCTCTTCATACGCCCCAAAGGACGTCCTCACCACTGGGCTTACTGGATGAGGATCCTTCGCGCTCCCGGAATGCTGATGGCCTACGGAGACGCAGGGGAGGTCTTTTTCAGGCCGAACGACGCCAACGCGATGCTTTGGCTCGAACGGCAGCTTCTTCCTCGCCAGCGTTACGACTACGACTTGACCTACATCGCAGAGAAGGTTCCAGGTCGGGTAGGGATCGAAGATTTCCAGCCGGCTTTGATCACCCGCTACCTTGATGAGGTTGCAGAGGAGGCACAGCGTGCTCTGGAGGAGGACCAGTTCGATTCTTGGGCGGAGAAGGAAAAGCAGTTCGTCGACGGCGTGCGCGCACGTCACTTCGACCACGAGCATGCGTTCTACGAAGCCTGGTACGAGAAGCGCGAAGTCATGCGGCTCCACACCGACGATCCGCCGAGTGTCTGTGGCCTGACCTTCCAGTTCATTTTCCAGGTGGAGATGTTTCGGTACTTCTTCCATCGGTTGCGCACAGGGGAACCTCTTCGTCCCGTCGAAGCGACGACCAAGTGAAACAGTAACCCACCAACCGGTTCAAACTGTTTCGATGCTGGAAGTTGAGTTGAAAAGACCTCCCATCCCCAAGGTTCACAAGGTATTCCTCCTTGCCGACGATCCGCGGCTAGGGCGAATGGTCGGAGACCTACATCGCTCCAAAGAGGACGCCTTTGCCGCCAAGCGACGGCTCAGCGACAGCGGCCAGCATCTCAAGGTCTACCCAGCGCTGCTGACCGTGCACCCTCAGCCTGTAGAAGAGCGCCCCGAAGACATTGCCCCCTCAAGCCTCGACGGCGCTGATGTCGCCATCTACACCGACGGTTCCATCACGAAGAACCCCGGGGGCTACGGTGGGTGGGCGGCCGTGATTGTCTGGATTGCAGATGGACAGCGGCAGACCGCGGAAATCTCCGGAGGCATCCCAAAACCAGCGACCAACAACATCGCTGAGATGACGGCGGTCATCAAAGGTCTTACCTGGGTGCGCGAGAACCTCGATACCCACAAGACCATCAAGGTCGTTTCCGACTCCGAGTACGTGCTCAAAGGCATAACGGAATGGATCGAGGGCTGGAAGCGCCGAGGATGGCTCAATAGCCAAGGAAACCCAGTCGCCAATCGCCCTCTTTGGGAAGAGATGTACCGTCTCAGCCACGGTCTCTTTATCAAGTGGTCCTGGGTGAAAGGGCATGCTGGGCACCCTGAAAACGAGCGTGCAGATCAGCTCGCAGGCATCGCCGCCAAGGCCATCCGCCATTCCTCCGAGAGCATAGAAGCGCTTTCATCGAGCGACGCATGAGCCCCACCAAGCAACGCTGCTAACCGGTTGCGTTTTTTGGGTGTGCAGCTAGCAAGCCGCACGTTTCTCGTCGAGAAAACCGCCTAGCGCGACCAGAACACCCTAGTCAGCGACTGGTCCCACGAGTAGGATGGAAGGTCGGCTCACTCGATCTGGACCTGGCAAGCTACACAATGTCGCCCCACAGATACCTCTATAGATGAGAGTATCTAATCACCTTTTTGTCTGGTGAACAGAGCATGACTCAGCAAGCTTTGAGCAGCTACGTCTTCACTTCCAAGTACGCCCGAACCATCCCCGAACAGCACCGCCGAGAAACGCTACCCGAAGCCGGCAAGCGCATGTTCGACATGCACCGCAAGAAGTACGCGGGTATGGGGGTGGACGACGAGATTGACTTTGCTGAGGCTGCTTTCCTTGACGGGCTTGTGTTAGGTAGTCAACGCGCGCTCCAGTACGGAGGGGACTGTATCGAGCGCCACAACCTCAAGCTGTACAACTGCTGCACGTCCTACTGCGACCGCCCCCGGTTCTTCCAGGAGGCGGTCTTTTTGCTTCTGTGTGGGTGCGGGGTGGGTTTTTCTGTCCAGCAGCACCACGTCGCCAAGCTCCCTCAGATCGCCCCTCCCAAAGGGAACGGCAGTTCCGTCATCCACACCATCGACGACTCCATCGAGGGGTGGGCCGACGCTTTCGGCGCTCTACTGTCGAGTTACTTCATTGGTGGGAGGGTCGACTTTCCGCAGTACCGCGGCAGGTATATCGAGTTCGATTTTTCTCTCATCCGCCCTGAGGGGGCGCTTATTCGATCCTCCGGGTGTAAAGCACCCGGCCCCGAACCGCTCAAACGCGCGCTGGAGAAGGCGCGTGACATCCTTGAGCGCGCCTGCGCAGAGGGGGACCAGCTTCGGCCCATCCACGCCTACGACATCGTGATGCACGAGTCTGATGCGGTTCTATCAGGTGGAGTTAGGAGGTCGGCCTCGATTTCACTATTCTCCCCCGAAGACCAGGAGATGATGACAGCAAAGATCGGCGATTGGATGCACAAGAACCCGCAGCGAGGCCGCAGCAACAACAGCGTGTTACTACTTCGTGAAAAAACCCAATGGGGGGATTTCCAGCGTGTCTTGAACCTGGCAAGAGAGTGGGGTGAGCCGGGGTTTGTTTTCGGCGATGATACAGAGATCGTCTACAACCCATGTTTGGAGATCGGTATGTGGCCCGTATGCTCCGAAACCGGAGAATCCGGGTGGCAAATGTGCAATTTGTCGACTCTGAACATGGCGCGCATTTACGATGATGAAACGTTCCGTCGGGCTACGCGAGCCGCCGCTATCATCGGAACCCTACAGGCCGGCTACACGGACTTCGCCTACCTGGGACCGGTGTCCGAGCGTATCACCCGTCGTGAGGCGCTTCTGGGTGTCTCCATGACGGGGATGATGGACAGCCCGGACGTCGCTTTCGACCCCGCGCTCCAAGAGGAGATGGCTAAGCTCGTCCTGGCGGTGAACAAGGAGCTTGCTCCCAAACTGGGCGTAAATCTGACTGCGCGTGCTACCTGTCTCAAGCCGGAAGGTACGGGGAGTTGTGTCCTCAAGTCCGCTTCCGGGATCCACGGACACCACGCCCGCCGCGTCCTTCGTCGGGTGCAGGCCAACATCAACGAGCCGGCCTACCAGCTTTTCAAGATGCACAACCTGCGTGCTTGTGAGAAGTCCGTTTGGGACCCCAACGGCAAGACCGAGGTCATCACCTTCCTCATCGAGCCCGGCAAAGACGCGCTGACCAAGGCCCAGGTGGGCGCTATCGGGCTGCTCGAACGGGTGCTGAGCACCAAGAAGCATTGGGTGGACGCCGGTAAAGTGCCCTCACGCTGCACCCAACCATGGCTCTCCCACAACGTTTCCAACACGGTCGAAGTGGGTGAGGGGGAATGGGAGAAGGTCGGCCGGTTCATCTACGAAAACCGTCTCCACTTGGCCGGAGTATCCCTTCTTCCTGCGTCAGGGGACTTGGACTACCCCCAGGCCCCCTTCGTCGCCGTCCCGATGGTAGAAGAGGTTGTGGCTGAATACGGGAACGGCGCCATCATGGCATCTGGGCTCATCGTAGATGGCCAGCACGCCTACGACGGAAATCTCTGGGACGCCTGCGAGCACGCGCTGGGGCTAAAAACCCTGGAAGACACCAAGCTGGAGGTGGCCTACGACATCGCCAGGACCAGTGCAGAGCGGGCTGAGGAGAAGGTGGAGCGCCTTCTCCAAAGCCGTGGTGCGTCTACGTTGACGAAGGAAATCTCAGCCGCAGTGGAGCTTGCGCAGCAGGCCGACGAGATCGGCGCCAGGGTCGAACGGATGCGGTTGAAGAAGGACTGGATCCGACGGGCAAACCAGTTCGCCGAGCGCCACTTCGAGGGGGACGTGCGCAAGATGACGCGCTGCCTCAAGCACGTGAACAACATCAAGCTCTGGGAAGATCTCAAGCGGGAGTTCGTCGACGTCGACTACGCGCAGATGGCGGTGGAGGACGACACGAACGACCACATCCAGGGGACGGTGGCCTGCGCGGGCGGGCAGTGCGAGATTCTGTAGGCCCACTCCGATACTACGGTAACAGGGTGAACATCTCATCGCAGGACGCACAGAAGGTCCGTGAGCTGCTCGGGATTCCCGATGCTCGGATACAGGCTGCCAGCAGGGGGTGGACGAGCTGAAGCACGTTCGACAAGCGGTAGAGCGCCGGCTCCAACAACCCCAACAACCTCGTAAACAGCCTGGCTACTACCAGCCCTGGGGACACTAGGTTACGACCTCTACCACGACCAATAAGGCTTCATATTTCAGACCCAGCTTCCATTTTCACATAAGGTTCTCGCGATGGGTCTCAATCTCCGCGCACACCAGCACAGTTTACTCGTCAAGCGCATCGCCCCGGAGTTTCTTCCGCAGGGGCGCTTGAAGATGGAATGGGCGCGCGTACCCGGTGGCGCCGGGGGCGGCCGGCTGGGCGTGATCGAAGACCCCCAAGGCCGCTGGATAGGCCAAGTCCGAGTCATGCGGGAGAAAAGCACCACCGTGTGGAAGACGGAGTTGCTCTTCCACACTGGTTATCGCAAGCAGAGCGCGGGCACCGAGCGATCCTACGGTGAAGCAGAAAAGGCCGGCCTGCGGTGGCTCAACGACGAGTTGTTGGCGTGGGCGGACTTACAGTCCCGCGTGAAGTTGTGCCGCATAGGCCCTTGGAAGTACGACGACAGCGAGGTTCGCGCTCCTGAGCTTTCCCGGTCGTTGGTGAAGGTAGAGCCGGGGCGGCGGCCCTGGTGGCGCAAGGTGGTGGACCTGTTGTTCGGCCCGCCCACGCGCTGATCTGCTGGTGATACCGGTCACAACAGATCTGCCGTTTTTCTTGACCTAAACCCCCTATGCACTTAGGATTGTCAACAGATCAGGGACTTGTCCATGAAGGAGGAAGACATGAGGCGCCACGCAGTCCTCATGAAGCTCAAGGAGGGCGTCACCCGCAAAGAAGTGCGGGAGCTGTGTGAGATGCTGCGCCGCGTCGCCGACCCGAAGTGGCTCGCGGCGCGCCACGAGCAGGACAAGGACGGGAAGTTCCTTCGTGCCTGCGCCCCGCGCCCCAAGACGGACGCAGAGATCGTCCAGCCGTACGACGACGAGTACGGTGACCCGGTGTTCTACATCCCCTAGGAGGGACCGTGGCCGACGACGTCAACATTCTGGAAGTTCTCCCGCACAGGCACGAGCGGTTCGGCTCCGTTTTTGATTATTTCGGCGAAGCAATCGAGCGCGGCGTTGAAGCGATGCCGTTTCCGACCCAAGACCTGAAACACGACGCCACCGTCGTGTTTCGGTTCAAATCGTCGGAGGGTCCCGCGTCCATGACGTTCGAGTACGTGGGCGTCGAAATGACCGACCCCGACGGAAGGTGTTGGGAGGTCGACCTGGACGGCGTGATCGACGTGCTCAAGGCTGAGGTGGTCGACCCCGAGAGCCCGGAGGTCTGGTATTGGACGGTCACGTTCCGCTTCTTCCTGATGGACCGTATGCGCAGTCTCCACGAGAAGTGTGACGAGATCACCATCGCCTATGATGCGCTCCGGACGCATTTTCTACAGCAACCGATCAGCGACGCGAGGGTGCGGCTTGGTGTTGCGATCCTCTCGGATCTTAGCGGAGAGGATGACATCCCAGATCGTTTTCAGGAGGCGGTGGCTGACATTGCGAAGTGGCTCGCCAACGGCGATGATGCGTCGGTCGGCTTCGATGGCCTCCTTGACTACACGAGCCGATGGTCGGACCGGGATCTTAGGTTTCACAAGTGACCGGCTGTCTCGGCTCCAAGCCCGGCAAAGACGTCCTAAACTTCCTGGCTCGGTGGTCCTTTCTCTTGGGGCACCGCGGCGTGGCAGAGGTCGCGCATGGCTGGGCAGACGTCTACCGCCAGACGGTGGGCGGGTTCGAGCATGTAGTTCTCAACTGGGATGGGGGCGTGTGGCGACAACAGGAGAGCACTTCCATCTCTGGGGACGCCTACCTGCAAGGGCTGCGAAAGTTCCTCCGTACCAGCCATGTAGACTTCGTCGTCTACAACGATCGGGGGAAGCTGGACATCGAACAAGCCCGACAAGCGGACAAGGACGAGCGTTCCGGTGCAGCCAAGGCGCGTCGGCAGGAGGACGCCAGGCGTCTGCGGGTCAACGAAATCTGCCAGGAGCACCAGACGCCCAAGATGGTGAAGGGGATGGTGGAGATCCTTCTCGGGCAGGGGGAACGCGAAGAACGTCAGGCAGAACTGATCGGCGGATGGGCAGTCATCCGCGAAGAAAGCCACCGCGGACCGCGGTGGAACCTCACCCACCGGCAAAGCGGGACGTTTCTCGCGCGGTTCCCCCAGCGCAAGCTGGCGCGGCAATGCGCGTCGATCTTGGCGCAAGCGAAGTGGGCGGAAGAGCGAATACCTACAACAGATCATGAGCGCCGCATCCTCCTCCTCGCCATGAAGCTCCTCGGCTTTGCTGATTGTCTGTCGTACACAGGTTCCCAGGTAGCCAAGGAGCTGACGGGTTGGCCCGAGCTGATCTTTGGCCCCGACCCGGCAGCCAGCGTTGAGTGAAACCGCTTACCCCTCCTCTGTGAAGATGTCCGCGCCGATGTTGTTTGCTCAGGCACGCGGCATACCGGTTATCCCAGGCTCAAATCAGTGTTTCTTTTGCGGCGGCGCAGCTCGCGACACACCCGTCGAGACTGCTTTGAAAAAGACCTTCACCGCCTGGCGTAGCGTTGTCTGTCCTGAGAGCGATTGGGTCTGCGACGGCTGCCCTGTAGCACTGGACGAGAAGGCGGACCTGGGCAAAGACAAGCCCCAAAAGATCCGCAACTACTCCTGGGTAGTCACTGCCACCACGGCAGATTTCTTCAGCAAGGCTATTGAAGATCGGCAAAAACTATCCCAGGTATGCCTTCAACCACCTACGCCTCCTTTTGCTGTTGTGATTGCAACGAGTGGGCAGAAACAGCTCCTCTTTCGGGCTCCCGTAAACTGGCAATCTGACATCGTTTCCCTCCTTCTTGAGGAAGAACAGCTAACCTACGCGCCTTTTTCTTTGCGATCTCGGTTGGACCTGATAGATCGACTTGTACCGGTAACCGGCCGCGCGGGGGTATTGGTGGGGCCTTCCTCTTCAAGCGCGATTGCTTTGCACAACGCCTACGGCGAAGAGGCTTTCCAACTCCTGGAGACGTGGGCTCCCGTAGCTGGAGAGCCGCTTACTCGTCTAGCGGCGTTTCTTCACACTCCTCCCAGGGGCAGTCCATGATTGAGAACCTCGACGCCGCGTCGTTTCGCCGTGAGCTGGCCGGCCTGACGCAACCCGTCATCGACGTACCTGACACAGCAGAGCTGAAGGACTTGGCCACCAACATCTGCTTCGTGTTGGCGCTCTGTTACAACCGCGACGTGCTTGATCCGATCAAGCTCTGGGACAGGATCGGATCCGCGTTGGCGACCGCCTCCCAGGAAGCAGGGGATGGCGACATGGACTTGTTCCTGTCGCGGTGCCTAGAGCACGTGAAGGCGGAACACACGGTCGCGGCGAGCCCTCATGTAGTGACTCTGCTTTCCTGCCTTACGGCCCTCTCGGACGGAACACGAGCCGCGCTGGTCGAGTACATCCGCAAGTACCAGTACGCGGTGCTCATCCACGGTCGGGTACGGTGGCAGGAGTACAAGACCAGTAACAAGGGTGGGGGCGCTTTATGAAGTCAGAAACCTACATCCTGCCGGCCCTTCTCGCCGTTGAGTCGCGGCTCACGCACATGGCTGGAACCGAAGGGAACGAGGCCGTGCTCATGCGCGAGCCGGTAGTTACCCCGTCTGGCGTTCGGATGGTGCCCACCATAACCGGCAACGCTCTCCGTCACCGCGTTGTCCGCGCGCCTTTGGCTCGGCACTTGGTCGAGTCCTGGGACTTGTACGGCGCCCTCGACGAGATGCAGCTCAACTTTCTCTTTCACGGCGGCTCGCTGACCGAGAAGGGCGGGCGCGAGAGCCTCAGCCAGCAGCAGGACGTGTACCGCCTGCTCTCGTTGGCGAAGCTCTTGGGCTTGTCTCTGCCGAGCACTCCCATCCCCGGGCAGCTCCAGGTCTCCATGGGTGTCTTGGTATGCGCCGAGAACCAAGACCGGCTGCGATCATTCGTCCCGGAGAAGTGGCTCAGCGGGCTCAATCTCCGGCCGGCTCGGGAGTTCGTACAGGGGTGGCAGTACACCCGTAGCAACAGCACGATCAGTACACCTGACCTGCTCTCTTCGGAACAGGGTTTGAGTGACAGCTCGCAAATGATCTACGGCGGCGAATCCGTCGCAGCCGGCGCCCGCTTCGTTTCCGAGTTCCGCGCCAACCGGGTCGATAAGATCACCATCGGCGCTCTCCTGTATGCCTTGGACCGTTGGCAGAACGAAGGCGGGGCTATCGGCGGGCAAGCCTCCCGTGGTCATGGGCGCATCAGGCTCCTTGTAGGGTTTCCCGAGGGTTGGGAGTACGCGGTGGAGCAGTACAAAGAGCACCTTTTAGCCTCCAGGGAGGAGGGACGAGCGCTTCTGGAGAGGCTCTTCCCGCGGAAGGGGAAGAAGCGTGCGAGCAAGTCGGCGTGAAGTACGAGCCGATCAAGATCACTGCTCACATGGCGGGTAGCATCTGCGGCGATCCGCCCATGCTCGATGCGCTGCTGGAGTTCGTGATGGCGTTTCATGCGCCTTCGATTGCTAAGGCACGAGGGCGCAACATCACCATCCACCCGCGTGGTCAACCAGTCACAGAGATCGGTACCTTGCCTATCGGCGTGGCAAGAGCCACTGTCGACGGGTTACCGGTCCCCTGCTGCTCTTCTCCGATTTTTTCTGAGCCTCTTTGGGAGGGTACCGCGCACGTACATAAGCGTTGGGGTGACGATCGCGATGCGCTTGATCCGTCTCGGCGAGGTGTGATCAGTACCACCAGTGGCGCCCTCAAGGGTTACCGACTACCCTTCCGCCTTCGCTTTTTTGAGAAGATCGTCTGGTTCGCTGTGGGAAACGCTGCCTACATCCGCCGGCGCCTCAAGAAAGTGGTCTACCTGGGGAAGAAGACGGCGTACGGGCACGGCCGTGTCCTCGGGTGGGTTGTTGAACCTCACTCCTGCGATCTGTCTTGGTTTGCGGAATCCGAGGGGAAACGGGTGCTCATGAGGCCCTTACCCTTCTCCGACCTTCTGCGAGTAGGAAATCTGGCGGGTTTTCGCCAGGACTACGGAAGCCCTTGCCCTCCCTACTGGCAAAGGTCGCTTTACCGGGACATTGTGGTGCCGTGTTGAGGATCGATGCCGAAGACGTACCTGACCGAGGATGTGCTCTGTGCTGCCCGACGGCGGATTCGCGAAATCTACGCCCATTTTGACAAGGTCTACCTGTCCTTCAGCGGGGGTAAGGACAGCGGAGTATTACTCAACCTGGCCTTGGGGGCCGCCAGGGAGTTGGGACGTCTTCCTCTGGATGTTCTTCTGGTCGATTTGGAAGGTCAGTACGCACATACGATCAGCTACGTCCAACGGGTGTTCGCTACACAAGATATCCGGCCTTGGTGGGTATGTCTTCCCATCCATCTTCGGAATGCTGTATCTCAGATTCAGCCGCATTGGATGTGTTGGGATCCGGACAAGCGCGACGCTTGGATCCGTCCGCTTCCTGAGCACAGGGGCGTGATCTCAGACCCCGGTTTCTTCCCCTTCTTCCGCAAGGGGATGGAGTTTGAGGAATTCGTCCCTGAGTTTGGGGGGTGGTTCGCTGATGGCTCCAAGACCGCTTGCTTGGTCGCCATTCGTAGCGACGAGAGCCTCAACCGCTATCGGACTATCAAGAACACCCACAAGGATACCCTGGATGGTCGCATGTGGACCACCTGGTTGTCCGATACGGTGTGCAACGCCTACCCCATTTACGATTGGACTACCGAGGACGTTTGGACCGCCAACGGCAAGCTCGGCTGGGATTACAACAGAATCTACGACCTCATGCACTTAGCTGGGTTGACGCTGCATCAGATGCGCCTTTGCCAGCCCTATGGTGATGACCAGCGCAAAGGGCTCTACCTCTTCAAGCTCCTGGAACCCGAAACATGGACCAAAGTGGTCGCTCGTGTAGAAGGGGCCAACTACGGGAGCCGCTACTCCAAGACACAGTCCCACATCATGGGCAACCTCAAGGTGGTTCTTCCTCCGGGACACACGCACAAGAGCTACGCGAAGCTGTTGCTCAACACCATGCCCCCCAACATCGCTGCGCACTATCGGACCAAGATCCGCACCTTCCTCCGTTGGTGGCGCAAACACCGCAACGATGAGCCAATGGTAAGGGCGCTTCGTGAAGCCAATCTTCTCCCGGACTGGACGAAGGGTATCCCCGACGCATGCCCCGACAAGCGCCTAGAATCCGGGCTGCTCGTGAACGGAGTCAGATGCCGCCTTCCCTCTTGGCGCAGGATTGTGAAGGTACTGCTCAAGAACGATTACTGGGTAAAGGGGTTGAGTTTCTCCCCTACCAAGCGGGAGATGGAGCGCCAGCTTTCTCTGATTGCACGGTTTTCGGAGGCGCGTGATGTGGGATGACTTGGAAGCGTTCAAGCGTACCCTGGCCGAAAGCGCAGACTTGTCGCTCGACGAGCGTGTGAAGGTCTTCAACGAGATCAGCGAAGCACTCCAAGCATTCCTCGGGCTCCCCCACCCTGTAACAGGCGTGAAGCTGGTCCCGTCTGAGCAGGTCAAGGGCAATGATTACAACCCCAACGTCGTTGCCCCGCCGGAGATGAAGCTTTTGGAATTTTCCATCCGGAAGGATGGGGTGACGATGCCCATTGTCGCAGCCAAAGACCCTTATGCCGGTGACTACGTGGTGGTGGACGGTTTCCATCGCACTACCGTTATCCAGAACCGGGAGGATATTCGGGAGTCTTTGGGTGGCTACATCCCCCTGGTGGAGCTGAACAAGGGTGTTCAGGACCGGATGACGTCCACCGTGCGGCACAACCTGGCTCGTGGGACGCATCAGGTGGAGCTGAGCGCCAAGCTCGTGACGGCGTTGACCAAACATCACTGGAGCAACGAGCGGATTAGCCAAGAACTGGGCATGGATCCGGACGAAGTCTTGCGGCTCAAGCAGATCACAGGGCTCGCCGACGCCTTCCGCGACCGGGAGTTCTCCCGCGCCTGGGAGTAACGCTTCCGTGGGCCTGATTCCAGTCCCCTCCCACACCCAAGCCGACCGCGAGATGTGGGCTACCCTGGCCGAAGCCGACCTCGCCTACGCCAGCCTTCCTGTCTTCCAGCGGCGCGCTGAGCAGGCCAGGAGCGCAATCTCCGAGTTCGTGGCGGACGGCCCTTGCTACCTCAGCGTGTCTTGGGGCAAGGACTCGGTCACCTGCGCACATCTGCTTTGGGAAGTCTGCCAAGATAAGGTCCTTCTCGTGCACATTATCCAGCAGCCAGGAGAGAACCCATACAACGCTATCGTCCGGGACGCGTTCCTGACGAGATTTCCTATGCCCTACCAGGAGGTCTTGGCAGACTACACAGGTATTGACGGGAGCGAAAACGAGATCGATAGGCAGACCGACAAGGTATTTCTGCGCTGTTTCAAGAAACTTCCATACACTCGCTACCTGTCAGGAATACGCCGAGACGAGTCGGGCGGCAGAGCGATCCGCATGATGAAGCACGGCCTACGCAGCCTCAATACCCTGGCACCGATCGGGTACTGGAAGATACAGGACGTGTACGCCTACCTAGCCAAGCACGACCTGCCGATCCATCCGAACTACGGAATGCTGGGTGGCGGCCGTTGGCCACGCGAGAGCCTACGGGTATGCCGGGTAGGAGGTGTTCCTGGTCGAGGTATGGGTAGGTTGCTATGGGAGAATGAATACTATTCGTCTTTTCTTCGGAAGCACGTATGAACGCACATGCTTTACTTGATACCCTGACGGCCGCTTCCTTGGATGAGTTTCTGCGGGCTCCTTTTGAGATGTGGGCTGTGTACGCGCTCTACTCGGGGCAGGTGTCGGATCCAAAAATTCGCCGAGACGCCGATCGATGACTTACCTGCTTTGAGGGCGCGTACGACACCGAAACCGCGAAAGGTTAAATGGATGCTCGGATCCTTGAAATTCCGAGACAGAGCTTCTTCCCTGCCCCTGCTGGAGTGGTCCGATAGAACCTGGAACAACCTCCGACAACGCAAGATCAGGTAGCCCCGGCTTGACGCTATAACATAGCGCGCCTATAGTCAGAGCATGACGAAGCTGTACCGGCTGGAGCTGACCGAGGGTCAGGCGCGTGCCATCATGCAAGCGTGTGACACGCTGGCGCGTTTGGGCATGGGACAGCTTGCCAGCGCGGTCCTCGACAACACGCAGCATCTTCCGGGCTACGTCGACGGGTTGGCAGAAGCGCGTGACGTGCTTCACCAGATCGTCAACTGGATGGGGGGCGGGGCATACTTCGCCAGCGGGGGACCGAGCATCCACAACCCTCTGGTCCCCAATGCGCACCGGGCCGCATTCGATGTCGTCCAAGTCATTCGGCACCAGTTCTACACGGAGGGGCTGGATACCCGACCGATCGCTTCAAGCGAGCCGTTCCAATGTGGTGATGAACCGGTGCCCAAGATCATCGTTACTGAGGCGGGTCAGGAGTGACATACCCGGACAAGCTCGCAACGAAACGGAGCGATTTCTGGTTCAGACGGTTCGTCGATCGTTTGGACCCAGAAAGGGCGAAGACGCTTGCCAACAAGATCGTTGCGTGGGAGTGCGAGCTGGACAAGCGCCGACAGGAGGTGCAGCTTCTTCTTTCCCTCCAGGAAGAGGCCGCAGCGCTTGGTTTCGCGGCCGATGAGGAGAGTAGCGCGCTGGAGAAACTCCTCGACACTTACCGCGCGGGAAAGCCTCAGCAATGGACCGATAACGAGGTCCGGGAGCTGTTGATCGTCATGGGGGAGCGCTGCCAGCGAGGCGGTACTTCAGACCTCTCTCCTGAAGAGACCGCCGTCCAAGCTGACCTCCTCATGGCCGAGATGAAAAAAGGAAGAACGAACTGATGACCGTCTTCTACGGCATCGAGCAGACGACCGACCTGCGCCACCCCGAGACGAAGGTTGTGCGGCTATCCTCCCGCAAGGCTGCCCTCGACTGGCTTGCCAAGAAAGGTGAGCTTGCCTGGTCTGGTGCAGCTCGGCACGACATTCCGGGGCCGCAGCAGAACTTCCACCACCGCTTGCGCAGCGCTTACGAGATGCCGCCCCGCTGGCGTCCGCCCAGCAAAAAGGCGCTGCGCGAGAAGGCGTGGAACAGCTCCACCTCTTCCTACCCTCGCAACGAGTCGGACATGCTGGCGAACGCCGTCTACAAGGACGGGGAGGAGCTACTGCGATGACGAGATGTGATCCGCCCGTACGGGCGGATTGAGTGTGTTGAAAAGATGCTCGGATCTTTGAAATTCCGAGACTAGCCGTAGAATATCTCGAACGTCGAGGCAGTAGAAAAAAAAACACCACCTACACGCAGATCAGGCTTGCTCTGATCACTTACGTTGTCTATACTCAAGCTCAGATCAGAGAAGACTCCCTGAAGAGGTTCCTCATGAGCGTTACTTTCTGCCCCACCGACGGCCCCAAGCAAGAGGTACGGGAGCATTGTTTCCTTTGCGAGCAGACGCGCGAGTTCGCTGAGGCGGACGGCGTGCCCGTTCCCGAGTGGGGTTGTGCGTCCTGTCAGGGTGGGTGGGTGACCTACAGCGAGTCCGAGTGCTCGCTCAATGTGGCCAATCGCACGGCTGTGGTCCTTCTCCGGATGCTGGGGTACGCGGACCCAGATCTGCGCGGGTCGGTCCCCGCCGAAGAGGTGGCCAACATGCGCCGCGCTATCATGCGCGCGCTCAACCAGGACAAGGTCCGCGCCCCCTTCCGCACCGAGACCGAGACCTACGGTGGCGAGATGCGAACCGTTCCCCAGGAGGACGGCACCGTGGCCCTCCGACGATCGGGGCGGCACATCCTGTGCGGTTACGACGACAACCGCCTCACAGACCGCCTGGAGCGGTTGGATGAGGTACTGCAAAAGGCCCAGGAGTTGGACCTGGGAGTGAGCTGGGCATGAAACGCAAAGACATCCAGATCGGCGAGACGTACGCCATCGGCATCTCGACCAAAGCTGGTTTCCGCCACGTGAGGAAGGGGATCATTCTCGGCTTCGACGGCTACGTGGGAAATATCCGCGGGTGCTGGGCCAAGGAACGGTCCGGAGGGAAGGGCATCAACGTCGCTCTGTGCCGCGGCGCACCCAAAGAGTGGCTCTCCGGGGTCGCGCGACCGCAAGAAGTCCTGATGCCCTGGGACGAGTACGTTCAGCAGCAGGGTGAAAAGCAGGCGCGTACGCGCGAGGAGCACTTGCGCAAGATGGCACGTGTCGAGACCTACAACACCGAGTGGTACGCGCAGCGCAAGCGCCTCGAAGAAATCGGGCTTCCCGTATCCGGCGGTCTCATGGGCACCGTCAGCGGTACCGTCGATCGCGTCACCATCGACCGCACATCCCTCGACGCTTTCGTTGCGATGCTCGACAACACCGACCTGTTCGACACGCTCAAGGCCACCTACAAGACCCGGAAGAAGCCCGCCGCGTGAGACGCTGGGTCTGCCCCCGCTGCGAGACGGGTAAGCTCGCCCCGAGCAAACCTCGCCTGGACGATACCCGCCGCTACTGCCTACCGTGCTCCGACAAGACCGGCAGGCTCGTGAAGCGCGCTTGTCCAACCATCGAAGCCAAGAAAGAGGCGCGTCAGACAGCGCAAGCCGAGCGAGCTGCCAGGGTCCGAGCCAAGCAGCGGACCAAACGCTGCGCCGCCCAGGAGGCGGCCAGGGAGCGTAAGCGGGCGCTTTGGGAGGCACGCCCTGGGGTCGATCTACGCGCTGAGACGGCGCGCATCTGGAAGACGGTTCGGCGGGTAGCCAAAGCGGAGGGCAAGGAGCTGCTGTTGCACGCCAAGTACGGCATGCCTCCCATTGAGCTGCGCGCAGGGAGAGGCGCAGGAGAGCACGGTCACGCAAGCCCGGCTAACGGAGCCGTGGTGTACGTATCACCGCCCGCCTCAGTGCGCCTGCTGGAAGGAGAAATCTTAGCGGACGTACCCCAACGGCAGAGGGTCCGGCGTCAAATCCCGGTCAGTGCAGGTTCGACTCCTGCCGTCCGCACAATGGCCCGATGGTGGAATTTCCGGTAGACACGCCAGGCTCAGACCCTGGTGCCTTGTGAGGGGCATGCGAGTTCGACTCTCGCTCGGGCCACCACTACATGAAGCGGGTACTGCTCATGGGGAGCGACCAGTCTTGAAAACTGGAGGGCGCTTAGGCGTCGTGGTTCGATTCCGCTGCCCGCTGCCAACCTGTGGAGAGTGAACCCGGGAGGCCCGGGCTACGGCTGCTACCCGTCAGGACGCGCATGCGTTATGGATGTTGAAAGGATGCTCGGATCCTTGAAATTCCGAGACTGGATCAGGACCACCGCTCTCCGCCATCTTTCTCTGAGGTAAGGGGTTTTACGTTCCGGAGACTTCTAGAGATTTCCCCTTTGCTTTCGCGCCCTTGACGGCATGTGTTAACGTGCTTCTTGTACTGTCAGGAGGCCACGATGCACAGAGCCCTTATCTTCTATCCGTTCGTCGCCCTGGCTTTTTGCGCCTGCGGTACAGATCCGACCCAACAGAGTGACGCCGGCCCCGGCCAAGGCGTCGTAGCCGAAGACGACCCCGACCTGCTGTACGTCGAGGTCGAGATGGATGAGCTGATCCAGATCAACGGCTACAACGACGACATCCACCCTGCCGCGTCCAATGTGTACTACCCCCTCTACCCCGAGAACACCGTCCCGCCCGAGGTCGGGTTCGCCCTGAACGCCGCCATCCGTGCCCGGATACAAGAAGCTGGGCGCAGCATGGACGACATCGAATCAGCCAGGTTCGTCGCCTTCGAGATGGTGGAACAGTACGAGCGCAGCATCACCACCCTCTTTGAGGACATCACCTTGTACGTGAGCGCCGAGGGCGCGGCCCCTGTTGAGATCGCCTACGTCGAGGATGAGGCGTTGCTCGGCGACGGCGTGACCACCCTGTCCCTGGCGATGACCGAGTACGAGATCGCTCCCGCCATCACTACACCCGGGGGTCTGCGCTTCGTCACCGAGGCGATTTTCAAGGATTTCGGTACGAATTCGTTGGTGTTGTCCTACCGGCTCAAGGTCCGCATCGGACTCCGTGAACCCCCTTGAACGTCCAGGCCCGAGGGAGCAGACGGCGCATGGAGGTTCCACATGCTGCGCATTCTGCTCATCGGTCTCAATCTCTCGGCGCTGGCGCTCATCGCCTGCACCCCCAAGGCGGACAAATCCGCTGAGGCTCCCGCCAAAGAAGAGGCGCCGGTCGAGCCCAGGACTGACGCCGGACCGACGCCGCAGAAGGACGCTGGTCAGAAGCTGGCTGAGAAGCCAACCGCGAAGCCAGCTGCGACGCTAGGTAAGTAGGACCCAAACCGCCCGTACGGGCGGATTGTTAGGTGGGGCGCCCGTCACAACAGATCGGCTCCAAACACCCGCTTTGTGCTTGCCCTACGTATCCAATACGTTTAGGCTTGTAAAAACAGATCGGCGATGAATCGCTGAAGGAGGTCAAGATGGGTTTCTTCTCGTGGAACTGCAAGAGCTGTGGCCGGTCGATTCGCTCTGGGTATTCGGCGGCCGGTTACCGGGACTGGATGCAGCAGGCCGTGGCCATCCTGCCAGACGGCTCGGTTTGCAAGGGGACCTACGACGGCTACGGCAACATCGGTCACGAAGAGGACGAGACGCTTGATAGCGCCGCGCTCTACCACGAGGCGTGCTGGGAGCACGCTGGTGAGCCGACCGTTTTTAACGGACCCTCGGACCACGCGGGTGACCAAGGGATCTTCGTCGCGGAGCCTTTCACGGTCTTCCCGCCGGACTACGATCCTGCTGAGACGGGCGCCGATCCGCAACACGTCTACGAGCACGAGATGCTCCTGGTGCTGCGCGAGGCTGCTGTGCTCGGCGTCCTGGAGAAGGTGGGGCTCAGCGCCGACACGACCTTTGCTGGTGCCTTGGAGGCGATGGAAGAGCGCGCGAAGCAGCGTGACGAGGAGTTCCGTCGCGAGCAGGAAGAGTGGCGCGCGAAGCACGAAGAGGAGCAGCACGAGAAGACCCTCACGACCCTCCAGGAGGCCGGCTTCGACCTGGAGAACATCGAGGCGAAGATCCCCGAGGAGGGTATGACCCTCGCCAACGAACCCGCCATCGCGCTCCGCGACTACATCCGCAGTCTGCCGGAAGAGGAGCGCCCGGTCGTGAGCATCGAGTTCCAGGGCGCGCCGGACTACGAAGCGATCGTGTCGAGGCGCACATGATCAACTACAGCCTCCTCCGACAGAGCCTTGGCGAGATCAGTCTCTGCTCCGGCTTCTACCCGCAGCGCGAAGAGGTTGAGGAGCTGGAAGCCTTGGCCGACGCCTACGAGGCAGGCACGCTGCCGGACTCGGCCAGTGGCGGCATCTCCCTCAACTTCCACAGCCAGACGGACGGTGTAGAGGCGATGGTCCGCCTGTACTCGGACGGAAGAACCGTCATCCACGTCAAGTCAGCTTCGGGGAGCCTCGCCGAGGTCATCATCATTCACCGTGAGCTGAGTAAGGCGATCTGCTTTGCCACACTGGTCGAGACCCTACTGGTGAAATGATCTGTGTCCCACACTTGACCCAGAAAAAGACCGCGTTTAAGGTAGCTTTTCACCCCGCCAACAAGGAGTTGAAGCCGTCCTACGGGCAATGCTCTTCTACCTTGTCGGTGGACAACCACGGTCCAACAGTCAGATCGCAAGCTGGGCGGCTAGCGTGCCCAAGACAGCGCATCGGGCGAACCGATCTGAGCAAACGGACTACGGTTAAGCGTTGGGGCTACGACCGCCCCGAACTGGTGTGAGTACACACAGAGGAAAGCCCCCGGCCGCAGTGAGCGTCGCCGGGGGTTCTTCTTTGTGGACGGTGACCGCGCGCACACGCAGATCTGATCTTTTTCGGATCCGTGCTTGACACACAAACACTGTAGGACTACGATTGTCAAATCAGATCAGCGAAGGATCGCTGAAGGAGGATAGACGATGGGCAAGCAGTTCACTCCCGACCAGAAGGCGCAGTTCAAAGCCCAGAAGGAGAGCGAGGCGAAAGACCTCGTCGAGCAGATGAAGCGCGGCGTCGAAGCGCTCATCGGTTCGAACGCCTGGGTCCAGTTCCTCGCCTTCCAGGCGATGTTCTGGAAGTATTCCTGGACCAACCAGCTCCTCATCCACCTCCAGCGTCCGGGCGCCTCGCGCGTCATGGGGCGTCGGCAGTGGGAGACCCGCACCGGTCGTCGGGTGAAGGCCAGCGAGAAAAAGATCGCCATCCGCGCCCCCATCTTCGGCTGGGGTAAGCGGACGGAAGACGGGCAGGAGAAGCCCTACCGCTTCGTTCGATTCTTCAAGACCGTCTTCGTCTACGACATCGCGCAGACCGAGGGTCCGGACCTGCCCGAGCTGGACGTCATCCAGACCCTCGACGGCTCGTCTCCGGCCGCTGACCTCGCGTTCACGGCGCTCAGCAACCTGGCCCAAAAGAAGGGCTACACGATCGAGACCGAGCGCATGATCGACGGCATGGGCGGCTACGTGGTCTTCTCGGAGAAGCGCATCGCGCTCAACGAGGCCAACAGCCCGGCACAGCAGGCCAAGACCCTGGCCCACGAGCTGGCCCACGTCATCCTGCACAGCAAGGAGTCGGGCTTGTGCCACACCCCCACGGACTACCGCGAGGTGGAGGCCGAGAGCGTGGCCTACTGCGTCATGAGCGCGCTGGGGGTCGACTCTGCCAGCTACTCCTTTGGCTACGTCGCGCACTGGAGCGGCTCCGACCCGGAGAAGGTCGAGAAGGTGGCGGACCGGGTGCAGAAGGCGACGGCAGAGATCCTCACCTTCGTCGAGGAGCAGGCGCCCAAGCCGGCCAAGGACAAGAAAGCCAGCGAGATGACCCTGGCCGAGATGAAGGCCGAAATCGAGCGACTCAAGGCCGAGAACGCCTGCCTGATGGCGGCATGACCCTTAACCAAGGGGAGCGCTCTGCGGAGCGCTCCCCTTTCTCCTCAAAGAAGCGCATGAGCGCTTTCGATGTGAAAGACCTCGAACAGCGCGTCGCGGAGTTGGAAGATCAGCTCGAAGCATGCGCGGAGCTGCGTGAGGCCGCGCGCGACGGCGACGTC